CGTTCGATTTATTACGCTGTTTTTCGCCAGCCTTTGGATTCACATCCAAGTCAATGAAATCAACGTCTATTCCGTTTTCTTTAAAATACAGAGCAAGTTCTACAGATTCTACTACTTCTTTAAATAGTCGTTCTATTTTCTGGTCAACGTTATATCTTTTCGTAAACCATCTTCTGTATATGCAATGACCACCGTGTCCATGACCGTCACTTCCTTTATTGTAAAATGCAATAACGGTTGAAAAATATGTCCGTTCACCACGGCTTTGAGAATCTGTTCCTATTAAGATCTCTATATTTTCATGAGAGTTTATCCAATCCTTTGCATATTCAACAACATCTTCGATTTTCTCTCCTGTAAATTTCTTAAACGCAAATTTGTATTTCATTTGTTATCCAAATTTATATTGAACTCCGTTTGATTTAGTTTCCCAAAAATATATAACTTGAGATAAAATATTATTTCCGTTAAAGTTTATATGAACCCATGGTATCGTTATCCCTATATTTTCTGAGAAATCTTTCAGAATACTTTGTTTAATAGTAAATGAACTTTGTAGTATATCTGTAGATTTTTCTCCGTTTTCTGAACCACAAACTATAAATACTCTGTTATTTGTTCCAAACCTTCTTTCTTTAGATTGATTTGAATAAAACCAATTTATTATAGTGTTTGGGTTCCACCATTCTGATCTAAAAAGACTCTCTGGGATTATAGTTGATTTTAAATCGACGTTTACCCCACACAGCGTTCCGTCGAACGATTTGTCATATGCCGATAAATTCCATATAGCGTTTTTAGAACCGTTGTCAAATAAAAGTTCTTCATCTACTTTTGATATTATAATTTTAAACCATTTTCTTGTCAAATAGTTTCGTTTATAAATATCATCTATGTGTAAATTATCAAATGTTTCACAAAGTTCTTTATATGTTTTTATGCTAAATATGTTTTTTATTATATCGTCGTTCTTATCACATTGAACGCTTCCCCACTTTGGTATTCCTCCAACGAGATTTATTGTTTCAATTAAATCTCTTTCGATGTTACGAACTTCTATATCAGTTAACATTGTTTTTTTAATTTTATATAAATCCTTCTATATTTTTGTTTCCCATTTATGCAATTATCTTGATTTCCAAGCGGTCCGTAATGATCTAACTGTATTAACTCAAATTGATTTGGATTATATTTTCCGAAAAAAGAAATAGGAACTCCCATATACCCGTTCCAATCATAAGGTATGTCTTTTACTTTATCTACACATATTGCATCCTCAGACAACCCAGATATTTTCCTAAAATTATCAAACACTGGATACTTTTCATAATCATGCTCGCCGTTTTCTTTCAAATGAGATTTTGTTAATTCTATTGAATCGTTGTCTTCCGTAACGTTATATGATGTATACCAAACAACGCCAGACACCCTTATTTTTCCTTTTATGTGTTCGCCAGCAGAAGCAGAATCAACATAATCATCTGGAACATCAAACCAACCGGCTATTCCTTTAAATCCATAATCAACATAAACTTTATTTTCCATTATATATGAGAATACAGATTTTGTTGATATTGTATTTTGTTGACCTATTATTATGAAATCCTTTTCATAGTTGATGATATTGTCTAGAAACTTAACAAATAAGCTAAACGGCGGGTTTGTTATTATAACATCAGAAAGACACATATATTCTATGAACCTGTCCCCTCTAATATCAACCGGTCCTCCTATTCTTGTTTCATTTTTTCCGTCATAATAATATGCCCCGTCATCTATATCACTAGTATATAACCCTCGAATGCCTAATCGTTCGAAGTTATTTCTAAAGAAGACAGGAAAATTCGATTTCGTGTGATGATCTGTTGGACAATATATAATTTTTCCGGATAAAAATTTTTCAAATTTTTTCATCTCAGATTCAATATCACAATACTGAGTATAGAATTCATCATTTCGTTCTCGTCTCGCATTTATTAAAAAGTTATTTCCTAATCTCGGCATACAATTAAAACTATTTTTGCAAATATACTGAATTTATATTAAAAACAAAAAAGGAGAGTGTTAATTCACTCTCCTTATTTTATTCTATATTGCAAATCATTTTCTTCTACACTTAGATTTCCACGGCGGAAACCTAACTTTCTCCAGAAGCGATCGCTTTCATCATCTACGCTCATCAACGCAAAATGGGTAGAGCCTCGGCTTTTATAATAATTCTCTATTGAACGAAACATCCAATACCCATATCCCTTTCTATGAAATTTTCTATGAATTTCAAACAGACTTATGTATTTTCGTTTGTCATCTTTCCAATCAGATTCATACGGAGTTACTGCTGCTATCCCTAAACATTTTCCGTTTGGTGTGACATATCTAAACATGTCGAGATTTTCTTGACGCCTCAACCACCAATTGTTCCTCTCTATAAGAGGAAAATCGCATTCTCTTTTATTTCTATAAAACCATTTTTTAAATGATTCATACGAAGAAAATCTAATAGTTTTCATAATGTGCAGATGGGGGGAGTCGAACCCCCACGGGCTCATCGCCCGGCAGATTTTGAGTCTGCTGCGTCTACCATTCCGCCACATCTGCATTGTGCGCCCGGTGGGAGTCGAACCCACACGACCCTTTCGGGTCGAGGGATTTTCGTACCACTACAACTTTCGCTGCCAGACACGCTAATTCGGTTTAACTGCCCCGACTATTATGGCTGCACGTCTGTTCGTGGTCTGGATCATGTCTTAACCATATTGAAATCTTGCAAGGTACTGTATGAAGAGGTTTGCTGAGTTGCACAGCCTGTTTATTCGGTTCCGGGTTCACTGGGAACATTCATACAATAATTTCAACTTAGGTTCCTCCTGTTTCAACCAGACGTTAAGCTCTGCACTTACTCATATCTGGCTTACTCTACTCCATAATGTTTCGATGATCTCTACACACTGCTTAAATGGTCACGGCTCTTTCCGAGTGTTAATTCACCATTACGCCTGCCTTTTTGACAAGCTCCCGTCTACAACCACCATCACATTGCTCGGCGTTGCCACCAAAGTTAATCTTCTCCACTCCGTAGAATTCAGCCCATTGGTACTATACTTCCAATGTTTCACAACTACTTCAACGCTTCTTTGAACATTAACTAGCTAAGGTTTCGCCGACTTAGGGAGGTTCTACATAACTGGTTTCCCAGCGTCCACAGGCTACTTCCCAATTGGGTTGTTTATCTTATCTATCACGCATTAAGCGTCCTGCGGTATGCACTCAATTTATTTAAGTCCCTTGCGTCTACCATTCCGCCACGAGCGCAAACTTTTCAATGAACTATATTTTATCTAAGGGAGAGAGACGGGGTTCGAACCCGTGACCTCTAGAGCCACAATCTAGCGCTCTTCCAACTGAGCTACACCCTCCATATTACGTCGCAAATATACGACGATTTTTTTTAAAATCCAAATAAAACCGGAAAAATTTTTAATTATCTTCCCTGACCCCTATACGCCTTGACGTAGTGTTTCGATGTTTTTATCTTTGATGTGCGCTTCTTTGATATAACACCGGGTCTCTTTTTTCTTGGAGTTGCAATGAATGCACGAACTGCCTGCTGCTTGATCGCCATTTTAAATAGTTTTTGTTTTAACTATTTATGCGACTGTTGCTTTTTCTTTTCTGCTTTTTAATATTTCCTGCAATTCGTACTTGGTTTCTTCAGCCTCAATCATCTTCTTTTTATACGACTTTCTCTTAGCGTAGAAGTCATCCAATATTTTTGGAATGAATCCACGGAATTTTTTAGTATAAACAGAACCGTTGACACAAACTATCTCATCTGGCTGTCTCCTATGATTCTTGTCTTTCTTTATAAATGTGTCAGGAGACATATTAAATTGCCTCATAGTTGTAGGATAAAGAGACGCGTAGTCAACAGTCCAAACCTGAATATAAACACCCGGAATGGGTTCATACACAAATGCGCCCTCATACTCCTGAACGTTATTGTTCTGTTTCGCCTTCGGGAATATTCTTTTTTCTCTGTAAAGATATTCAGACTGAACAATTTCGATACTCTTCGTAGAACTGAATGCGGTCAAAGCCGGAGTGTGCATGATGTTTGCGAGACCGAAAAATGTTGATGATGTCTTCAGTTTCTTATCAATCTCCCGCACAAGAATGCTATCGATTACATTATAGAAAACATATTCCTTTTTCTGCTGTCTCCACATGTCACGGAATCCGAGCTGATGGGCTACCTTCTTGATTCCAAGCACAGTCTCTGCTACCCAGTCAAGCTTGTTGCTAATCTTTGGAGTTATTCTCTTGTCCCACTTCCTGTAAATTTCTAGATAATCGTACATCCCCCTGTGCATAGGAACCCTGATGTTATCATCTTTTCCTTTTGCATCCATCGGTCTGTAAGTTGTAAATGACTTTGTTGGCGATAGATAACTTATATCCATTCCATAAAGATTTGATCTGTTTGTCAAATATATCCAGTCATATCCAAACCAGTTCCACCCAGTAACACACTCTGATGTACCTATGAAATTCTGGAAAATATCATTCAACAGACTGAGCTCATTTTCATGATATCTATAATGGAAATTATATTTTACTCCAAGTTTGGAAACGTGCTTGTCAATTTCTTTCTGAATCCACTCGATGTCATCGTTTGTCAACTGCGCAAGACCAACGCACCAAGCATCGTTTCCCCTTACGAATGAACAAGTGTTTACAGTGTTAGCTGCTTCTTCCGCTAGCGGGAACCCGTCTTCTCCAACATCTACCTCAATATCAGCATATGTCGTTTCTGGTATGTTCAGCTCGAACATTTCTTTCAGTTCAGGATTATCTGGATTTGATGCAACCAAATCAAGCATCATTTCATGTACACGCTGCTCTGAAAAGTTTCCAACTATTGGTTCCTTAACAACGTTTTTAAAATCCCAAGACTTGTATACAGGATCCGGAACGTCGTTTCTTGTTGCATATTTCCACTGATACATAAATTCCTCAGGTATCACCCAGACGAATTTTTTAATGGTTCCGTTTTTATCAACATATGAAATTAAAAGAAACCGTTTGCAACGACCATAACTGTCCAGCACCGGCATTCCGTTTTTTGTCAGATCCTTTATTTCTGTATTGATTATCATGTAAGACTTGTAATTTTTTTGCAAATATACTGATAAAATTAGAAAAGAAAAAGAGTCGTTAAGACTCTTTAACTGAATATTTCGTGTTTGACCTTCTCTTCCTCCGCGTCTACCATACTCTCAGCCTTCTCAATTCCGTTTTTAAATCCTTCATTCATCAACGGATGAGCGTCGAGATAGTGTTCAAACGCGGCTCTCATCTTGTGGAGTTCGTGAATCTCCGTCGTCTTGTACGTCGCATAACACGCTGCAATCAGCAGAACTATCACTATTACTACTATCAATATTGTCTTCATATGTTCTTGTATTTCTACTTTCTATATAATTTAACCAACCAGAATCATACATAACTAAGAAAGAGTTTTCTTTAGTTATTCTCGTTTTCCTCCAGATACTTTTTAATCTTTTCCTGAAGATGATTGTCAATCCACTCCCAAGATACAGGAGTCATGTTGTTGTTGTCAACACCGACATCATACTGTGTAGGATAAAGATAACGCAGTCTGCTTACATCGGACGACGTAGATTGTGTTCCGGAGTGAACGTGTCCAAAAAGATTGTAATGGTACGCATCCCTATAAATCTTCGGATCTCCGTGAGCAAAACAGAGAAACGGAAAATGATTCAAATAGACGCTTCGTCCATCAACGCTTATCCTAGCCTGATACAGCACGTCTTCAAACAGCCCCCACAAACTTTTCTGAAGGTTTTTGTCATCGTGGTTCCCACGAATAAGAATTATGTGTCCATTCAACCGCTTTGCGATTTCCTCAACCTTTGAAGGATTACCGAAGCAGAAATCTCCGAGATGGAACACGGTGTCGTTTAATCCGACAACAGAATTCCAGTTCTCAATAAGAGCCTCATCGTGTTCCTCTATGCTGGAATACGGACGCTTTGTGAAATCAAGAATCTTCTTGTGGTTGAAGTGTGTATCAGACGTAAAGAAAAGACCGTCGCCTGTAAATTTAGTTATCATAATTATTCGTTTTTGTTCTTTGAAAATATATTCGATATCAACATTTGAAAAATCGCATTGTTCTCTTCAGGTGTTGGATATCTCCCATATTCATTATAAAAATCTTCAACCGCTTTATTCATTAGACGTTTTAATAATGCTATGAGCATTATGAAGAAAACACTAATAGCTAAAAGGCATCCTGAAAAAATATCAATCATTTGTTCTAATAAAGTTTTACTTTGCAAATATACTGATTATTTTTCAATAAAAACAAAAAAATCGGAACATCGTTCCGATTTCACCAAGTGTCGTAATCAGTTATATCTTTTGTTTGCTTACAAAACTCACACTTCGCAGTAACCCCCATACCTATTCCATGATACGTTATGATAAGTGAATGCACTCCACCTGCCTTAAAATCCGGATGCGCATGCTCTCTGCAAAAATTATTATATTCAATCGTTTGCTTTTCTGTTAATTCGATTTTTATAGGATCAACCTTTTCTATCTTTTTTATTTCATCTTCTGAATAGTAGTGACTACCGTCATAATCGGAATACATATCCTGAAATATTGTTCCGTCCGGCTCTTTCCTCAACACGACTTCATTTCCGGTTTCTTTAATAATCGCATTGATGAATTGTCCGCGTCTATATCTTTCTTTACTCATTTAATTTTATTTGTTTTTCCTTTGCGGAGGCTGGGCGATTCGAACGCCCGCTGCGCTATTAACGCACTAACGGTTTAGCAAACCGTCCCCTTCAGCCACTTGGGTAAGCCTCCGAAAAAATAGGAAGTGTAATCCAACATTATTTTCCACCCCCGCAGCAGGGTACCACGTCAGGGTTATCCCACCTTTTCCGCTACGATGAATTTCACATCACTCCTATGGTTTTCACATCAGCTCGACCTCGTAATACTGCGTCCGTGCGGTATTCAATATATTCCCGCCAACTTAGACTCTTGCTTGCAGCGCACCGGCCGGTACTATAACCGCTTCGCTCACTAGGTATGCTCCGCCCATACGTCGGAAGCCTTTTCATGCTGGAACTTCCTATTATATTTCAAAGAACTGAATCGTACTTCTTCGGATACCGCGACTCAATCGGTCCAAGAGAATTGCTCTTCGAGTAATCTCGTAGGCGATCGCAGATTTGAACTGCGGACCCCCGCCTTATCAGGGCGGTGCTCTGACCAACTGAGCTAATCGCCTATAAATCCTTTTGCAAATATACGGAATTTATTTCAAATTCCAAATATTTAATCTATTTATTTAATTGATTGTTGCAACGATTTTTTCATCCATATGAACCCATCGTCCTCGGAATCGATCTGAAAATCAACAAAGCCGTTTCTTTCGTACCAATCGTGAATAAAACTGTTTCGTCTCGCTTTAAGCATAATAACGGAAACGTTCATATTCTTCGCTATGTCGTCTGCAATTTTAAGAATCAGATTTCCAAACCCCTTTCTTCTGTTCTCTTCACTTACATAAACATTAGAAAGATAAAGCGCATCTGGATCATCGTCATAGATATATAGAGCAAAATGAAACGTTTTATCATCGTCTTCTATATACCAACGTTTTCCAAAATCTGTTATTTCTTCCTTTGTTGTCATATAGTATTTATTAAAAAAGCACGCTGTTGTTATTTCAGCGTGCTTTAATTTTTATCTGCTTATATCCTTACTTGGAATATTTCTCAGATAAATCGAGAAGGAACTTTAGACCCATCGCGTCCATAGCTGTTGAGCCGGAACTTCCGGAAGCTCCTCCCATAATGACCCTCGGAAGCTCAATCTTGGAGAATGCTTCGGCAACACCAACCTTAGTCTTATATTCCCACTCTGCACGTTCCTGAGGAGTCAGACCTGCTGCGACCTTAGCCCTATTAGCTGCTGCTTCTGCTTCACCTTCAGCGATGATGCGCTTCTTGTCGAATTCAGCCTTTTCTGCGGCAAGGCGAGCAACTTCGCGCTCCTGTTCGGCTTTGGTAACCTCAGTAGCCTTGATTCGCTCCTGCTCCCACTTAGCCTTTGCAGCAGCTGCCTTACCTTCCGCTTCAGCCTTAATAGCATCCTGCTGTGCGGCAAGTGCCTCAGCCTTCTTTGTCTGGATAGACATGTTAGCCTGCTGCTGGGTCTGAATCTGCTGGTTTACCTTATCGTCATATGTAATTTCAGTGATGGACACCTGATCGATAATCACACCGTATGAAGTGAATGGAGATTTCTCTGAACGAATGTATCCGTTAGGCGCATTCTCGTCTGCAATGAGGGACGCGACCTTGACCTTCTTTGTTTCTCCTGTAAACGAATCAACGACATCTTCCTCGCGTGTAGTTGTCTTGTATACGCCGTTCGTAAGCTGGTCTGTAATATAAAATACCATATCGTTTTTCTTCTCAGCGTATGACTCGAACGCGGACATCAGAGGACCAGATGCATAGATTACCTTGACGACGTTCTGGGCAACCAAGTCGTTCATAAGACGATCCATTCCTGCGTATGCGGTCTGAATGAGTTTTAGGTGTTCTACGTCTGTCGGAAGCACGACCCTTAGTGAACCATAAATGTAACCGACGGAGGCGTCGTTGAACACAACCTTGATTGGAGAACCGTGAGAGTTTCCGTCGACATCCTTACCGCCGAACCAGAACTGCTGGGTCTTGTAGTATTTGGTTGTGCGACCGAACCACTGCCACTTGAGTCCGGAATCTGTCCAGTAGACGAGCTTACCGGAAATCGGATACTGGTTGACGACAATCTGCTCATTCTTAACGTCTTCTGCTACGCTACCGAGGAGGCAGAGCACGACAATGGTAAACACACCGAGAATGATAGCGGTGACCTTCTTTTTTGTTAATTGAATCATTTTGTTGTTTGTTTATAAATGGTTAATGAATGTTATTCCGCACTTGTTTTGATTGGCTTGACGCGTTTCTTCGGCTCATCTTTCTTCTTTTTATCGTCGTGGATGAGATAATAGAAAGGAATGAACGCCTTAGGGAAAGTAATTGTAGTTTCCTTTGAAGTGAACTTAATCACATCGAAAATTTCAAGGAAACAGAAAATGTAGTAAAGCGCTGCCGCCAGAACTAATAGACCAATAATAATTTTGTAAATCATATTTTTGTTAATTTATAATGTGTTCTTTTTGTTTCACGGTGCAAATATACGAATAATTTTGGATAAAACAAATATTTCAACAAAAAAGTTTCGATGATTTTTACATCACCGAAACTTTTCTTCAATTGAACCAACGATTTTTAGATTGTAAATCTTCTTTCGTCGCCCTGAGTATAACCGTTTTCTACAAGTCTTACCTGAATTACAGGATTGTCTTCGATTATAATCTCGTCCTTTTCATCAGTTGCCTCAGCAGGATCATTTGTTCCATTACTCGTACTTGTAATATAAAGCTCGTACTTGTAATATTTGCCCGGCTGAAGACCCCCGTCTGGAAGATGGATAGGAACTCTAACATCGTATGCGGTTACACCATTATATACATACGAGAGTTTCACAACTATGAAATTGAAATTTGTATCACCCGGAAGAGCATAGAAAGTGCTTGAGGACCAAACTGGAGTTTCGCTCAAGGTTGTTGTTGAAGGAAGCGAGAACTGTATAACGTCATCAGTTGTAACTCTGTTTGAAAGAACAGTACCGCTTGCGCTAACCGTTGCATCAGCCGTTACTGTATGAGGAACGTGTATACAATATAGCGTATCCGTTGGAACATTGTTTACACCAAGAGAATCTGCGCTAAAAACTCTGACTCCTTCCAATCCTGGTGTTCCCGGAATTGCCGGTGCTCCCGGAGTTACATTGATTGTATACTGAGGAACTGCATTTAAGTCTCCACAGTTGAGTCCAACAACAGTGTAAGCCGAACCGTTTACAAACGCGTCAATCAAAACGTAATTCCAAACGTCAGGCTTTCCACCAGTCGTTCCCGGCTGAATATCATAACCGTTGTCCTGAAGATACTTCCAGCCGTTGAAGAAATCCATAGTTTCTCCAGAGTTATACATTTCGAAAGTTATTTTGTACTCGTCTGGAATAGCCTTAACAACTCTCAATTGTTTGATTTCGCTACTTGGCCATACTGTGTTTCCAAGATGAAGGTCATAATCTCCCGGTGTTCCGCCGTTGATTGAATAATATGACTTGATTTCTGCAACGAGATTGTCTGGAAGTGCGGCTGCGTTTGTATATGTAGTTTCTCCCGGACCTTTCAATTTCGTTGAAGAACCAACAGCACTATAGCTTCTCTTAAGGTTTACCCAAGTGTCCACAGTGTCATTTACAGCAGGAACCTCTGGAACATCTGGCGTGCCCGGAGCGTAATCAATGATTCTTGTGTCAGTCTTATCTGAGCTGAATCCTAAAAATATAAGAGCGTTCTGATGGTTGAAAGGAAGATTGACAACGTTACCATAGTCAGCCTTTTCAACTCTCTTATAAGCTGTTAAAAACTCTTCTGGAGAATCAGCAGAAAGACCAGCGCTCCAATAAAGAGTGTCCGTAAGATTAACAGCCTTCTCAGCCCTCTTGTCGTCGACAACAAAAGATTTTACTCCTTCGACTTTAACTTCACCGTTTGAGAGTGTCATGTTATGATCGGTTGGGATTATTCCAATGAAATCATACCAATCTGCCACTCTTTTAAAGTATTTGAGTTCCTGTCCGGTCACATCCTCGTACTGATATGAATTCAACCCGTCAGCAACGACAGAATATGGTTTCATAATTGTGTCGTTGATAGAGTTCCAAGCAAATAAGCTGAACGTGTCATATCCTGTCCCAGCTACGCTGGATACCGATGCCTTTGTCATTTTGGAGCGATTGCTAAACACTATAGCGTATTCGCCATTCGAATTTGTTTGAGTTTTGTAGTTAAATGTGTCCTCAAATTTAACACATGAAACAAGCAACGCTAGTATACACGCGATTGCCCATAGAAATTTTTTCTTCATAGTTTTGTTCTTTATTTTTTCTTGCCTATACAAAAGTCCCGTTTCAATACAACTCCAACATATGTCGGACCAATGTAAAATGCTTTATTGCTGTTTTCAAAAAATTCTTTAGTTATTATTTTATCTGTTTCGACGACTCTGCTTGTTGTTTCACCAGACTGATCGCCAATCTCATTATTTATGTTCCCGTTGCTATAATTTCCGAAAAATATATTTATTGAACCCTGTTCTGAGCGATAATAATCTGCAAAATAAATCCTTTCGAACAACCCAATTCTAACAACTGGAGAAATTTTCCAGTGCGGACAAAGATTGAACACATACCCAACTCCAAGTCCTCCGCCATATATTATGCCAATCTTTCCGATCTTTGTAAACAAATCTGTATCAAAATATCCGGCATTTCCATATAATTCCACGAACACTTTATCATAGTCATCGTTGAAATATTTTCTAAATCCAGTGTTCCACAAATCTATATTATATGTCTTCCCAAAAAGTTCACGATGAGAAAATGACCCCTCAACAAAGAAAGACATCTTATGAAAGTAAACCTCTATTCCAATGTTTGGTCTTATTAAAAGATCCTCAAGAAGATTGTTATAAATTGAAATAATTGGTTTACTGTGTAAACCTGTAACTGTTTCTTTATAGTAGTTGTTTATGGTTTCTTTTTCCTTATATACAGTATCAATCTTTTCTATATATACGGTATCCAGTTTTGGTTCGTCTTTCTTCTGCGATTTCAAATGAACTTCAATATATGTTGCCCTAAGTTTTTTATAATCGCTCTCATCCAACCCCGTCTTCTCCAAAAACAAATTATAGTCGTTGTTAACTATGATTTTTCTCTTAGGAATATATTCGTTTACGTAGGAATATATTTTTTCAGCCCTTAAGTTTGCAAGACGCACATTATTATTTCTGTTTCCTTCTGGAGACGCAGACCCAACAAGAAGAATGTTGTCTATTTCGTCCGCATGTAAATTTATATAAGGAACAAATTCTTCTATGAATTTGTCATAGTTTTTATTCTTCACGAACTCGCTAGAATTTATAACGAACTCAACCGTCAACGACATATCATTTCCGTCTTGTGAATAAGCGTCAACTTGTCCAAACAGCATCAATGCTATAACTATGAGAACTTTAAGTAGTTTCATCATAACACTAAAAAAGCAAACTGTTAGTTTGCTTAGAGTCGGGGACAGGATTCGAACCTGCGTAGGCTTTTACACCCATACGGTTTTGCAGACCGTTGCCTAGCCACTCGGCCACCCCGACGGAGCATCCCCCTCAAATATTCCGCGAGTGCGAGGTTCATTTTGTTTCGTAGCTACATACTCACTATCCTGTATTTAATTGGATACAGATGGAATTGTCCACTCTCTCGCAATATCCTTTTGGGAGATATACTATATTTATCGCTTTGCAAATATACTACTTTTTATTCAGAATAAAAAATATATCTGACGGTAACACGCAAAATTGTTTTAGACCGGTATTTTTCAAATAAATATAAAAATGTTAAATTAGTATATGAAAACTATTTTGTACAAAACTGGAAAACAGATGAACGAAGATATCGATTTCTCAAAAACAAGAGGAATAAAACTTCCAGACGGTGAATACGATTGGTATCTCGAACCAAAAGAAATAAAATCAAGAATACTTAATCTACAGAAAGCCATTGATTCTGTTATGGACATATTCAATGGAGAACGTGGCGGAAAAGAACTTTCCGGTGCAATAGAAAATAAGTGTCATGACTTCTGGAACTTTATACATAAACTTGAGATAGAAGAAGGTTACGCAAGAAGGGGCGACGGAAAACAGGGAAAGATAAATCACACCGATATTCCTTTCATCAGACTTCTTGATGATGATTCAACGATTGATCATTATTACGACGAAACCGGAGAAATTGTTGATGACTTTGATTACGATGAACAGCTCCAAGAATCAGAATCAACAATGAACGAAAAGTTCGGATATGATCTTAACGATACTATCGATTGGGTAGCCAAACACAGACGTAACCTTTCAAGGCGCGAACAGATACAGTATGCAAAGAGGATAGTCGCAAAGTGGAGCAAAGACAAAGCAAAGAGAGAATCAATAGAAGAAAATCTTAATGAAGAATTCGGCGTCGACTATTATGATACATACAACTGGGTTTGTAAGAAAAGACCGGATCTTTCTCCAGCAGCAGCGAAGAAATTTGCAATGAACATAATAGCAAAGCGTCGCCGCGAACAAGCAGAAAGAATAGAAGCAGAAAAACAGGAACCGAAACAAAAGGCGTATGTAATATTCGGAGACTACGATGAAACTCAGGGTGTTCCTACAGTAAGACCGGCGTTCTGCTATGCAGATGGCGAACTCGAAATGGATATGAACTTCGACGTGTTCTCAATAGAAAAGAGATTTGAAGAAAATCTATACAACACAACTGGGTTTGTTAAACCGGGAAAATATTCCTGCGAATATAAAGGAAAGCCCTGCACATTCTATGTATGGTACAGCAAATACATGCACGGAGAAACATCCGGATTAGTTTGCTATGACACTGACGAGAAGTCCAAAGAATATATAATGAAGATTATGAAAGAAGACTCTCTCGGATAATAAAACTTTACAAACGTATATAAACGAAAAAAGACCGCTCGATTGAGCGGTCTTAATTTTCTGATGAGTTGGGCTGAGTCGTGACCCACATCGCTTGCCATTTTCGTTCCTTTTCGGACCTAGAACACATCCCTACTTCTAGAGATAGGCAAGATGCAGACGGATTTAGGTTCCGCAACCACTACACTGTGTTATATAAGGTACTTGTTTCTGCCCTAACTCCTTGCGAGATTCGAAGGCGCGACCCTCCTATTAGTTGCATACTTCTTTCGCTTCTACGATTTCCTTGCGGTACTTTCGGTAGCCACCATATCACAGGTGGATAACTGCATTGTCACACAGCGTGCACAGCACTTTTGCTTGATTGATTTAATACTTTTAAGATGTTTTGTCTCATCCATAAGAGATATCATCGCACAAGATTTGACCGTTTGAAAGACGTGGCTGTGCTCCAATACCATACCAGCTTTTGACTGGATTAGGTATGTACGCCTTTCTGCTTTTGTCTGCCAAGACTACTCACTGTACTTCTCACGTTAATCCTACCATTTCTGATACCAGTGCCACCTGATACATGGTATTGGCATACCATATAGGACTAGAAAATTCCTCACATGCTCTGTAAGATTGGCAATCTTTCTGAGCATGTGCATTCCCACTGTGTCGGAGTTACCTCCCAAGCAGACGCGGTCAACGCCTGCACCTTTAGCTATCAGCCCTGCCCGGACTTACAAACCACTAAAGGCTTGAGGAATGGCTTTCACATGGAGAGGATTTCTCCTCCGCCGAGTCAGTAATCTTGTGAACACCGAGACGACTTTACTTGCTTATGGATTCGCAAGTTATCCTATTGACGGGAAGCCCGCCATTTCTTATTTTCAAAGAACTTTTCAACCATCAACGAGTGACCGTTTCAGTTTGACATTGCAAATATACGGATAATTTTTGAAACTTCAAAATAAATTTCGAAAAATTTTCAATATTTTTGCATTTCAATGAACTTTGTCACCTAAGAAACGTTTCCGTTTCAGTTTGGTGTTGCAAATGTACTGTATTTATTTGAAATAAAAAAGTATTTTTGCAAAAATTTTCAAAAAACTTAACAAAAGTGACAAAACGAACCAAAATTTGTGGAGACGGGCGGAACCGCCCCGCCGTGTTCAAATCTCTTACACAACTTTCTACACGTTTATTTTCTCTTATAATTTGCTGGCAGAAAAAGAGAAACAAAACCTGAACAGCCTTCCTTCGATTTAGCGAACATCGATACGAAGGGTTTCGATGCTGCTCTCCGGTTAATGATGATGCTTCGTGTTGCAGAATATACCGAAGACAGAAAACTTCTGCTGAAGCACTCGTTCCGAAGCTGCCTTGGCTCCGATGAATTAAGTTAACCAACACGGTTGATTAAGCAGCGAGTCTGTAGTTGCTGTTGTCAGCTATTTCTTGATCATCGAGATTAACGTGCTAAATGACCGGCGCACGACGTGCTTATTATGTTCGACAACTTGAGTCAAATTCTATATCGTCCCCAAATTATTATTCATCAATTTCTCTTGTTTTCATGAAAATTAAATTTGTATTTTATTTGTTGCGCTGGGCAATTTCGAAATGCCGACCTGGAGGATATGAATCTCCTGCTCTGCCTCTGAGCTACAGCGCAATCTATAATCTTAAAGAGCCCGATGTCGGAATCGAACCAACATCTGAACGTTACGAAGGTCCTGTTCTACCGTTGAACTAATCGGGCGATGACGGTGAATTATAAAGTGATCATACGCCTTATAAAAAACACCTACGCGATCCTGGCGACACAGGACAACCTAAGAACGGCGGGCTCACCCTTCCGACGTCCACACCTACGAATAAATCGAATTCCAGAGTGCTTACGGTGAGTCTGTGTAAGCAGTATCTCTTTCCCCTCGGTGTTCATAATATTTATTCGTGCGGGTGAAGGGACTCGAACCCATACGCCTTGCGACACCAGATCCTAAGTCTGACGCGTCTACCATTCCGCCACACCCGCAATTCGGTTGTACTCCCAACGGGACTCGAACCCATATCTCCAGCGTGAGAGGCTGGCCACCTAAGCCATTAGTAAGATGAGAGCGGATTGTGGAGGTAGTCGGGTTCGAACCGGCGACCTTCTGAATGCAAATCAGATGCTCTACCAACTGAGCTATACCCCCATACGAGGGAGGCTTTATCGCTTCTCCCCAAGGCTGCGTCGGGCTTTGACCGAGGCTCTATCGTCTAGACTAAAGCTTGAGCCGCATCTTCATCGCGGTGACCGTTGTGGTGGGACGTCTCCTCTCTGCACACAACGTGCTCACGATTTATGTTTATTCGTTACAATGTTCAATTATCTCATCAAGAAGTTCAAATGAACAAACTGCATCCCTATTATTATATATGCAGAAATAATCTTCTCCGTTGCTTCTTAGATTGTCCCACTCTTTTAAGTTATATAAAAATGAATTTCTTGTAAACGTTATCTCATTTATGAGCAAGGTTTTTACTCTTCTTGTCACAGGATAGATAATTATTGTTTCAAATTCTTTCGGACTTTCTTGTATAACAGTTATTTCCTGTTTACAACATTGATATTTCACATATCTTTGATTAAAGTTAAATGAAACAAGATATTCTATTGATGTGATATCGTCTACTTTTATTTCTATCACTTCATTAAAGTTTCCAACCTTAAAGCATTGGTTGTCTGTTTCAGCTTTTATACAACCGAAAGACAATATTGCAGCGATATCAATTAAAATAAATGAAACTATCCTTTTCATATTAAATCAATATCACATACAGAAAGCCGGACTCGAACCGACAAGCTACGTACAACCTACTGCGCTTCGCCGTGGGTTACCCCATGAGTAGGAATATTGGGTTGGTCCACTGTGGTTACCAATTTCACCATTTCTGTTTGTGAATGGAGCGGGAGACGGGATTCGAACCCGCGACTTTCAGCTTGGAAGGCTGACGCTCTACCACTGAGTTACTCCCGCATCTTTATTTTTTATCTATCTTTGACTCATATTGGCAAACTCCAAAATTTGTAACAATTCCGAACTCACTCCACACACTCCTTCCTATAAGGAATCTACCATCTTTGGAAGTGATGTAAAGCTTTTCCCCAGTTTCCACATTCGTGATTTCTATTGTGGTCTTATTATCACGAATGTCGCTGTACTTCCTTCCGGTGTATTCTTTATAATAAAGATTTGCTATAGACAAAAAATGAATATACAACTCTTTTATGTATGGATCACCAACAGGTTTGTTGTTCCAAACTTCATCATATTCCGCAAAAATGTCTTGACAAATCGAAGCGTAGTGATAAAACTTCGTAACAACCCATTTGGTGAGGTCCAATTTCATAATTTTGTTATGCCAATCGTTCATATCTTTATAATTTATTTGTTTCTTTTGCAAAGGTATGAAGAATTTTCCAATAAAACAAATAAATCCGTAAAAATCTGAGCGGAACGCGAGGTTCGAACTCGTGACCTGCGGCTTGGGAAGCCGCCGCTCTACCAACTGAGCTAGTTCCGCTTGGGGGACTTTCGGGATACAACCAGTGTCCCAGCTCTGTTGCACCCTTACTTGAGCGGGATAAGAGATTCGAACTCTCGACCTTCTGCATGGCAAGCAGACGCTCTGCCAACTGAGCTAATCCCGCAAAACATCTAACGTACGGCGTGCTTTTACGCCAAAGACAAATACAACTAATAAAACAATTAGCTTTTCACTTCAGGAAGTCTTATTAGTTCGAACATAAAGTTTCTTATTGCATTTATCCGACTAAGTTGCGTTTCTTTCTGCACGTTTGCTCACGTCGATGATGCGCAAAACAGATGATTCTTACGAAAGGTTTATGTGACACCTCGTTTTTCCGTACCGCAAAGCATTCCTTGTTTTTGTCGATATATCCACACAGATATAAGCTTTGCAGAGTTTTATCTCATCTGCATCAACGTGACGATTCCGAAAGGCGTTAATAGATCCGGTGCTCAGTCACTCATTAAGGATGGACGCTTCCAATCCCACCACCATAACGTTGATGTATTTTTCTCATCAATTTCGAACTTGGCATCACAGAGGCAAACTTAATGCTTGTGAAGTTTCCTCGGAGTTCTAGATTGATTTGAAAAGAGCACTCGCGGGCTGGTTTAACACACCCGTTACCTTAAGAGTTGTCCTTCTCGTCTGTACACCCAGCGATGTCATCGACACGTGCTCAAATTTAATGGCGGAGAGTGAGGGATTCGAACCCCCGGACCCGTGAAGATCTTCGGTTTTCAAGACCGACGCGATAGACCACTCTGCCAACCCTCCAATATGTTTTGCAAATATACAGAATTTTTTAATTATTTGAAATCATCTTCTGGTAAATTTTGCTGTGCGTGTTCCAACCGGCTCAGAAATTTTAGTTCTCCAATAAGATGCGCACCTCTTAGATATTACAGATGATACATTTGAACAAACGTCAGAAACGTTATCAACCACCAACTCTCCAAGATAAAGATCGTTTTCATTGTTTCTAACATTTCTATTTTGCAAAGCATTCATTTGCGTAACTTTATCAACGATAGATGATTCATATAAATTCCCCGTTTTACATTTCACCACCTTTATTCCTTTTCTTTGTTCGAGGACTTTAAGATAAATGTCATCCACGTTTAAGTATTTTTCGATTTCTTTTATATTGTCATCGTTTATACCTAATATGTCTGGTGGATATAATACACCACCAACGCCTGTAGCAAACAAAGCATCAGACGGAACATCAACCATTCCGGTGTATTCTTTCGTCCAATTTGAATATGAAGAAATTTTTCCGTTTATACCTTTCTTCATCAGATGAACTCGTCTTGCTGAAACGCAATCTGGATGTTTTAAATAAGATTCAAACAATTCCTTTATAGCATCCTTTGAATAGACTTGATCGTCATCAAAAGTTATTATCGCATAGTCCCTGTATTTCTGCATCACATAAAAATATTTTTTGTGAGGCTTGAATACATCTTTCGTTGATATTAACTCAACGACACCATGTTTTATTTTATCTTTGAGCCAATCAGAGAAATATACCTCATCACCTGAATCTATGTTCAAAACAATTTTACTTGGTTTTATACTCTGATTCAATATGCTTTGTATTGTTTTGTCAACAGCTCCGCTTTTTAGTCTGTTTCCATATGTTGTCAAAGACACTACTATTTTTCTTTGTCTTTTCAGTAGATTTGATTTGAATTCTGGAAACTCCGAAAACAATCTTTTGTTTATATCTGTGTAGTTGTTTACTCTGTGTAATGCCGTTGGCATTTCCTGCGTCCCTTCTATAAATCGTTCACTGGCATCAAAAACTACACTGGTCTGACGAAAAGTTCTGTTCTCTATAATATTGAAACAAAACTGCCACGATTCATCCGACGTTGGAGAAAGCTTCATGAATAAGTTTTCATCAAAGAATCTGGAATCTGTAAATGTTCCAGCTGGATATAAACACCCACCGTCTCCGTTTGCTGGCTTAGCAAAGTTTAAAACCATTCCGGCTATTCCGTTCATATAAGAACCGCATTTGCGCTTTCTTGATGATAACCGAGAAAGTTCAAGTCCGCTTCCAAAGAACCAAGCAAAATTTCCTCCTATGATGTCATTTGGATATTTTTTATGATCGTTCAAGAAAACTTCTATCCATTTCGGATCCCTTATAGAGTCATCATCCACAACAAGTATAGGATCGTTTGGATATTTTTTCAATGTAGGGATAAGTTTTTTATGAGACCTTATATTAGTTGGATGCCATATTATCTCAACATCGCCAGAATCGACAAGATGTTTTATATTTTCAGGAACATCCTTGATTCCATTCGGAAATTCAGATGAGCATAAAACAAGCACAACATGATATAAAGCCCTGTCTACGGTCTGATTTAGCAATGAAATCAAAACATCATATACACAATGTATTCGTTTCGGGTATGATGTCAACGACACTATTAAGATTTCAGAATTCATCATTTAAGCATAATTTTGATATGCTATTTATTCTATGGATTTATAAGATGAATCTTTGTGTACCCCTAAGAGGATTCGAACCCCTACTAAGATGTCCGTAGCATCTCGTGCGATCCATTACACTATAGGGGCATTTGCGGTGGTACAACGAATCGAACGTTGATCACCTTCCTGCCCATGGAAGGCATTCTCAAGGTACGGAAACGGAACTTGCATACTGTCGAAGCTCTTTAATCGGCTAGCCATACTCCATTAAACTATACCACCATGTGTGAGAGCGAGAAGGGCTCGAACCTCCAATCGGCTGTTTCAAATCGCGACAGTGAAACAGCTCTGCGCTTATTTACCATAATATTCAGAATTCGGCGGACTCGCGACGTACCGTTTATCCTCTTAATGAATAGGTTTATTAGGCGCCTCCCCACACCAACGGGGGCGACTTTACCATTTGTCCATCCTCTCATATTTGTGACCCCTCCGCGATTCGAACGCGGGACCCACAGTTTAGAAGACTGTTGCTCTGTCCAACTGAGCTAAGGGGCCAGACTAGTCGTTGTTCGGCTTATACGTCACGACTATTGGATATTACGTCCCGAACCGACGTTCCCAGATACAACCGACATTCAGGGAAAATTCTTGTTTTTTAAATTTCATTCCGACGTCGACATTTCGGATGCGGTCTAAGAAAAACAGCAGGCCGGGTAGGATTCGAACCCACGTGGAGGAATAACCTCGTCAGTTTTGGAGACTGATGCCATCAACCGCTAGGCGACCGACCTATATCATTCACGTACTGCCACAGCGCTATGACAGCAGATTTATCAACAGCCGACCTTACTTAACAGCAACTCCCTAACAAAGGCTGGCACGGGATTTAACACCATTAAGCTACATACCAGTTCGTCGTCATCCGCCTCAGAACAGGACTTGAACCTGCAAATACTGTCGTGAATTAGTGCGGCAGGGGAGACTCGAACTCCCACGGGATTGCTCCCACCAGCCCCTCAAGCTGGCGCGTCTACCATTCCGCCACTGCCGCATTTACAGAGATTTAGGATACGCTTCGGTACTCTGTATCAGGCTTACAACTACCTTTTTAATCACAACTATAAACGGTCTTATTGACTGCATCCATTGCCACTATTTAATCGAAACATAAGCCGATAGTTGGACAACTTCCGTTTTTGCCGTTATGTGTGAACCTGACCGACTCTGCCGGGACGTTGGGGCTCGCCGCAGAGATTCCCGCTACTATTGCCCATCACGGGAAAGGGGAGATGGAGTGGTGATTCGAACACCCCTACACGTGGTACTTCCCTAGAAGCCTCCATCTTATATTCGAGCTTTATATATTGCCTACTCCGTGTATACTCCGTTTCGACCTCATTGAACCCATATCTTCACCTTGCCTTATCCGTCAGCAGGACTCATTATCATGTTCTGTTTGCTCTATTGAAATGCCCGTTGGATTTCCAAACATTTCCTTGTTGCGTGCGGTAGGATTCGAACCTACGACCTCCGGCTTATGAGACCGGCAAGCTGACCTCTGCTCCACGCCGCAAATTTCTAAAAAACAACGTTTCTCCGCTCCTATGGATCTACTTCTCCCAGCACGTCAACTACATCGTATGTACAACTAAGATGCAGCCTTCCTGGTTGGTGCCCCTTGGTCCTCACGGTTTTTTCTGGTGGTTAGAGCCGAATTTTCGGAAGTTTTCGCACCAGCAAGGTTCCGTTGTTTTTTTTTTTGAACCCAAACCATCGAGATTCGAACTCGAACTTCCTGAATTCGCGTCAGGTATGCTGCCATTACATCAATGGGGTTTCTTTCGTCTGCGACTTGATGATCGCATCCGACCTAGCCACGTCCACGCTAGCTCTGGGTACACTAGGGATTTATTTGTCTTCTGTGCTGTCGTATGCAACAGATATAAATTTCGGAGGAATGTTGTTGTATGTATACACCGCAACGTTCTCTTTATCCATATATTTTGCATCGTCTTCTGAAACTGAATCCATATAAAAGTTTAAATTCGTTCCATAAATATCAATTTTTAATATGCAAAATCCGCTTAATACTTCAGCATATGGAATATACAAATCTATAGCATCAACAATCTCCTCTCTAGTTTCAATACTCTGCTTTTTTGGTGGTATCGCAACAAAATATATTCTGTTTGGAAAATCCCTATACTTACCGCTTCTCACCCTTAACCCGCTTTTCAGAATTTTTTCAGCATTGGATTTTGACGTTATATGATATATTTTTCCAAAACATTTATTATACACCAAATCGTTTGCAGATTCTGCAAATCTAGGTTCTAGTTTCACTGCACAATTTTCTGTTCCCTGAAGCACTTTAGATATTGTGTATCCGAAGAAATTGCAGAAATCAACAAATCGCTTACTGTTTGCAAAATGTTCTGCGCTCTCACCTTCAGAATCATATATTGTTAGTTTTATATATCTTTTTTCTCTGTCAGTTGTTCTGAATTCCATTATTCTAAATTGATGGAAATGTTCCTTAAGCTTTCTTAAGAATGTATCGGAATCGTGTGTGTTAAGATTTTCAAGAACGTAGTCAATCTTTGGTGACAACTTGAATTTATTTACAACATCTTCAGTCAAATAGTCTCCGTAATATTCTTTCATATTTTCGTAGACTGCCCTTGAAAAAGCTTTTGGATCTATTATAAACTGAAAGTATTCAGAAAGATCCATTTTCAATATTTCACTCTTTGTCGGTTGAGGGCGCTTCCTAAATGCCGGAAGTTTCATATCGATATTACTCATATTGTATTTTAGTTGTTTTTCAAAAAACAATGGGCTTCAATGGGGTTCAAAGCTTCAGGGGGCAACGGCGTCCCTGCGAGGATTACCATACCTCGTTCTCCATCAAAAAAGGTTGTACCCGGTAGCAGAATCGAACTGCTATTACAAGAATGAAAATCTTGTGTCCTGACCTTTAGACGAACCGGGCGTGTGACCTTTTATCAACTCACCAAGAGGTCTAACTTGTTACTCTTATACGTTGAAGAGATATTGACTTGAAACCAGAGGTCAATATGAGCTACGATCCGGCATACGTTCCGGAATTTGCTTAATTACTGAGCCTGATCCTCTGTAGTCTCTGGAAGATTTGTGATGCGACGATCAATCTCGAACTTCAGTCCAGTTAGAGTTTCTTTCACATAGCCCTTGATATAAATGTCGTAATGACCAGTGAAATCCTTCACAGCAACCTCAGTTTCAAGCCATTCGTTAACGCGAGCAGCAGCTTCGGCGACCTTTGCGTCATTTGATACAAGAGCTTCGTCGAGAGCGAGAGCCTGTGCAGATTCGAACTTTGCGTCCTTTAGAACATTTGTCCAGTCAAAGTCAAACTTTGCTGCACCGTCGACGGAGAAATGTCCGCCTACAAATTCTACAGAAACAGCTGCATCTGTGCTGCCGTTGACAGCAAGATCATACTCGATGCCAAACTTGACATCATTGTTGCACGAAGTGCAAGATGCTGCAAACAACATTGTGACAGCAGCAAGAATAATTGTAATAAACTTACGCATAAATTGATTTTGGTTTAAATTGGTATTTGAGGCGTTGGAAGGATTCAAACCTTCGTTGACCATTAAGGTATTCACATCGAATGTGAATTTACAATTAACCAGCATTTGATATCATCTCCTGAGGGACTTCGTTCTCTCGTCAACAACGCCTTTTGTATATCTTATATATCGATGTTGGAGTTAAACCAACTCGTAGAGTTCTTAATACTACTTTGCCTCTTGATCGTTTCATTTGGCGCAACGACTGTTCTGTATTCGTCAATCGATATAAAGATAAACGCGGTGCAGATGGGGCTCGAACCCACGACCTCCGGCGTGACAGGCCGGCATTCTAACCAGCTGAACTACTGCACCAATTGCGGGAATAACGGGATTCGAACCCGTACCACGAGGCGTGACAAGCCTGCATTGTAGCCATTCAACCATACTCCCTTTATTGTGATCCTGACAGGAATCGAACCCGCATAAAACCGTTTTAGGGACGGCCAGACTACCAAATGTCTCACAGGATCAGAATCCGGTTGTTACCCACAGCCGGAAAAGGTCTAAACAACAAGACGTCAGGAAACTAATTTATAGTTCCTGAACATCCTTCCATCATCCTCCACAGCAAGTGAAGTCAACATGCCACCGAGATCGGGTTCCTTAAACTCAGAGAATCGTTTGTCGGTGCGACTCAACTTATATCTGACTTTCTCAACGTCTCCGTACAGATAAATCAAATAATCGTTTTTCCAATCACTGTCAGGATGTTCCAGTAAAAACTGACAAGCAGCATGACCGCCTTGAACGCACCCATAAACTGGGTCTAGACTTTTATCGACTATTATATAAAGCCGATTATGCTGCTTCTCCTGCAACTGATTCTGGATTTTCGTCCGCATACTTGTCAACGAACTTTCTAGTTTGATAACAAGACTTGATGTATTCCCAGTCATTATCGATCTTAGAAAGAAATTCATCATCCTTTCCGCGAAGGATTGCATAAGCCATATACGCACATTCAAGTGTGTATTTGAGAGACTTTGCGTCCTCGGCTGCTTGCCATGCTGGTTTTGTGCGGACAAAGTTTTCCGGAAGCCTGTCGGTCTTCCTGTTGAGTTTGTTAACTTTCTGCTCTTCAACGAGAGCCTTAATGTCGTTCTTGAATTTTAAGATATTTGCTTTCATAATTGTTTTCGTTTTAGTTTTAAGATTAAAGATTTTGGTAAAAGATTAAAGGTAAAAATAAAACGAAACATTAAGGAGGCATCACTTTCTCAAGAACAATGGAGGAATCCGAAGAAACCTACCCAAAGAAATAATTCTTTTTCATAGTAATTGATTAGTTGTTTTTATAACGGCGAAACAACGCCGTTTGGGTAGAGCCATAGGGTATTCGAAATCGCCTATGTTGTTACTTGCGTGCTTTTCCTGTTTATACACCACGTCAGTTCCTGTGTTTATCTCTGGTGAACGTGTACTTTGTTCATTTGTCGAGAACCTCAAGTATCTCTAGTGGGAGGTACTGGATTCGAACCAGTGACCCTCTGCTTGTAAGGCAGATGCTCTAAACCAACTGAGCTAACCTCCCGAAATACGCACCATGACGGATTTGCACCGCCGACACGTGTGGGGCAAAGCCCCTCGGCTCTTCTACCTGAGCTAATGGCACGTTATAATGTTGGTCATCGGATGTTTTAAATAAACTATGTACTCTCTGTTCTTGCTTATCCTCTATTTTTTCAAGAGGGTGAGCCCACCTCAGGTTAATTTTGCTACTGTGTTCTTCCGATGTAAATGCATGAAGAGTTATCTTCTCCGCAACCCAATTTTTTCAAATTGTACCCATTCCGACTCGTGATTGTCTCAGATTTCATAAGGATTTTTATGATATTGGACCGGAACCGTTCCCTTTGCTAGCCACCCCGACTTATATTTGGAGTTAATGACGGAATTTCTCTTCGCATACTACGCGGTTCTTTTACTATGCCCCCTCAGCATCACTTCTCCAATTTGACGCCTACTCAGCAAAGTGGTCAGCCGGAATCAACGACTTTTACGTCAGCAGGACTTATACATTATGGCGACATCAGCGACTAAACCCAACCATTTTGCGAACGACGCGTTGTGGAGATACCGCCAGATTCGCATTATTCTTCTACCAATCTCCGTGGCTTCAAGGTCTACATTTAGAATAAGAACCATCTAGAGCAGTCAGCTCTCTAATGGGGATCCCGTCGCATTCCTTCCGATGCCTGCTGTTGCCAAGACGGGAAGATTCGAACTTCCTCCGAAACCAATGTTGTGCTACAAGATTCCGTCCGCATATTAGCGATGCACAATTAAGCCTATTCTGCGGATTCCCAGTGTGGGATTGGGTGAGTGACCGACACTCAGCGTCTTGATGAAGGAAGATAACCTTTAACTGAACTTTTACGGACAATTGCCGTCTTCCACGCGAGCTTTATCCAACCATTTCTCCGAAAGATAATATGGTAATAAGTTTCGCGGGGCAGGTAGGATTCGAACCTACGACCAGCGGATTAACAGTCCGCTGCTCTACCGCTGAGCTACTGCCCCAATATAATAGCACAAACAATATCTCTTATACAGTGTTTCCATCAGCTTAAACTCTGGTACAATCCCAGACCAGTTCCGACACACAGGTGAGCGACTTTAACTGCGCAGTAGTCATCTCAAAAGGTACGTAGACTTTGGCGTATCGCTTGCTTTTAGATGCACGACGTCTTTTGCAAATGCTATTTTGTATCGCGTGCGGGAGTCGAACCCACTTCTTCGCTCTGTGTCAGAGGCAACTTTTGCAACTATCCACTTAAACGCTAAGCTGAAGTTTTAGGTACCGTATTAAACAGCTTTCATCCAGTTTGGAATCGTTGACTATCCCCGATCGTTCAACGCGACATAAACCGACAAAGGGTTTGCAACCCGCAATGCCAGCCCGCCTAAACTTATGTGTTCGCATAGGTGTTGATGCCCAAGGGAATTTCGAAATCCCGACAAACGGTGGTCCCGCTGCTCTTCCTCTGAGCTATTGGACATTCATATTACCATTCTCTCAATGGATTAGACCGAGTTCGCTTTCTTTTCGTATGCGCAGGAATTCGCCTGCGTGCGCCAACCCGATGAAACTTACACCTCGTGCTCCCTCAGGGGCTCGAACCCTGGACCCCAACATTAAGAGTGTCGTGCTCTACCAACTGAGCTAAGAGAGCAAAGGTCACAATCTCCAGAACACCATTATTGTATCTGCTGTTAAGCAAGCATGTTCCTTGTACATTTTCTGACTGCGACAATTGCTGTGACCCCGACGGGGCTCGAACCCGTGACCCCGACATTAAAAGTGTCGTGCTCTACCAACTGAGCTACGAGGTCGATCCAAATTTCTAAAAAAGGGGAGAATAGCAACTTCACTCCCCGATGCGACTTCCTGCGACACCTCGCTTTGGTTATTCAATCATAACTGAACGGAGTCTGTACACAACCCCTAAGCTATACCCGGTTTTTGGAAAACCATCGCGTTGAAGAGTTACACTTCGCCGCTTGCAGATTCGAACTCACGCCCAACCGGACCCTACTACTGTTCGGGATAAAGCTGTACCGATGTCTTGATTATTCTTGCAGGCTTACCTTAGATTTGCACCTCTCAAGGTGGGTTCCGTCTTTCTAGCCACTCCGCCGCCGTTTCGAACCGACAGCATCTTTAAGAGATATTGAGGCACCGGACTTACCATTGCTCCTACTATACCATTTCACATGAGTGCACGTCACGGCAATTTTATACTTGGTAGCGCTCATTGTCACAAGATGTCAACACAGTGACCGACCCTTTCGGTTTGTGTAAAATCAAGACTTTGTGGGGCGGGGCAGAGTTGAACTGCCGACACCTGGATTTTCAGTCCAGTGCTCTACCACTGAGCTACCGCCCCATTTGGTGATTTTTGTATCTGTGTAAAACGCTACTATTGACACCACAAATAAATGTGGTAGGGGATTTGCACCCTCACTTCCTTCACGATTTGCCACAGACACCGTTCCCCAGTTTCTATTAACGTTTCAAAACTTGGTCCCTCGGCGTTCACATGCCTACTCCAAAAATATAGTTTTAAGGAGTAACGTTACCTCTCCCTTAGTGCTTTGTTGCGGCTGTACATCCGTGGTCTTGCACCGTGCCACCGATATTGACGCATATCTCCACGACGCGCTTTAAGGTCGGCGTAAACCGTTTTTGCGCAAGTTCGCCATGAGGCTAATCCTGCATATATTTTTAAATCAACATTAATCATAAAAAAATCACAACGCAAGAAGATCGAAAAAGGTGTAAAAGTATAACCACCGTAAAGAAATTCCCGTCATTATGACGAGCGGTCTTCCTCTTTCTGCGTATCCCGTATCCAGCAATTGATTGTCTAATCTGTCAACGTAACGGTACATCCGCTACGAACGTTCCTGTATCCGGTAGAACGAACACCGATCAACTGTGGCATCGTCACGGGCTTTACTTTTCCCATAGAACTTGACCAGAAAAATTTTTGTTGTGATTTGCCACTCTCGTGAAAAGTTATCGCTTCGTGACTGTCTTGCATCGGTCCTCTGCGTTCTGAAGTTAAACGCGTTCCCTTTGGACTTCTTGGGGCTCTCTCTCCCAATAAATAACACTTCGAGCATCTTGTGAGAAGACCTGTCTAGCAATATCGACACTACGTCGAGGCGAGCACTGCTCGCTGGAAGTTCGCCGCTCTGTTGTCTTCCAATCCCAGAGTGATTCGGCTACATCGGAGGATATATCATTTCACCTCTCTATAAGTCTAACCGGTAGTGCTGTTTTGTTTTTTCAGGCGTACGGATCGACGTTTTGCGAGGACTCTTCCAACCTCACCTTACTTTTCCGACCAGACGGATACCGATTTGTTTTGTAGCGGGTGAAGGATTCGAACCCCCGACCAGATTTTGTCCAGTTCCGGCTTATGAGACCGGCGAGATGACCAACTTCTCTAACCCGCGATATTAGTACGGACGGAGAGACTCGAACTCCCATACCCCAATTACGCTGTTAATGACTGTGTATAAGACAGTGGCGATACGTCCGCATTTATCGGTTAAGGACCCTGTCATAAATCCCGAAGCTCGACAACAGTCGAGATTAACCGATTTTGTTCTTTAGGCATCAGTTCCCATCCTTCTTCTCCTTGTCTTCGACTTTCTTTTTGAACAGCCATTTGTAAAGACTCCAGATTCCGAAGCCCTCGGCAACTAAGTTAAGACCTGCTACCCAACCGTAGAATGAATCGATTGTGTGTGAAGCAACACCGTTCCAAACACCGGCTGAAGTGATGATTACAACGAGACCCAAAATTATGAGAAGCGCTGCTTTACCAAACTCCTTCAAAGTTTCTTTGTTGGTGCTATTCATTTTTGTTTAGTTTGTTTTTATCAAGACCTAAGTCTCGTAATGGTAGCGACCTACGACTTCCACGTAAATACCCCACTATGATACGGGGCGTGATGACTCCAAACCTGTTTTTTACTTTCCGTCAGTTGCGGCCGCACCATCAGGATTTCATACTAAAGGACCCAGCTAAACCATCATATGCTAGCCTCACATACTACACTGATTAGACTTTTTACAGGCACATTTTTCACCAAGTCGCAAGTGGGGAGGGTGGGATTCGAACCCACTGTGTTTCCTTGTACCGGATTTACAGTCCGGCGCCCATCCGCCATCTGAGCAGCCTCCCCATTAAAGCACAGATACTCGTTCCTGTCTACACGATCCTTCATATTCAGCAGGAACTCACCTTGGTTCGGGGACGGATTTCGTATTTCCCCTACATCCTATACCATACCTGATTCTGTTTTTTCGTAACCGACAAACGCTTAGCGAATAGTCCAAACGTCGCAAAATGAGTTTAAAGTTAACCTCAACTCGATGCGAAGAATCTTTCTGACCTCTCTATGCTTTGTCGGGGTGACAGGGCTCGAACCTGCGACCCCATGGTCCCAAACCACGTACTCTACCAACTGAGCTACACCCCGATTAAAAATAAAAGGAAACCAAATAATCTCTTAAAATAAAATGATATCGACCAAATAGGACGGCTGTAAAGACAGAGCGTTCCGGCGGAAGCGATAAACTCAAGCTCCTAGCAGAAGTTATCTTCACAGTGGACGATTCAATTTCCTTATCGACTGGGGAGAGGGTGACTGTCCGTTGGGACTCACCATCGTTCCCTCTCCCCGACGTCTATTGTTTTGCGATTATCAATTCACATATCAAATCGCGATTGATTCGTTTTGTCAGTATTGTCAAAGACCTTACGGGTTACCCCGAAGTTTTTTGCAAATATACGGCAAAGTTTTGAAACTTGCAAATATTTTGCGAAAATGTTTTTTATTTTTTTGTTGTCATCTACAATGTCTGTGTGTTTGACGTTGCAAATGTACAACTAATTTTTCATTTATGCAAGAAAATGGTTTACTTTTTTTCTTGCTTTTCGTCAACTTTCAGGTAAGTCATTGAAAGTCTTACGTTTGAAATTTTGCTTTTCTGCCCGGTTCCCTCGTCCGAATTATTCCTCAGCAATTCGATTTCAGAAAATATCTTTCCTTTCTTCACAACCCTGTATGTAAAGGGATCCTTTCTGAACTTATCGCCGAGCTTCACATAGTAATAATCTACTATCATTACAAGCAAAGCAAACGATGCTGCTATTATAATCAACTCTTTCATATTAAACAAATAATTCATTTAAAATAAAAACATCCTCCTGATTTTTTGGTCGGAAGGATGCCTGTTGTTAGTTTTATATGTTTGAGTGCCCAAGCACGAATTGCCTTCCGTTAACTTATCCTAGCTGGTTCTATATCATATGATGCTCCTCTAAACCAATCATTCTTGACCGGTTTAAGGGAAACATATAGATTTGAACGCATCATTGCTGAAAATAATTTAACGTGGTTTTTACTATTTATTACAAAATTTTTGAAACTTTTTAGAAATTACTGCAAATTCTCCACCTCAACATATCCTTCTATGAATTTTTGAAGTCTATTTGCCGCATCGTTTGGTGTATGACCATCCCATATGTTGGCGTTTTCTTTCACAGGAATCTTAAACAGATCCCAATATTTCGCTTCATAGTGGTTGGAAATTTGTCCGGTTGGAAGTTCAGCCATTACAATGAACCATCCTCCACCAAAGCATTCTTCGCCATCGCTGTGTCTCCAACTCTTATGTACGTCATAAAAGTTTGATATGCTGTTGAAAAACGCAGCATTGTATAAAAGACGATATTTATACAATTCGCCGAAGGTGTGAAATCCGTCAGATGTCTCCTCAGTCTCCTTATCTATAAGTTCTGGGACAAGAGTTGACAGCGCATGAAAATAATTGAAATCGTTTACGTCAGCGTATCCAGAAAGTTTAGCCTTTACTATCTCAACGGCTTGAGCTCTATTCATAATATTCTTTTACGTTTCTTCTTTTTGCGTATATGTACATGCCAGATTTTCCATCACTAACTCCTTCAAGATAAGCGATTCTAGAAGTTACCTGCTTTCCAAGAATTATTCCTGCTACAAATGCCACGACTATAGCAACAGACAACACTATTATTAACGTCATTGTTTGAGTCATTTTTATGATCTGGTGTTTTACTTTGCAAATATACTGAAAATAAATAATAAAAGAAAACAAACTGTTGTGAAAACTCTGAAAAACATATTACTTTATATCTGGCAACTACCACAAAACCTTCTTGGTTTGATTCTCATCTGGTATTATAAGATGATCGACGGAGACAGATGCTACAAATATGATGACTACAATGGAATAGAATATTGGGTTTCACCGTCGATGCCTTCCGGAATATCATTGGGTAAATATGTTATATTCAAATATGAATACAGGGAAGAATCGAATTCTTTCAAACACGAATACGGACACACAATACAATCTAAAAAATTAGGATGGTTATATTTAATAGTAATAGGTCTACCATCTTTATGCGGAAACATATATGACAGATTGTTTCATTCAAAATGGGATTACGTCAAATCTTCTAAATGGTATTACAATCAGCCGTGGGAGAAATGGGCTGATAAAGAAGGAAAGGTTTATAGAATATACAAATAAAAAGAGACCGCGTTGGTCTCTTTTTTTATTATGGAAATCCCGGTATTCCGAAACACTTTTTGGCTGTCGGTTCCCAAGCTAATGCCAAATGCATCATGAATCTGACATTTACAGGCGTCAGTTTTTCATATCTTGGTAACGGCTCAGCATACGCCATCAATAAAACTTCTATCGCCATATGTATTACCTTCTTTATATTATTAGGATCAAATGCCTCCGCAGGACCGAAACTTGGAACAGAGAACCCAGCGTCAGATGCTGCTGCGGCCGCACCCTGCGTTGCGATTGCCGCAATCTTTGCGAATTTTGTTTTTGAGTACGCCTGTTTTACAGCAAGAACGGCGTTATCTGCAACCTTTTGTACAGGCTCAGGTATCTGAGTTGTTATTCCGGCGTTTATCTGACTTATTCTAACTGCCAATCCGGGTGCGGTTATCAGTGATTTTGGTGTCATAAAGAATGACATTCCTCCACCTTCTATTCCAAATATATCCAATATTGGCTGTATAATCATAAGAAGAAGTCCGAGTGCTGTTAGAACAGTTTGTGCCGCAGCGCCTACTGCGGATAATGCTGAGAGGACAGAGTTTATTGGAGCCGTCATTGTTGAGCCAGCACCAGACAAAACCCAAATAAGAGTATCCCTGCACGTCAATGCAACCAGACGCTTAAGAACAAGAATTATTCTCTTTATCCTGAGCTTTAATATCTGGAAGCGTTTCATTATTATACCAAATGCATTAAAATCTTCAAGACCACTTGGTATTTGCGCATCTTTATCTAGAGCTGCGTTTGCATCTTCCGTTCCAGATGTTTCAGAATCAACAGTATTCTTCGCAGCATCTTTTCCTTCAGACACTTTATCTTTTGCAGCTTCAATTCCTTTGTTTATCGCTTCTTGTGCCTTTTCTTTTGCGGCTTCAATCGCCTTGTTTACAGCAGCCGTCGCCTCGGTCAATATCTTTGATATTCCGTTTACAAGGTCATCACCTATTCCGGTTATTTCGGATATGATATTTTTTATCTTGTCTATATACTCAAGTATCTTACAGACGTCACACTCTTCCTTTAATAAATCGGACACCGCCTGTTGGATATTCTCTATCCTCTCCTCGATGTTAAAAGTTGCCTTAAGTGCTTCGAGAAGTTTATCTTCTATTTCTTTGGCTGACAGTTGTTTCGTTTCTACAACCGACGCTCCGATTTCATAATCCTTCATATAGCTTATTTATCCGTATATGAAAATAGGACTCCCTTCTGGAAGTCCTATGATTAAGATTAAGTTTTGATTAGAACCTCTTTGCGGCTCTCACTGCAACCGTTCCAACCCTTTCCTTTGCTCTTGCAGCAAACACAGCTTTAACTGCGCCTTCTGGTTCCTGTTCCGTCTTTCCTGTAGGAAGATTGTCAATCGCCGCCAAGTATCCTTCGGCAAGGTCTTCAATCTTTGAGAATCGCTCATCCTCTTCTTCACCGGCGGATTCCGTGGCAACTTCTTCCTCTCCGGTTTCTTCTACAGCCTCTGTTTCTTCTACAGTCTCGGTTTCTTCCGGCTGATCTGGTTCCTCTTCAGATTCATCATCATCGCCAGATGTTGAATCAACATCTTCTTCTCCTGATGTTTCTTCGACATCTACACCAGACGGACCTTCTTCATTTTCTGGTTCTGGTTCCTGTTCTGGTTCAGGAAGCTCTATATCAAGAAGCTTTGCAATAAGCTCATCCTTCTTTGATGCTGGATCGAAAAGAACACCCTCTTCAGTAAGTTTTTCAGAAATCTGAGCCTTTGTCAAACTCTTAACTTCATCTTCATTGTACTTTTTCATAATCAATTATTTGCTTTTGCGTTTTACTTTTGATTATTTATTCGCCTTTTTGTCAAGTATCTTATCGCAAATGCCATAGTCAAGAGCCTCCTTTGCGTTCATCCAATAATCTCTATCTGCATCAGTAAGAACCTTTTCATACGGCTGACCTGTATGTTCAGCTATAATTCTTATAAGTTCTTCCTTTGTCCTTTCGATTTCTTTCGCCGCAATAAGAATATCGGATGCCTGCCCGCTTGCTCCGCCAAGAGGCTGGTGAATCAGAACTCTTGAATGAGGAAGAATTGACCGTTTTCCGTGCTCTCCGGAACAGAAAAGAACTGCCGCCATTGAAGCTGCCATCCCTGTACATATTGTGCTGACCTCAGGCTCTATTAGTTGAATTGTATCGTATATTGCCATTCCAGATGTGACAACACCGCCGGGACTGTTAATGTACAGCGAAATTGGATCTTTACTCATAGACGAAAGATAAAGAAGCTGTGCCTGTATTATATTGGCAACGTCGTCATTTATTTCTGAACCGAGGAATATAATCCTGTCCATCTGCAATCGGCTGAAAACGTCCATTGCGGCTACATTCAGTTTTCTTTCCTCGATGATTGTTGGATTTATATACCCGCTTGTCATTTTTGTGTATCCGTCAAGCGTCAAATCGGATATTCCCTGCGATTTCGCAAATTTATTAAAATCATTCATCGTATTTAGTAAGTATTTCTCTAACTTTATCTACATTTTCCTGTGTAAGACCATCATACATATTAACTTTCACGAAATTGTCAATCTGTGAATAGAGGATATATTCTACATCATCAAGTATAACATATTCAAAATCAGCATTTTCGTAATTATATGTGTCGGTCATGTATTTCTCTATCTCGTTACCTCGGCAAGCCCATGGATAAAACAATTGTGGAGTACACCCAAGTATAGGAATTTCAAGACCTGCATCTTTCAGCGGCTTTACCGCCTCATTTCTCCAAGAGGAAGATATGACGATTGCTATATCTTTTATATCTGAAAGTTGATTCAGCAAAGCAACCTTTTTCTTGTTTATGGTTGGACCAACAACTCCTCCGAGTTCAGAGAGTTTGTTCATCACCCCATCTATGTCTAGAAAAATTATCTTCATATTATTTCACACCAGTGTGACCGAACCCACCATCACCTCTTTCGGTTGATGATTGAATCGTGTCCACAACAACTACATCAGCATGTTCACATTTTGCGAGCACCAGCTGCGCGATTCTATCTCCAGCGCTGACGGGGAAGACTTCGCTTCCGCTATTGTAAAGTATAACCTTTATCTCTCCCCTGTAATCAGAATCAACCGTTCCTGGCTCGTTTAATACAATAACACCGTAATTTGCAGCAAGTCCACTTCTACTTCTCACTTGAATTTCATATCCTTCTGGAATTTCAGCCGCCCATCCAGTCGGAATCAGTTTTCTTTCTCCGGGGTTAAGTTCACAATCTATTGTGCTCCTGACATCCATTCCAGAGCTACCAAGAGTTTTATATTCAGGAACAACCGCGTTTTCACTCAATTTAAGAAATTTCACCGGAACGCCTTGTCTTAATCCTTTGATATTCGCGTCCAAACTTCCAATATTATTATTCATCCTTTCAAGTTTATATGTTTTACTAATATTAACAAACCCTCTGTTTTCATAAAATCTATGTGCAGCGTTATTGTCAATTCCAGATTCTATATAAATTCCAGACACGTTGTGGTCATCCAACCAAGATATTGCAACATTCAGAAGTTTCTCTCCTATTCCTACACGGCGAAATTTTTCCTTAACGAATAAATCACAAACAACTCCAAACGGATCGGAGCCATCCTCCTGTATTTCTGCAACACAAAATCCATTTATATTGTCTCCGTCTACAAGTTTCCAAACTGACGAACGTTGACTTTCTATTTTTGATTCGATATATTTTGTCCAATTCTTTGCAGCATCTTCCGACAATCTTGATGTAAAGTAACCGTTATCGAAATGTCTTATTCCAACTCCCATTTGGATCTCCCCGTGTGAAATGTATTCTGGATGAGATGAAACGTGATTAACGAACAGGTTAACAATAGTTTCTACATCGGATTTACCGGCTTTGCATATAATCATAAAATCAACGAATTAAGTATAACGTTTAATTGCTTTTGCAAATATACTGAAAAAATAAAGAAAAAGAAAGAGATGACTAGATGTCATCTCCTTCATCATTTGTATACTTATGCTGAACATTGTGCCCATAATTATATTCATCGTTTTGCGCCTCAAGCAAATATTCTCGCTTTGCCTCATCTGATAACTTCTCAAATTCAAATGATTTGAAACCCAATTTACGATTAACATAATTATTTTTTGGATCAATATAGCAACTATAACACAATGGAAATATCCAAGGGTGGGTTTTTCCGTCAGCTTTCTTTCCACACTTTATACATGTTGTGGAAGACAGCTTCACATATTTTGAAATCAGTTTGAATATTTCGTCAGTATATGCATTCAACGTCAAGTCGAGTATTCCGAACTTTTCCTTTATGCTAACGAAAAACAGTGATTTCTTTGAATGACGAATCGCTCTTTTAAAGTCTTTTGCAAACCTGATTCCGAACGCCGTTCTCCATCCGTCTGGAATAGACCACCAATATGACTGTTTGAAAATCTTTTCCCAAACAATCTTATCGGTTTTGTGATCCCTTGGAGCAAAAAACGGAAACCGGATGTTAATCCAAGCCGTTTTAATCTTCTTCCTCAGTTCCTCTCGGCTCGACATTATCATAAACGCTTCTTTTTATTTTGTCATACACCTCGAATCCACCATCTTCCCGTATCTTCGTGAACGCTTCCTTTACATTATATGTGTCTGGCATATCCCTGTAATTTTGATATTTTGAATAATCGACCCACATAAGATACGGCTTGTCGGTTTGGTATGATGATTTATACGCAGACTTCGTTATTCCGTCGATGTACATCGAAAACTCTCCCTCGTTCATAGTGATGCTATATTTGTGAGAGAAATGTTTCTTTATATATTTCTCGTATCTATTTGCAAATGTAGTATCAATTGCTACGCTGTGACTGAATTCTTTAAATATCTGATCAAGCTCATGATCAGTGAAATGCCTGTAGTTTAAATTCTTTCCGCGACCATTTGTCTTGTAGCCGAGGAAAAGATAGTCCACCCATTGGTTTTTCTTCCGAATCCTATTAATAACGTTAATCGTTCCGCCGACACCAAGAAGCTCAGGAATAAGATGTGCTACAAAATATACGCGTTTAGGATTCCACGTCTTTCCGTCTTCTTTATTTATAATCCTCTTCAGTCTATCAAGCTCGTCTATATCGGTGTCGTTGAAAACTGAAACTCCGCAGCCATCGACATATTTTCTGAACACTTCAATCATATGTTCGTCAGAAATTATATCTTTAGCGTTCTTTGCGTTTATTGTTACATTAACAACGTGTCCGTTTTCGTGAAGAAGCTTTACGAACTCTTCAAAATGAGGATACAGAAGAACGTTTCCTCCGCCAATAGAAAACTCCGTCCTAATTTTGAGCTGGTTTGCAATCTGCTTAAGGAAGTTAAAGTCTGCATCCGGCTCATTCAGATTGGAATCCATAAAGCAGAACGGACAACCATTTTCGCAACGGTTCGTTATTCTGATATCGATAAGTTCAGGATATTCAGGAACTGGAGCATTTGGGGTTGTTGAAAAACGAAGCCTGTAATGACCGCTATACCTCGAAGAATTCTTTTCCCCATAGCAAGTATAATAATTTCCATTTTTGATTGGAGTTGTGCTTATGTGGGAATATGCGGAACAATAATGATCGTCAGGAAGAGGCTCTTTATCGTGTCCTTCGATTGTATCATAAACAAAATCGGTCTCATCTGAACCTCCGACGATTACGATATCCGGATTGTCGATTATGTTTCTCAGATAATCTATATTAAATTTAAGGTCATCTGACGTCATCGAACCACGGTAGCAACATCCGAATCCGTTATCATCACATGTAGCATATGGAGATTTTTCTTCGTTGATTAACGTAGCTTTTATGTCCGGAAAATATTGTTCCATTTCCGGATAAAATTTTGACATCACCTCAACGAGAGCGTCGTTATACATTATGTTTGCGAGGACATATTTGATTTTAGCCTCGCGTGTTGCAGCAATTGTTTTTGTATGACGACCATAATAGTCGTTATCAAACACACCAAGATCTTCAAAAACTTCATTATCGTTTCTGTAAATTAGAGAGTGTGTTGATGAACTGTTTGTTGCAAGCCCTCTTCGGAAATTCTTGAGATAGATTGTATTGAATTTAATCTTCATAACTCATGTAATTATCAAATTGTTTCTTATTGTAATCTCTTATGTAATTTATTGTCTTTTTGAACTCAAACGGAGTGCACCCCGCATAAATAGCACCGTGTTTCTTTTCGGTCGCGTTGAAATCATATATCCATGCTACAGCCCCAGCGTTGATGTCATTCACACAGAAATGAGAATTGTATCCATCGTTATAATCTTTCGGAATAGAGGTATTAAAACTCCTCGTAGAAAAAGGAACAACAATAATCTCATATTTCTCGATTTCAGTTGCGACTTTTATACCATTCTCCTCCTTCGAAGAAACGATAAAATCATCGTATGGTATTCCAGCGTTGCACTCATACGGGGTATCATCCCAATCGTCGCCGGTCTGTTCATCCAATGTTCTTGGAGTGAAGTAAGCGAGATACTCTCTTTCTCCCTTTAAGTATTCCGGATTCGGAAGATCCTTAAATCTGAATTTATCATATAACCATGGGTTATTCTTAAATTCTTCATAAGGTATTTTATCATATTCTTCCTGTAGTTCTGGAGGAAGAGCCCACACAGTTTCCGGTATGGTATCAACGTAACAAAGCTTGAACTTGTCAAGCTTATGTGTAAGTTTCTGTAGTGGAACCCTTGTGTACATTATACAGATTCTACATTTTCTTTATACCACGCGTCGAATTTTCTGTACTCTTCTTCACCAACTTTGTTTATAGCAACCCGAAGATCATTGTAATCACAAGTCTTTATTTTTACAATTATCCTGCGACCACGAGGATCCTTGATTGGAACAACGGGGCGAGCTACGATTCCTTCGGCAAGGTAATCCGGATTGCTGACATTCGGAACCGTCGTTTTGAACCCATTCTTCACAATTTCTTCGGCTTCGTCGATTGTCATCTGCCCGATGTAAGGAACCAAATCGAGACCAAGCTTCTGAGTATATTCAGAAAGCATATCGAGAGGAACCCACCATCCCTGCTGACAAATATCGAACACGGCGAAACGGTTGTTGTCCTTGTCGTAATTTCCTCCTTTCTGAATCTTCTTTCCGTAGAACTCGCCGTAAATGTAAACAGGAACCTCCTCAAGCTCTACACCATAAACACCCGGTGCGATTGGATTGACATCTGAAAGAATGGCTCCATTAACATCAGAAGAAATGTTATAATACTGAATCTGATTCTTGTCGTTCACTTTAGGAGTAAACTTGGCGGACTCTGGAGGGAAAAGCTCTGCAAGAATTGGTTTGATTCTTTCAATTACAGCATCGAGAAACACTTTCTGACCAGTCCCAACAATATCCGCGTTATCAGTCTTTCCTCCGCAGAAGCATTCTCCGGTAGAAGGAAGATATACAATCTTTGAGTTTGTTCCGTCAACCTTCTCCGTGCAATCGAAAAGAAGATTCTTCACATATTTCATGTGATCATCGGAATATCCTCCGAGGATGATTTTGTTCTGGAAAACAATCCAATCCTTGTTGGGGAGGTCAACGCCTTTAAGCACATACCTTTTATACAATGTCTGAATCTTGGTATACGTTTGTGTTTTCATATTTTAATATTTTAATATTTGTTAAAAACCTATTTTTCTTTTTTCTGATGTTTCTACTCCGTTGTCTTCTCCATAGTGGAATATGTCTGCAAGAGACATATCTTCGTCTGCGACTACATCGAATCCGCGTTCTTTCAAAATGGCGGTCGCCTTTTCTTTCGCGAGTTTCTTAAATGTGTACATAGCCTTGCATCGTCCCTTTCTCAACAGGGCGTCATCAACCCGCTCAAGGTCTGAGTTGAACGTACATATGAACCTGATGTTGTATATGTCACCAAGCAGACCATCGCTCATATTGAGAATCGAAGCTACGCTTGACATAAACCCACCGTCAGACCGTTTCTCAATTGCCTTCTCACAATCTTCCATAATTAAAACGCTGTTTGCGTTTTCCAGAAGAAGTTGTGTGAAATCAGGAGAAGAAATATTATTAGCCAGTTCAGGAGATATAAAAAGGAATTTCTTCTTACTGTGGGTAACGATGTCACGGATGAACGTCGTTTTTCCTGTTCCCGGCTCACCGTTCAATATGACTATTCCGCAACCTTTCTCCTCGTCGTTGACAAAGTCGTTAATCTTCTTATAAACGTCCTTGAAGTCGTCGTTGTATGTCTTGTTGACATCAATTGTCGTTGCCTCAATCTCGCCTGTTGTTGTATCAAGCCTGCGGTTTGCGTAGGTTATGAGTTCAATCTCAGCCTTTGATTTCTCCTTTGAATCCTTTGTAGGTATAAATTTCCAAAGCTGATCGCAAAGTTTGTAGAATACACCATCGACGTCTGCTTTTGTCGAGGGGTAATACACTTCCATCGAGCAGTTATCAAAAGTGAATATGATACGGTTGAGATTATCTATAAGTGTCATAGATGAATCAACGCACCTATCATTGACATACGCCGTGTTGTATGTTGTCTTCTTGACTCGTTTTCCGCCTTTGTTTTCGGCAAACGTTGACCTCGAAATGCGTTCTATCACGTCGATGCTATCAACGTCTGCACCGGAATCCTTGCAGAAATCTGTTTTAAGATAAGCAGCTTTCAGGACTTCTCCGTTTATCGATTTGAAATCAAACTCAGTCCTGTCATCATTCATATAAAACCTTACATACTTGGCAGATGGTATAAGTTTGAATCTGTCAACGTAAAGCTTTTCCGGGCAGAATGCCACAATCGGATACCCTTCCTGAAACGAGGACATCTTTGTGTAATTGTTAGAATCTTCCTGTACTCCTACTATTTCTTTTCCTTCGATTGGTTCCATTATTGTCGTTTTATCATTTCTCCGCAAATGTACGGATATTTTTTCAGATTTGCAAATTTTATTTATAATATTTTATTCAAGGTTGTCAGAATCAATATAACGGTATCCCTGAAACCCCTTGCATGGGATAGGCGTTATATAGTGAAATTCTCCTGACCTCGCAACGTACCAGCCTTCATCCCAATCACAACCCGTTGTAGAACATTTGAATCTGTCTCCATAAAATATGTCGACAATTTTCATCCAGCCAACAATGTATCCGTTGTGACAAATATAACATCTGTCTCCAGCAGATACTCTTTTCGGTCTACTGCTGACCTTGAAGTTCATCTGCATTTCACCGTCCTTGACGGTTTCCAACTCCTTTTCATAATCTTTCCAAGATATATGCTTCGGAAGAGTTATCAATAAGCTAGTCATATCATTTAAATAATTTTTTTAGTAAGTCAATGTCTTCTTTTTTCAAATCTTTCTTTTTCGGAATATCACATTCGACTGTGACTATGTAATCTCCGACAAGCCTGCTATTACCCGGATTGTTCGGATCCCTGAATCCCATTCCGTAAAGTGTGAATTCCTTTCCGCTCTGAGTTCCGCTGTCTACGTGGATTTTCTTTTTTCCGGTGAGGTAAGGTATTTCGATATCCTTTCCGAATACCATATCCGGGAATTTCATCTTTGCCGTATATCTTAACGAGTTTCCATCTCTCTTGAGTCCGTCTTTTGACTCCTTTACGGATATTACAACAATAAGGTCTCCCGGAATTCCGCGATGCTCTCCGTCATTCCCCTTTCCTTGAACAACCATATATGAATCTCCGGAAACGCCGGCCGGAATATCAACGTCAACATTAACCGTCCGTTTCTCAAGTCCGGTTCCGTTACAGTTTTCACAAGGATGAAGGATTACTCTACCTGTTCCGTGGCAATTCGAGCACGTCGTGCCCTGTTGAAAAATTGTGTTTCCCTGACGATATGATCTGTATTCTTGTCCAGTACCGTTACAAACCGGGCAAATCTCTTCCTCGTTCGTTTCACTTCCAGAGCCGCTGCACCGATGACAGGTGCACATCTTAGACACGGATATTGTTTTCTTTACGCCGTAGAACGCTTCTTCAAATGTTAACGTGATGTCAACCTTGAGGTCATCCCCTCTTTCAACTCGTCTTGTTTCTCGTTTGAATCTATTGAAGAAATCATCAAATCCACCTCTGAAATCAAATCCACCTCCGTTTCCAAACGCCTGTTCGTCTGCGGTACCGTATGTATCATACATCTTTCGCTTCTTTTCGTCGGAAAGCACGGAATACGCTTCATTTATTTCCTTAAATTTTTCCTCAGCGTTTGGTTCCTTTGATATGTCCGGATGATATTTTTTAGACAGGTTCCTGAACGCCGCTTTTATCTCGGCATCAGTTGCTGTTTTTGGAACCCCCAAAATGTCGTAATAATTTTTATTTTCCATAATCAAATGTACATTTCACAAATTACGTTGCAAATGTACGGAAAATAATCGAGAATTCCAAATCAGACGGCTTATTAAAATAAATAATGTATAAAATAAACAATGTAAAAATGAGCGATATCGACAAAAGAGTTGTTCAGTTTAAAGACAGGGCACGAAACGACACTCCGGTTTATCCGTATACAAGACACTATTCGGTTATAGATGAAAATAATAAAGAATTGGACGACTATTTATATGAATATAACGTAAACAGTCTGGATCCATCTGCCGGTCCAACAACGATATATACGCTTTCCGGGGCGATTGCGAGGGTCCCCAATGCATACAGAAACAAAAGAGGACTCACACTTTCATTTTTATCATCATCAGATCTTGTCGAGTCTCATATATGGGTGTGTGGAACGCAAATTGACGCTATGGGCAATGATATTTCATCTGCCGAAGTCCCACCTTTAAAGAAAAACTGGATAGACATAATTAGAACTCTCAACTACGCCAGAGTCTCGCCAATAACAACAGGGAGCAGCATAAATTCTGTAAAATTAGCAAGGGCAACTGGTTCTGTAGCTGGGGCATATGGAAGCATATCTCTTGGAGAAAGCAGCAACGCCTCAACAAGAGGAAGTTTTGTGTCTGGATTGGGGACAAAAACATCAAACGACTATGAACGAGCTCAAGGAAAATATAATCAAACGCACACATCTTCTGTTCCAGCAGGAAAGACACTTTACTCTATTGGTATAGGAACATCAAACGATGACAGAACGAATGCATTTGAAATAATGCAAAGTGGTGACGCATATCTCATTGGTGTTGGAAATTATAATGGAAAAAATCAAGGAAGCGGCGCACATACGCTTCAAGATATGCTAGAAGATCAACAAGTATCGACGGCGGAGATAGATGCACTGTTCAGCGGCGGTGGTGGAGGAGGAGGATCTGAAAGCGGCAGCGCACTTGATTCAAATTTATCAACAAACCTTTAAAGTAACAAAACAACAAAATGGATATTTTATATATAGTTGGAAAGGATTCTAAATGTGACAACATGGAGTTGCGTTGGGGTTTACGGTCGATTGATAAGTATGGGATTGGGGTAGATCGAGTTTATGTATGTGGCGAATGTCCGCAATGGTTGTCCGATGAAGTAATAAAAATTCCTTGCGATGATATAAATAAAGATACCATCCATCCAACACAAAAAGCACAGAATATAGCAAATAAACTCTTATACGCTGTCGATAATTCTGACATTGGTTCTGAATTCCTTGTTTCAATGGATGACCACTTTTACACAAAGGATGTTGATTTTAACGAATATCCATATTATGTGAAGTACACAAACTCACCATTTTTACCTGAGGTCAAAACTCCAAAAATGAACGAATATACAAAATGGCTGGTTGATTGTAAAAATCGTCTCGATGAACTTGGTCTCCCGACATTTCATTTTACGCTTCATCGAAATATGAGAATATCAAGAGACGCGATAGATGGATGTCGTCAAATAATAGACGAAAACATGAAAAACTTTTATCCGTTTGAAGCGTTTGTTCTTATAAACAACTATGCGTTTTTAAATGGATTGTGTTCACCAGAATTTGTTGAAGATGTACGAATAAACAAAGCATCCGAGTGGTGGAAATCAAACCCAAAATACAGCAACGTTTTTAGTACGGCTTCATTCGATTTAAAAAGTGGACTATATACTCTTATGGATGGACTATATACTAAAAAATCAAAATACGAAATATAGTGGATAGAGCATCCTCATACAATTTCTTTAAGCCAAATGTAGCGTCTTGGATTTATAAGAATTTTAAAAAAGATTCAGAAATTTTAGACGTTGGTGCTGGAAGCGGAACATATTACAATCTTCTAGGTAAATGGTATAAAAACATTGACGCGGTAGAGATATATGAGTCTAACATATATTATTACAATCTCTTAGAAAAATATAGACGTTGCTTTAATGTTGATATCATAAATTTTGAATATTCGTTTTATGATTTGATTATATTCGGCGATGTGATTGAACATATGACAGTTCAAGATGCTCAAAAAGTTATTGATTATGCATATGATAGATGTAAAAATCTTATTGTAGCCGTCCCTTATCTATTAAGCAGTGGAGCAGGAAACCAAAATGTTCATGAAATACACATACAAAACGACTTGACGAAAGATGTTGTAGCCGATAGATACCCGAAACTAAAACTTCTATACGGAAACAATTTATACGGATATTATATCAAATGTGATGAACAATGAACGAGACGAATAAAATAATACAAACGTTTTGGACAAAACCAATGAACAAATCTCATTTGTATCTAACGATGAAAATGATGTATGCGTCTGCAAAATCAATAAAAAAACAAGGATATGATCTTGTTCTGTATACAGACGCGCTTGGTTCAAAAATAGTAAAAGGGTTTCCTTACGATGATGTCGTCGTTCTTGATATTCCAGACAAGGTAAATCCAGAAATGTTTGCCGCAATAAAATATTTTGCACTAAGAAACGAGGAGCTTGGAACAATTCATCTTGATTATGACATCATCATAGACAAACCATGTATATGTCCAAAAGACGGGTGGGATGTTTTGGTCCAAATGAGACACGATGAGATTGTAAGATATTCTAAAGAGAGAAAAATCTTAATCGAAAACGGGACCCCGTCTAGAATGAGGGAAATTGATTTATCGATGCATCCATATTGTGTTGGCGTAATTGGTTTTAACAACGAATCGCTCAAAAAAGAGTTTATTGACAATTATTTTGAAGCGATTGACATATATAGCAATAAAAACATAAGATGTACGATTGATTTCTTGCTTGAACAGTCATTTCTTCCGTCTCTTGTTGATAAATATGGATATAGATCGGATTTTGTGGCAGAACAAAAAGCAACGAACTATAAATATCCGACAGACGATAAAAACATAAGATATTTTTGTGACGAACAAATCGGATTTGCACACTTTCATTCAAAATCAAAATGGACAATTCCTGTTATAAACAAAATATCAAATATGTTAACAAAAGATGACAACGTTTTGATAAACGAAAACTATAAAAGCGCAATAAGCTTAATATAATATGATAACAAAAGAAACACTTTTAGCCGCATTATCACGTTTCTTTTATAACGTAGATAATTTATTTGCACGCAAAGCTGATGTTGTTTTTGAAAAGGGACGCGGAACGGACAGCGCTCAACAAAAACATGGTTCGAATGATGCGCACGGGGAACTATCTGTTTCAGAAGGATCTGATACAGATTCCGGTGGGTTTGCATCTCATGCTGAAGGAGACACAACACATGCTACCGGTGATTCCTCTCATTCAGAAGGTCTTGACACCGTAGCCGAAGGAAACAATTCCCATGCTGAAGGAAATTACACGTATGCCGTTGGTGATGATTCGCACGCAGAGGGTGATAATGCAACATCTGAGGGAGAAAACTCTCATGCAGAAGGTTATAAAACATATGCATTCGGAGCGAATTCACATATAGAGGGGCGGTCACAGTCAAAGGCATCTGAAACAACAGCAGCAAAAGATGCGTCTGGTGTTGTATCGGATTGGAATTCGACAAAATTCGCTATGGCTAAAGGTCATTCAAGCCACGCAGAAGGATTCAACGGACTTTCCCTCGGAGACTACTCGCACGTTGAGGGCGCAAACAATATCGCATGGGGGTCACAAAGCCATTCTGAAGGCAGCACAAACACGGCATATGGTTTAGAATCCCACGCAGAAGGACTCCAAACATATGCTTTTGGTGCAAATTCTCACACTGAAGGACGTTCAAAAGCAAAGGTGTCAGATGCAATAGCTGGTAGTCCGGATGCATCCATAATATTAAACTGGGAAACAGCCAACAACAAGTATACTCTTGCTAAGGGAAACGCGGCTCACGCTGAAGGTTTTAATTCTCTTGCGATTGGTAACTATTCTCACGTTGAGGGCGCTGGTGGGGAAGCTATTGGCACACAAAGCCACGCAGAAGGAAATTTCACAAAAGCACTCAACGATTACGAACACGCTGAAGGATCCTTTAATATATCGATACCAAACGTGACTCGCCATACTGTTGGCATAGGCTCATCATTGAGTGTAAGAAAAAATGCTCATGTCATTACAGCTGATGGAAAACATTACATTCCGGGAATAGGAGGTGTCGATGGAACGGAAGGGACAGCATCGGCATTATCACAAAAAACCGACTTAGCCACATATTTAAACTCTCTTGTTGGTGGAACCGGGCCAAGAAGAATAGTAACATCGCTAAATGTTTACACCGGATGGGGCACACCAATCACCCTTAATTTGGATTTGTATAACGGAAGATTCGGATTAGACAGTGCTGTTGTTCATATATACGACCACGACGGTCAAAATATAATATATACTTTATATACCAACATTATGAATTCTTTAGGTCAAAGTATAAAACAGCAGTCAGACCTAGATGGAATTTACAACGATATTGTTAATTATTTTTCAAACGCAACCTTTGATCTTTTTACAACAAGTGATGGAACTATAACTCATAATTTATACCAATGTAGGGAATATGGTGTTGACACTGTAAACGAAAACGCCCATTTTACGTTTGCAAGAGAAGATAATACAGAAAACTTGTATTATTTAGACATTTATTATGGCGGATCCGGTGGAACAGGAATTAGACTTGAATTTGAACCGTTCTAAAAATATTGAGTGTCAGGTTGACACTCAATATTTTATTTTACCTATATACTGAAACTCTGGTTCAAATATAGTATCGAATGAAGGAGCGTTTAATAGAAGTTTGTTCCTCAACGAATGTTTTATCATTTCGAAGCAATCCCTCATGCTTAATCCAGATTGCAATATAGGGACAACGAACGAGAATTTGAATGTAGCTATACTTAGATATTCGTAATACCTTAAAACTACAACTATTTTCGTATCATCAGAAAGTTTACTGAGGTCGAAGTGATCCTTTTCTTTCTTTAAATCAAAGTTATCAAATCCATTATATATCAATTTACCGGGGTCTTGAAGAAGATTCCCGGTTTCTATTTCAAAATCAACCCTGTTGTCAACCCTCAATAGCGGATTCTCATCTATTTTGTTTGAGTCCGGGGCTTCTTTCTTTTGACCCTTCAGTTTCTTTGCCTTTGTATCTGCCATTAGAACAACGCGTTGCTTTTCTTTTCCTCGTTATATATAAGGATCTCTTCAACCTTACCTCTCTTACTACCTATCGAATTTATGTTTCGTCTAGCCTCAACAACATCAATGTGATAACCGGAATAAAGTTTATCGAAAAAGTCCTCCGATTTTGAATTGCTGACTATAAACTTTCCACCGAATGAATCTATATTGTCACAAAACAGTTTCAATTCTTCCTGTTCTTTGTCTCCAAATCCACCTGAAACATAACTCGTAAAAGAACTCGACGACGACACTGGTCTATATGGAGGGTCAATGTAAAAGATGAGGTCTGCTCCGTTAACCCTTGCTAAGTCGAATGCTACACCCGTTTTAGAATAATCTCCATCAAGAATTACAACCTTTTCGTTCAGGAGGACGTGACATCTGTCAAAATTATATTCATCGAAAAGGTTTATGTAATCTTTCTGTCCCCAAGGAATGTTATATTCTCCAGACTTGTTCTCCCTATACATTCCGTTGAATCCACACTTATTAAGGAATATAAACATTGCAGAAATTTCAACAGGATCAACAATATCGCTCGAATTTCTTTTGTTATATTCGTCCCTAATGTCGGAATACATCTGTTTCTTTTCATCATACGTCTTATGGTTGTATTCAGTTTCTATCTCAAGGAGCCTGTTTTTTAGATGTATGTATTTGTCATTGTCTGCGATGATTCTGTAACAGTTCATCAAATCTCTGTTCATGTCGTTTATGATTGCGAACTTTAAATTTGAACAGTTATCGAGAAGATTAAAAAGCACTGAACCTCCACCAACAAAAGGCTCGACATATATAAAAGATTCAGATGAATCTCTCATTGAATCTACTATTGCTGTTATTTCCGGAAGCAGCTGCGTTTTTCCACCAGCCCACTTTAGAAAAGGTTTTGACATATAATCAATGTTGTAAATTTCATTTGCAAATATACTGAAAAACTTTGTAATATAAAAACATTTTTGAAAACTTACGCTTCGGACAAATGCCAGACAAAGTTCAAAATAAATAGATAAAGGAAAACTATAGTTTAATAAAATAATGAAAAGCATTTTTGAATCAGCTGTAAAGTCATTCGATGACGAACGTTTGGATAGCTTCAAATACATCAAGAAAGAAGATAAATTCCAAAAATTATTGGCATCATATATCGAAGGGAAAACAACCACTCCTTTGTTTATATGGCAGATGTCTGGCAACAGAACCACGTCTTATATAGAAAATTTCGTAACCGAAAAATATGGAAGCGTTGGATTAGGATTAGTTTCAATCGGTTGGAACACTACTATTGACAATTTGCTTTCTGACGCAACTCACATCTATGACAGCGACGACCTCGCGGCAGAAGATGATAGCGAAGGCGTACTTCTTATTAGCATCAGAACAACAACAATAGAGCAGAAAGAGCTAGCAAAAGCTCTTATTGCTATGGCTGTTGGTACATCTGACAAATTGTTTGTAGCTCCGGGGTGGAGAGTTATTCTCGTTGGAAACGCAGAGAGCGGTAATGATATATGGGATCCAGCCTTTAAGAAAGCGTTCGTTAATATTGAAATCGACCTCGAAACATCATCAACAGATGATGAAGACGATTATGATGACGAAGGACTTGACGAAAGCGTAACGGTTGAACAAGATTTCGCATTGAGTTCACCAAAGGAAGCCGCCGAACTTATTAAGAGTGCAATAGAAAAGGCTATTGAAGACGGAGATGCCGGAGAAGAAACGCTCGTATTCTTTGATGAGAATGGAATTATATTTGGAGAACCAGACGAAGATGATATTCACGAATATGCCCCACTATACAACCTTAGCGAAATCGTAAACTTCAAGAAATACTTCGACTACGGTGTACTTACATTTGACAATATCATCATAGACGAAATTGCAAGCGAATTGACAGCTTAAAAACAACTAAGATTATACTATGGATAATAGATGTGATAACTTAAAATACAACGCATATAGAGAAATCGTTGACAGCATAGACGTTGCCAGAAGCATAATCTATAACATGAAGCTTGCTTATGGTGAGAGCGCAATTGTTCCTTTCTGGTATCCAGCTAAAAGCGACCCGTCTGTAACATCAAGAGACGTTTACACTTTGATGGGAACTGGTTCTATGAACGGTTCTGTTCTATTCACGAGTAACCTTCTCACAAGCGACACCATTCTTGATCAGGCTACAATAAAAGACTTTGAATTCAACGGTGAAACTTACGGAGAGATCTCTCTTAAAGATGCGATAAAAATCGTAGATGAAGCGATAGAAGATATCTCTGGTGGAAAAACACTAGTTTCTGTTCTGGAGTCTCTTGTTAATGAGGTTTCTGAATTAAAGGAAACACTTGCATCTGACTCAAGCATTTATGAGGGAATCAATCAATCTCTATCGGATATGAAAGATGCTGCTGTTGCAGACTCAAGTACGCTATCCGAGATAAAAGAAATCCTCGCTGCCGATTCAAGTGTGCTTTCAGAACTGAAAGATGCTGCTGTTGCAGACTCAAGCACGCTATCCGAGATAAAAGAGACGTTGGCGACAGACTCTAGCACTCTTGCAGAAATGAAAGATGTTGCTATTGCAGATTCTAGCACTCTTGCAGAACTGAAAGAAACGCTTGTTGCAGACTCAAGCACATTTAATGGAATCTGTCAGATATTAGACGATAGACTTCCTGTAGCAGAAATAGAAGAAGAACCATCTGAATAAAAACAACTTTATTTAACTGATGCAAGATGCTTCAACGTTTCTCAATACTGGAGGGTTAAGATACATTGTAAATGGAAATCCAAGTGATGTAGATTGGGATTCCAGCAAGTATCTTAATGATGATGGTTTGCAAATTGTTGGAGACGCTTGGAAAAATCCCGGAGCTCAGATAGACTGGGGGAAATACGACGTTAGTGTAAATAGAAAAATATTTCTAGATACTGTTGGACTAACGTATGTTGAAAAAGCATATGTTGAAGAACGAAAACGAGAAGAGTCCGAACAAGAAGAACACCAGCAACAAATATCTGATAGAACCGAATTCAAATTAAACTTCGATGTACTAACCGGAAAAGTCTACGCATCGTCTAGAGATGAGTCAGACATAAAAGAAAACGAAGCGTTACACATTGAAGACAACAGGTGCGGAGGAATATCAAACAGTGGAAAACTTCTTTTAAACACCAACGATAAATCTGGTATTACCGGAGGAAAGATAACAGAAAAAAATGTATATATAACAACACAATAACATGGCTGTAAATCAAATAGACTTGGGAAATCTTCCGGTTTATGTCGGAGATTGGGTAGACGGCTATAACAACGGTTCCGGCTATTCTATATATAATATCGTAACATACTATGGGAGTGCGTTTATATCAACAGTTTCTGGTAACAAACTCGCTCCTTGTGAAGTTGAGCTCGACGAAAGAAACTTAGTTAAAGCTTTTACTCTAAACGCTGGCTGGAAAATACATTGCGACTCTTTAAGTATGCAAGTTGCAGACAGAAGATATTACGCTGTCTTGTGCGAAGGCTCAGAAGAATCTCCGATACCAGACGCAACGCCTGAAAGCTTGGATCCGGCAAATTATGTGACGAGACCAGAATTCGTAGCTTTAAAAAATCAAGTAGATGCGATTCAAAAGATAATAGACGAGGGCGGCGTGACTCCTACACCAACAGAAAAGAAACTTGTAAACGTATATTATTACGGAGGATCTGATACTAAATTTGTAAACGATGGGAACTTAAGAAGCAGAGTTATGGGATTACCATCAACAGATAAGTTGTCAGTAAACTCAAATTTCAACAAAGTTTATCATTACATAGCAATTGCATCCGATCAAACATTATCAGACGTTGTTGCCGTTGTCACACAGGAACACCAGACCGAACTATTCACACAGTTAGCAACAACATCTATAAACGGCATAACCTATAAAGTTCTCGAATATACTCTCGATTCTGGAATTCCTTTGGATATGCAATGCACAATAAAAGTAACAGGAACAACAAAATAATATGTCAACAAATTTTTCTCAACGTCTTGATGTAAGAAGCAAATGCGCAAATATTGACGCATTGTATGGTCCATTTGAAAGTGTTCAGGAAGCGTGTACACAGATACCTGCTCAACGAAGAGTTTTAGGAAGAACGGTCGCAATACTGACAGAAGATGGTGTTGTAGAGTATTGGTGGAAAGAAGACGTAACGGATTCCGGTCTCGTTAAGAAACTTGTTGGTGAACAACCACAACTAAAATATACAGATATAAATCCAGAGGGAGTAACAATAAAAAAAGATACCGGAGAGGTTTTAACGATAACAGTATTCTTTAAATCTCCAAACTTTGGTAACTGTACGGTTAAAGTCGAAGGAATGGGAACGACAAAAGAGTTTTCATCCCCAAAAGGTTACGTTACTCTCAATCTTGGTGAAATGAACATAGAGGGAACATCAACGTTTACAGTTACAGCCGTCGATGGATTTGGCGTTCCTGCACCAGAAATTCTCTCATTTACTGTCATCACCGGTGGAATCAAATTATCATCAAACTTTGATTATATATTAGAACACGAGCATTTAAACACTCAAAGCGAAATATCCATAGTGTATAACGCGTCTGTTGCTGATACATCAAAGGTTATAAAAGTTTACGGTGAGGTTGTTGATTCTCAAGGAAACATAATAACAAACGCAGCCGGAAGATTATTAAGTTTCACTAAAGAAGGAAGTGGTGAAGTGCCATATAGTCTTACCGCACAAAGCTGGGATATAGGAGTCATACCGAACTGGGGTAATTATGCTTTAAGATTGTTTGCGTTTACTGGAGACACGCCGGACGATGAAAGTGAGGGCGAATTGACGACAAACATTGTCTACCCATTCTCATTGCTTAACGCAAATGACTTCGTTTTGAACAGCACCGTAACGGAAAAGACCGCCGATACAAACACCGTTGTTTCTGTTCCATTTACGATAGTTTGTGGTGATGTACACACAAATACACTTAAAGCTAACGGAAGCTTGTATCACGCAGTATACAATTCAAGTCTTAAAAAATGGGAAGCAACGACAATCGTTGAAGGCGTATCACTTGCAAGAGATGTTAATGTAAACCAGACAAACTATTGGTCGCTTGGTAAAATAACAGAAGCGGGCGATTATATCATAAGAATGTGGGCAACATCAAGAGAAGGAACCCCATCTCCTATAACTCACGATAGTGTTGAAATCCATGTAAAGGTAGATGTATATACAACAAACTGGAACTTGATTTCAGATGACTCTCTAATTTGCGATTTTGAAGCAGACGGTAAGAGTAACGCAAACGACCGAGACAAAACCGGAATATGGGAAAATAGTAGCCCTCACGGGAATGGAATATATTTCGAACTTCACAACTTAAACTATACAACGAATGGCTGGAAAAATGTAGATGAAACTCTTCCAGACGATCAAGAAGGTGAAAAAATGCTTAAGTTCACTGGAGAATCTTACGGCATATTGAAGAGAAATGGCGTTAACTATAATCCTCTAAGTCAAATAAATTCACTTCAGGATGGATTTACAGCTGAAATAATATTTAGAACAAGATGTATAGGTGAACTAGAAAACAAGGTCATGACGTCGCACATTGGAAACGGAACGAACTCTGCCGGTTTTTCAGCGTCATACGACACCTTGAGCCTTGGTAACACATCAGCACAAATAAAATATGACGTTTCGGAAGACGAATGGATTCACGCAACATTTGTCATCGATAAGCAAATTCACACCGAAGTTTCAGATGTTCAGGATTATGCTCCTGAGAGATTGATGACGATATACGTAAACGGTTCAATGTGTACAGCGGCAATACTTACGAACGAAATGATATTCGAAAGTTTTGCTCCTACAGTTCTTCTTAATTCTGCAACAAATCCAACAAACAACAACATTGATTATTTCGGGCAGTGTGAAATAAAGGCTATTCGTTTCTATAATAGAGCGCTTAGAGCATCTGAAGTAAATAACAATTACATTGTTTCTCACTATACAGATGAAGAAAAGGAGAGAATAAACGGAAGAAACCTCGATGTTCTCCCAATAGTTGAGTTCATTAACATTAACGCAACCGAGGGAAGAACGGCGAAAGAAATTAAAGATAATATAGAGCTTGTTCCATTCTCAGAACTGAACAAGATGAAAATTAAAGCTGAGCAGAAAAAAAGATATGCTCACGCAAAAATAGTATATAAAGAGCCTGGGGAAGATAGTGTTGTGTGGCCACATTGTTTCGTTCAGACACAGGGAACGTCTTCGCTTGCATATCCAGTAAAGAACTATAAAATAACACTATACACAGACGAGAACTATAAAGATAAGTATAAGGTTAAAGTTCAAGACGGTTGGAAAAAGGAAAGTAAATTTACTTTAAAATGTGACTTCATGGAAGCCGCCCACCTTAACAACACTCCAACCTGTATGTTCTATAATGATATGATTGATGCTCTTGTTGAAACTGGAGACATCGCAACAGGATGGAACAGCGATCATACAGTATATACAGCCGCAAATGACCACAGAAGCCCGGCTAGACGAGACGGAATGTTCGACGCAATCAAAGGGTTCCCTTGTATAGTAAAATACTACGAAAGTGAAGCTGATTATTACGACACTGATACTGATAAGGGTGTATATGTTGGAACATATATGTTCAACATCGATAAATCCGGAAAATCTCTTGGATTTGACGCTCCAGCAAAATACGATACAGACGGAGAGACAGAAATACAAGTTGATAACCCAAGAGCTGTTGCTGGAGTATATCCAAATTATGATCCATCTAAATCATATGAAGAAGGTGAGCGTTGTACATATGACGGCGCTGTTTATGAAGCCGCTGATGAAACGACTGCCGGTGAATTTGATCCTGAAGAATGGGGACCAGTTTCTCCGAGAGTATCAAACATAATGCAATCTTTTGAAGGTGTTGCAAACAAATCAAATTCAGCTGGATGTTTCTACAGTTTTGCTGATTACTGCGCTACGGCTTATAGAGACGACTATTGTTTGACTGCATATAACCTCTGGTTAGAATATTATTGGTATCCATCGCACGAGGAGCAATATGAGGCATGGAAACGTTCTCATCTTGGAACAGAGGTTACGCTAAAACAATATGTCGACGAGAATTATCCAGCTATGGACCTCGACGCATTCATAGAAACATACGCTGGACAAGATACGCCATTCGTTGAGAATTACGAAGGAGAGTCACCATATAAGCGTGAGGGGACAAACAATCTTTATCTCTTGGCAGAAGAAGATTACGAAGTTCCTTATAAGGACGAGTATGAATATTTCGCCCAAGACTATGAAATGAGATACGACTGGGATGATATAGAAGAAGGTGAAAAAGAGTTCTGGGGAGACTCAACTTGGGGATTGAAAAGAATGATAGACTGGGTTTCTGAAGCATCCAAAAACCTGACAACGTTCAAGAACGAATTCTCTAATTATTTCATATTTGAATATTGCGCAATATACTACTTGCAGATGATGTTGTTCGGTCAGGTTGACAACGCCGGAAAGAACTCTATGTGGGACACTTGGGATGGGCTTCATTGGATACCACGTCCATATGACCTTGACTCACAAGCCGGATTGGATAACACAGGTTTCGAAATAATAAAAGAAGACGCTGAGCTGATAGAAGACCTTTCCCCGTTCAAGAACATAAACAACACTCCTATAGCTGGAAAATATTTCGATAACATCGCGGCAAACGCTAAGGAAAGATATTTGAGCTATAACACAAGAACATCTAAATTCTGGATAGCATTTGCAACTGCATTTAGAACAGAAATCAATGCTCTTTACGGAAAGATCAGAAATTACGGAATTTATTCAATAGACAATATATCTGCAAAATATCTTGCGAATACTTCTGATATTATAGGAGAAGCATACTACAACAGAGACATGACAACCAAATTCTATAAGTTGTCAGATATCGGAGAATATATTTCTCGTATGCACGGAAACCGCGTTCAGAAGTTCAAGTCTTGGATGAAAAACAGACTCATTTATTGCGATACATTGTTCGACTACCACAACGAAACGGACTCGTTGAACGGTAGTATAGGTTTTCGTTCAGATGCCGTTACCGGAACAACAGGAACATATGTGTTCCTTGGTGTTAAGACATATTCTCCACAATACGTCAGAATAACCGTTGGTACGGACGAAGCCGATCTTGAAGGATATTGCAGCCGAGACTCAAGATATAGAGACCCATATACGCAGGAAATAAAGGAAGGTCTTCTTTTCCAGATACCAATAACATCTGGTAATAAGGAAATGTTCATCAGCGGTGCTGGTGGAATACGCGAGTTTGAGAACCTGTCTGAAATAAAACCGTCATCACTTATCCTTGGTGCTGCAACAAGATTGACAAGACTTGATCTTTCGGGAACGGTTAAACTTACAACACTATCCCTATTAAAGAACAAATTCTTAAGATATTTGAACTGCAACGGATGCACTCGTTTGGGAACGGAAGCGTCTGGTGCGCAGCTCAACCTTTCTAACTGCGAAAACTTAAAGGAAGTATATCTCGATGATACAAAACTCACATCAATAGCGTTCCCTGTTGGTGGAGCACTCAAGACAGTTAGCGCAAAGAATTCAAACATAACTGGTATAGGATTGAGTTCATGTCAATTCCTTTCATCTGTTGATGTTAGCGGTTGTGAATACATTTCAAGCTATGTTATCGATAACTGTCCTTCATTGACATCGATTGTTGCTGATGAACTTCCAATAGTTACTGTTAATATAACAGACTGCGATTCTATAAAGAGTATTTCATTGAAATCAAATTCAAGAATAGATACCCTTGTTATAGACAGATGCTCATCTCTGGAAGAATTGTACTTTAATAATAACAGAAGCGCCGGTTTGAGAACACTAAACCTTAGTGCAATTGACGGGCTTAAAACAATTGTTTTAACCGGTTCAGTTATAGAAAATATAAGGTTCGCGAGCAACATCGGAGATACGCTACGAACGCTCTCAATGTCACAATCAAACATAAAGAACATTGCGTACGATACGAATGAATTCGACGGTGTTGATATGTTAAACCTTGGATCTTTAACATCTCTATCTTTCTATAACTGCGTCAACATTGAAAAGATACTTAATCTAAATTATACAGGATCTTGCGCAAATTTATTCAGAAGCTGCAACAAATTACAAAGCGTTTCTGGAAGCTTAACTTGTAACGGTAGCGCGAGCTCAATGTTTGCTTATTGTTATGTGTTGGCTGACACAAGCGGGTTGGTGTTAAATTTTGTAAATTGTACAAGCTTATCTAGTGCATTCAACTCTTGTTACGATGTTCCTCTTGCTCAAATAAAAAGATTTCTTGATTCTTGTGGAGAATCATTAACAGACATATCATCATTATGTCATTCAAAGAAAGGGACTAAAACTGGTGATGAATACACGGTTATACCGGCAAACTTTTTCGGAAATTGTAAAAAAGTTACTTCGATGTCATCCTGTTTCTGGGGGGCTGGAATAACATCGATTCATGCGAACGCGTTTAAAAATTCAAGCGGGTCTACAGGGTTGTCAGAATGCACAACGGCTAGTACGGCATTTGGTGGAAACAGTGCAACATTAACATCTATTCCTTCCAACATATTTACGTTCTTCCCAAAATTGAAAACAGCGAACGCGATGTTCAGTGGAGATACGAATCTCGTTTTCACTTTAACAAGTACAATATTTAATTCTTGCCCAGACTTAGAAAACGCAGCAGCAATGTTCTCTGGATGTACAAAGATTACTATAGCAAAAACAGACAACGTTATAGCAAAAATATTTGCAAGTAACACAAAACTAAAAAATATAGACGGTATTTTTAATGGTTGTACATCAATAACCGGAATCGTTCCTGAAGGATTTTTCTCAAGTAACACTTTACTTGAGACGGCAGCAGCCGCATTCAAATCAACAAAAATACAATCGTTGACGGAAAACTCAATATTCAGAGCATCCGGAGACACAACTACAGTCTTTAGCAAACTTACAAATTTGAGCGGAATGTTTGCAAATTGTAGCTCTCTTGTTTTTGTTCCAACTGCAAATTTGTTTGCTGGCGCAAGCAAAGTTACATCTATTGGAAATAAGAGTACGTCGACCTATACAGGAGGATCATATAATTCAGGAGGATTGTTTGAGGGTTGTGTTGGAATTATACTTATAAATCCTGATGTATTTAAAACAATGCCGTTGCTTCAAAATGTAAGTCAAGTTTTCAAAGATTGTACATCATTAACTGCTTACTCTACACAAGATGGAACCGTAACGAAAGATTTGTTCAGTACGCACACAAACATAAACAACGTAAAGGGTTTGTTTAATGGATGTACAAGTTTAAACATCAGCGTAATGCCAAATTTCTTTGAGGGTTCAAAAACAAAAATAACAGATGCATCAGAACTATTTAAAGGCTGTACTAGCATATCCGGATTTAGCAATGACATTCTATCTGGAATGACAAAACTCGTATACGCGTACGACGCCTTCAACGGCTGTTCAAGTTTGGATATAGATGCAAGTGAACTTGATGTGTTCGACGGGTGTGAGAAATTGGAAAACGTTTCATCATGCTTTAAGGGTTGTGAAGGAATAACTGGAAGATTGCAATCAACACTATTTGATTCTTGCAGAAGTACATTGATAAACACATCGAGCATGTTCGAAAACTGTAAAAATATGACTGGTATAGACGTTGGAACAGAAGACATTGATCCTGAAAATCCAAAACTCGGTCTTCTTGCAGAGTGTGTGAAATTGACAACGGCGAAAGCAATGTTCAAAAACTGTAACAAACTTTCCGGAAAGATACCATGGGATATGTTCTGGACAGAAACGAGCGACAGAAGATACACGACATTAACAAATATATCTGAAATGTTCTTTGATTGTGGACTAAACGAGCCAACAAAATACGAAAACATTGACTACTTTGTCCACCCAGAATTCTTCTCAAAGCTAGTTTCCGTAGCTGATGTATCGTTTATGTTCCGTTTGACATATAGTTTCAGAGCAAACGTTGACAACCACACATGGACACAACCTTATCCTATATCAAACAATACATTCGACGGGTTGTATAAACTTGAAACGATACAGCAGATGTTCTGTTACAACCCAGGTCTCGGTGGAACGATATCTAACACTTGGTTCAAGAATTCACTAACATCACTTGTTAATGCATTCGGTGCGTTCTCAAGAACAAAGATAACAGGCGTAAGCGAACAGTTCCTAAGAACGGGAAGCTCCGCAACAAATAGAAAACTCAAATACGCAGGTAAAATGTTCTACGACTGTCCAACGATTGATGGAAACATGCCTAGAGTTGATATGGCTGCTGCATTCTCAGCTATAGACCACTCATCGTCACAGGGCATAAGCGGATATTGCTACAACTGTACTAATGCAGATAACTACGATTCAATACGCAATAACAATGTAATAGCTGTTCAATACGAACAGAACTGGTACTAATAAATAGAAAAACAGTTGAAACACAATGAGCGAAAACAACATACTACAATTTAAGGACAGGTTAAATAACGACGCTTCCGTATATCCAAGAACAAAGCATTTTGCCGTTGTTGATGATAATGAAAAAACTCTCGACAAGTATATAGCGGAATACAATGTAAACCGTCTTTATCCGGGGGCTACTGATTCCAGCGTATACACTCTAGCCACAGCAATCGAAAAACTTCCGGTTATACATAAACACGCCGGAATAAAACTGACATTCCACACAGGAGACGGAATATATAAAACTTATATGTGCAATTCTGGTGATGGAACACAAGAAAGTGATTATGTAGACATTTCTAAAGAATTTCAATTTTCTCCATTTGAAACAGGTTCTAGCGGTGATAACAGTGTCCAGCAGAAAGATACTGGGGCTAGTGCCACTGCAAAAAATGCCGTAGCAACTGGGGAAGATACGAAAGCAGAAGGAGTTAATAGTTTCGCTGAAGGTCACAATACTTTAGCTAAAGGTGTGGCAGCTCATGCTGAGGGTATCAATACAGTAGCTGGCAACGGAGATAAAAAACAACACGACAACACAAACACTCCCGGAGACTTCTCTCATGCTGAAGGCAACGGAACTCTTGCAAGTGGTAATTCTTCGCACACTGAAGGAAGGGATACACAGGCCACTCAATACACAGCTCACGCTGAAGGACTAAGCACTATTGCCAGTGGAATCACCAGCCATGCAGAAGGAGCAAACACAAGAGCTGGAACAGGTAGCAAACAAGAAGCACATACCAATACTAGTGAAGGAACATTCACACACGCAGAAGGTAATGGCACTTTAGCAAAAGGTAATTCAAGCCATGCAGAGGGAATATCTTCTGAATCGTTAGGTCGTGCATCCCATGCAGAAGGTTACAATACAACAGCCAGTGCAATTTCTTCTCATAGTGAAGGATTTGGCACGATTGCATCTGGTCAAGCAGCTCATGCTGAGGGTATCAATACAGTAGCTGGTAACAGAGAGAAGAAAGACCCAAATAACACAAACACGGCTGGATATTTTTCTCACGCGGAGGGCAATGGAACTCTTGCAAGCGGTAACTCATCACACGCTGAAGGTAAAGGCACGCAAGCAACTCAATATGCATCACACGCAGAAGGTCTTGGAACTATAGCCGATGGTGTAACTTCTCACGCAGAAGGTGCAAATACAAGAGCTGGAACAGGTAGTAAACAATCAATTCACACCAACACTAATGATGGTGCGTTTACGCATGCTGAAGGTAATGGAACATTGGCAAAAGGTAATGCAAGTCATGCTGAGGGAGTGGCTTCTGAGTCATTAGCGAGAGCAAGTCATGCTGAAGGATATAGTACAATAGCGAGTGCAATACAAGCTCATTCAGAAGGTGGACGAACAACCGCATCTGCACAAGCTGCACATGCAGAAGGCTACTCTACTACTGCAATTGGTGTTGCATCTCATGCTGAAGGAAACGGCACGTCGGCAGGTGGTGATAATTCTCATGCAGAAGGATATCAAACAGCCGCAAGTGGAGCATCATCTCATACTGAAGGATATCAGACAGAGGCAACCAGATTTGCATCTCATGCAGAAGGTAATGGTACACAAGCAGATGGACAGTGCTCTCATGCAGAAGGTAATGGTACACAAGCAGATGGACAGTGCTCTCATGCAGAAGGTAATGGTACACAAGCAGATGGACAGTGCTCTCATACAGAAGGCGTGCATACAAGAACTACTAATGAAGCCGAACATGCTGAAGGCTCATACAATAAATCCAACACAAGTACACGTCATTCTATAGGTATCGGTACATCTGGCACAAATAGAAAGAATGCATTTGAAGTTACGTCTAATGGTGAGATTTACATTTGTGGTGTCGGCGGCTATGATGGTACTAATCCCACGACGCGGGTGAACTCTCTGCAAAAGGTTTTGGAGGGGCTTGGAGTAACCATAGATTGGACAAAATTAGTATAAAATGTATCCAAGCCCAAAAAGGCTAAGCCTGCGACATCACCATTGGTGGTTGTATCCACACCAGCACCTTTTACTTTACACTGTTTGTTTAAAATAAAATAGGCGTCTATTATAGACGCCTTTAATAATTAAATTTCAATTATAAGCGGGACGTAACTAACTCTATAGTTTTCATCCTTTATGCTTACGTTTGCTACCGTCGTTGCTCCATATTCTGTCATAATGTGATTTCCAGAATGAACGTGTCCGCAAAACCAATATTTCGGTTTCTTTTTGAATACAGCTTCGCTCAATTCTTGTGACCCATATTCAGGAAGTCTATAATCCTGCAAACTTACACCAGTGTCATTTACATATTTTCCAGGACTATGCGTTAATAGGACGTCAACGTCTTCCGGTATTTTTTCAAACACTTCTTTCAGGTCTTCGCTTGACTTGTAAAACGCCCATCTGCTCAATTCCGGAATCCACGGTGTTCCATAAATCTTTTTGTGGTTATAGTTATAAACTGTATCCTGAAGATAAACAATTTTCTTCGGAAGCATCAATTTATCCTTTATCACATCAGCCGCCGCGCTTTCTTTTTCATATAAAGAATAGTCAATGTTTCTTCCAGAAAAATATTGGTTTACAATTCTCTGTAAAAAGAAGTCGTGATTTCCACCTATGAATATAACTTTAGCACAATCCAGTCCTTCAGCCCAAGGAACAAACTTTCCGCTAAACCAAGCTATAGATTTGAACACATCGTTCTGTATTTCAAGCGGAACGATGTCACCGGCTATACAAACAAGATCAACCTTTTCTTTAAAGTCTATGAGCGACCCGTGAAGATCGCTCATAAATGCTATTTTCATTCCCATATTAGTCGCAGTAGATTTGTCTTGTATTCAAGAGACCAATCTTGGAGTCATAGACCTCGTACATCTGTGCCGGTGGTTCATATGCAAACCCGTTGCGGAGCGCATAGTTATCCTGTCCGACGATACTTCCGTTAACAACAACACCCTTCATCTGGCAGCACTGATGATAATGACCGATGAAAAGTTTGGTCTGCCCGAAGTTCTCATGAGTCTTAAGACGATATCTTCCAAGTGCCGGATATATTCCGCAAACACCCTGTCCGGTGCTGCGAACAGCATCACCGTGCTCGAACAGGAACACGTTTCCGTCTTCCATATTGATGATTGCCTTATCAGAGTTAGGAATAACAAACTCGATTGGAAGACCCTCTGCCTTGCAGAAGCTTTCAATGTTCTTATACATAAGATATTCGTAGCTCATCTTGTATGCACCTGAACTCCAAACCTTCTTTGTTGTTCTGGAGTGATTTCCGATAACGCCAACAAAAAGAAGCTTCTTGATTTTGGTGTTCTTAAGAATGAACTTAAGACCGCTGTAAATTAGACTCTGTCCTTTTATAACCGCATCCATTGGCATCATAGAGTTCGATGCAAGGTATGACTCATGAATGAGACCGTTTATTATATCTCCGAGACAAGCGAAGATGAGATTCTCAACACGGTCGTCTTTGAGACAAAGAACCAGATTGTTGAAATAGTTGCGAACCCTCTTTTCCGCAATGTCTATGTTGTATTCGTTCTTTCCGAGAACAGATTCCTTTTCGATTGTCTGTTCAAGATGAACATCGCTGAACAAAGCGACACAATATCTCGTGCCATTTTTATGGTTTGCAAGATGGAAATCGTAATCAGTTACAGGAAGATCGTTGACACTCTTGATGTCCTCCTTCATCTTCTTGAACTCCTGATATTCCTTCTCGTCTTCTCTCGGCTTCACAACCTCGATAACTCTTGGTGCAGCAGGAACTTCGGTTTCTACGTCGTCGAACAGTGTTGGTTCTTTTACAATCGGGGTTGCAAACCCGAAGGTTTCGAGGACATATGTCATTCCGTTTATCTTTACATAGTTGTCACGTTTAAGACAGCGGCTGATTCTCTTTCTCGAAACGCCGAGTTCCTTTGCGAGCTGACGAATGGAATTGTAGATTTTACCGTTTTCGTCAACAATCTTGTTTGATACACTTGAAATTACGTTAGCCATTTCTTAAAAATTTTTAATTATTCTTTACTACTTTATTTGTTCTTTCCAAAAACCTTTTTGAACATATCGATTTCTTTGTTTCTTTTCATATGTTCATCGAAGTCATAATTATATCTCAAACCAATCTGCATGTTATGCCAGTTAAAATATCCTTCAACGTCTGACCGTCTCCACTTTCTCTTTGGTTGCCAATCCTTATATCTCTCGAAATAATATTCTTTCCAAGCAATGAATTCTTCAAAGGAATCAAACGAATATTTCTGGAACCAGTTTTCCCAGTATATTACACTATCATCAACAAAGGATCTGTCCTCCGGCATTCTCGGAAGTTTCTTGATGTCGTCAACGGTAACTCCGTATTTTTCGAGTTCCTTGTTGACTATATCGTATTCGAATTCTTCGTCTGACAGTTTTTTGATATTCGCCATTTCTTACTTATTATATTTCAATTGATTTGTTGGATACCACTCCGAATTCTTATATTCTTCGAGCGTTCTTGAGTTTGTATAACTCATTGCACTCCTCAAATAATCAATTTCGTTTCTTACCCAACCGGCAATAGAATATTCTACTTTCTGATATTTTACAAGACCCTCAGATGTTTTGAATACGCGTCTTGCTTCATTTCCAACACGAGCCTTGGCATTTATTATATTAGCCTGAGCTTTTTTAGTTGACATGCCATAAAACTCTTTCCATACACTCAATTTGTTTTTCTTTATGAGATCAACAACCCAAGAATAGTCGGCTTTTCTAACCTCTCTACCATACATTAAAAGAGTCTTTAATGGTCTTATTATCTTCTTTCCACGTATATTGAAAAAGAAGTTTCCATACATCGTTTTTGCAGAACTCTCAATCGCCTTATTAAACAAACCGCCAATCATTACGGCATCTGCGTATATGAGAGCTTTCTGTATATCACCGAACCCGCGTATTCCGCCATCGGCTATGATTTTGCACTTTCCGCGAAGACGCTCTTTCTCCTCATAAAGTTCCTTTATAAGAGAGAAATATGGATAATGTATGCCTCCGTTGGAGCTTGTCAAGCAAGCCGAACCGCCACCAATTCCAACTCTCAAATAATCGCACCCTGCGTTTTCGTACAGTTCATACGTTTTTGGATTTGCAATGTTACCAGCCATAACAAGCGAATTGTCTCCGTAAACATCTTTTATTTCCTTTACAGTGTTGATTGCGTCGACCATATGACCATTAGCCATGTCTATGCACACCCTGATTGGGTTCTTCACAGAAAACTCTTTCTTGAACCCTTCCAAAACAACAAGTCTCGGAATGTTTTTAGCCTCATCCAACGAAAATGCAACAAATGGGTGGCGTCTGCCTTTCTCTGCTGTACCGATAAGCAAACGAATTCTCTCGCCATACCCAATGGTTCTTGGGATTACGACATTTATCTTGTTATCATAAAAAGTCTCCCAATTGTCTAGACCTATTACAGTGTCCATAGGAGAGCACCATATCGGGAGCATGCCGTCTTCTGTATAGCAGTTGCATTCCTTTCTTGACCGAATGTCTGTCTGCACGGCTGGGATGACTGTTATGTCATCATAATTAAATTTAACATCGCGTTCTCTCATCTTATTCTATAGTTACAATGTATTTGCTATCTTTTCTCTCAATGCTTTTTACAACAACATTTTCTCCGTTTCCGCAGTCTATAACTGTTCCTGAAGATATGAATGGACCACCGTCCGGGTCCAGAAACGAAATTTCTCCATCTCCATCACACCTTCCTCCAACTCTATAATATGGAGATTCGTCTGTTGTTGACCAAATGAAACTTTTATCATCAATTTTTTTCAAAGTTGAAGATACTTTTCCATATCTGTTTGATAGTTCTATTGTGTCACACACAAACATATTTATAAGCTTAATTCTTTTTTTGAATTTTCCCACAACTCCATTCCAGTTCTAACATCGACAAAATTAACATTGTGGTCTTCATCCATCACCTTCACAACACCGGCAAAAACGTTGCTCATATAATCGTATCCCTTCTTCGTTACGTATTCGCCGGACGCGTTAACGACATACCAAAGCCCGTCTTCTTCCTTGCAAACCGATGCTACTCCATATTCGTCATCGAAATCCGTGCACAAATAAAACCAATCATCAAAAAGAACCTTACCACTCTTGTCTAAAAAGTTGTAAGACTTTTTCATATTATTCTGGTCATCTGGATCTCCAAACAGTTGATGAACCCGGCACACTCCACTTTTATTATATCCCTCGTAATAATATATCGTTTCAAACTCCTGTGGATCTGTTTCCTTAGAAAACATCAGTTCAAGCAAACAAGGAATCATAAGTATTCCGAAACTACCGGCGAACACTAACGTCGAGTTCAGCCAGCCATTATCAATGAGGAAAAAGTATAAAACAGACACAGCAATAGACAGTACAATGTCTATCACAATGTGCTTCAAAATCTTCTTTTTATTATCTGTCATTGTATCTTACTTTTATGTTGACGGTGCAAATATACGGAAACATTTTTAAAATTAAAAATCAATCTTATAGAAAAGTCCTCCGAGACAAAGCAAAAACAAAACAAGTGGCCATAACAACGATATCAATAATGCAATGCCGATTCGCTTCAAAGACGATATGATACAGGTCTTTTTTGATGATTTTTCGTATCTCAAAGAAAAAACTCGTCTTATAAATGGTACAGTAAGTGCCAGAAAAACAAAAAGTGCGAATATCGCATATGTAACAATTAACTCAATCATATCCAATACTTTTTTGCAAATATACGGAAAAATCTTAAAACGAATAAATAAAGAAACGTATTTTATCAAGTTGTGGCATATTTACCAAACAAAAAAAGCGCACGTTGGTTTGCATCCAGACACGAGGACAATTACACCAATCTAGGATACAACTATAAAGGAAAGATATTCAGAAAATCTATGAGCCATATTCTTTTTCAGAATAAGGTTAATGCGGCATTATTGGATAAGATAGAACCGATGATCCAATATTTGATAGACTGCGTAAAACAAGTTAGAATACATTATATGTTCTCTCTTGATAAAAATGATACAAGAATAAGATAACATATGGCTACAACATGTTCATTTAATTATAATAAAATTCACCTATTCGATAAAGACGGGTGTGAGCTAATGCTATCATACAAACACGCAGTAGTGTTCAAATTTATAAATAGCGAACACGAAAATGAAAGCGCAGAATATGCGTTCGTTGCGTATGGAAATGAACTAATAAACTCCACCCTATACAAAATAAAACCCGGAACTAGATACAATGACGGAAATCCGGTTGTAACTGCAATCGTCACAATAAATGGAACAGCCGTTCCAGAAAGATTTCAAGTCAATGTAGGTCTTGATAGTTTTGTTCCATATGAATCTAGCGACGGAACAAAATACGAGCTCGATATAGATTATGACCACTGGACAACGGCAAACAAAAAATCTTTCCTTCAATCTCTTGGAATACAGATAAGTGGAAACAGAATTGTTGATAACAGAATACCTTTCCCATCATCAACATTTGAATCAAACCTTGTGTTCGAAAAAGTTTCAACAGAACTAATAGAAACACAAACTCTGTATGCTTTAGTTGAAAGCAATGGAAGATACGTAGACGTCTCAACTTATGTTTCAGAAGATCCGAACAAGATTTATTACTCAGAGGCGTTCATAAAAAAATACGGATTATTCTTTTTCATAGATTGCCGAGAACAATCTGACTTTAGAATATTTACTGTATCCAGCGATGAAATTACATGGACAGATAGACAGTTCATAAATTTTAAAAACGGCTTAGATCCGGGACCGCAAAACGGATACAGAGTAGACATAGGATTTTCGGGAGAAAACGAAGGCGTATATGAAGAAAAGATTTATATGTGCCTTGCAGAACTCGATGACGGAGAATACACAAACGGTGCGATACACATCATTGGAAAAATAACAATGAAAGCTGAGACCGAGGGGTTCGATGAAAGATATAAAACTTTATTCACAAACTTTGGTTTGCCGGACCCAATAGAAACCGAGCGGGTTTTCTCAGATTCAAACGACAATGATGATAAGCCAGACTATAGAAAAATAAACAGACACGCGAAGAAAACGTTCCTTACGTATTCTGAAATCTTCCCATATGCTGGTTCATATAAGGCTTTGTTTAACGCAACAAAGCTTCTTGGATATGATGATATATTCTTTAAAGAGTGGTATAGAGAAATCGGTGGGGAAATAAAGGATAATAGAGGTTATGTCGCGTATGACATCACGGCTGGTTCTACGTCAAAACAAAACAGCATAACGAACAAAACCATAGAGGAAAGAATACATCTTAAAAAGCTGAACTGGCTTTCTATGATGTATAGACTTGAAGAAGAGGACAATTCCAAGCCAATAGACATATATGGATTTCCAAGCGTAATAAAGAAAGAAAATTACTACACGAGAGATAAGATCCTAAAGCTGATAAGTCTTAAGAAGTGGCTTGAGAAATACATAATAGGCGTAAACGCAAGAATAACTGACGTTGGCGGTGAGGGTATAGTATTCGAAAGATTTTCTATGCCAAAATATGGTTCATATCAACAGGTATTCGATTACACAAATGAAAAATCCATTGGCGCCAATTCTCACTCAAGGGCTTTTGTATTGAAAGATGCATCAGCTTCAATTAGAGTTAATGTCAATACTAGCGATGAACTCGGAAGAATAGAAGACTATAAAGGAAAATCGTTTTATTATTTTGCTGAAGGAAAATTCGTAGAGGACGGCGAAGATTGGATTTTTAGAGAACTTTCTTCATCGTCCGACGATGATGACAACATTGTTTATTTTGGAAGATGCATTGAGCTTCACGACAACTTAAATACAATAGAATTTAAAGCAAAGGGAACCCTCGATTCAATAAGACTTGGAGGAGAGTCTATGGTTCTTAATGGAACTTGTGGAATTATTGTAGATGAAGGAGAAATGTTTTTCGACCCAGATGACTCGATAGAAAATCCGAACATATCAATATTTAATAACCCCCCTATAATAGAGATAAAATCTGGAAAAATTGGAGATGTTAATATAGAGTTCAATGAGTCAAAAAATGTATGTATTATAAATTCAGTTGAAACTGCATACAGAAAAATAACTTTGATTCCTCCAACTCACACCGGCACTTTCAATTCATATAGCAGCCTAGTCACCCTAAAGCCCGCATTTTCCAATTCATCGATACCGATACACAATGAACAGGAATACGGAAAAGACGTTAGAACATACGGTCTTGTGTATAACAGGGATACAAAATCAAACGACGCCGTTTTGAAAATAATCGGATACGAATGTTCTCAAACAAACGGAGGGTTGTTCACATGCGATATATCAGAATCAGAAAGATTACAAATAAGAGACGGTCGTTTGATATTTAATGATGCCGACAACAACAGGAAAATAATATTGGAATATTCTTCTGAATCTGGAAATGTTGTCATCACACCAAAAGTTTTGCAATATTCAGAGTCTGTGACGATGTATAAATATCTATCATCAATAGAATCTGAACAAAATTGGGTTGAGAGATTTACGCCAAATCAAGCGTATACCGATTTTATAATCAATTATAACAACGAGCCAGATGGAGATGAACACATAAATGGAGCTATACGCAGCAATTCATCTTGTGAGATAATTGTCAAGAATGCTGGAATTTATGATATAGATGCCGTAATTCTAGATCAATGGAACAATATGTTCTCAAAAAAACTTTGCGAGAAAATAAACGTAGTTTCATCGGATATAGACGCTAGCACATATTCAACATCAGATTACAGTAACAACGAATTTGATTTTGAAGGCAAGGAGGCAACAAATCCATTCACAATAAATGATCCAAGTACGTTTATATATAAGTATTGTCCAAAACGAGAAATTTCTTCAGTTAATGGTGTAGATTCATCAACAGTATCCATTGAACTGGACTATGATGGAATTGAAAACAACTCTTATGTGAGAAAATATGGAAAGGTGATGATAAATTCCCAAAGAGCAACGCTATACAGAGTTGAACCTTCTTCGGACCAATCTCAAAAATGCATGACGTTCCATATTGATTTTGGAAGAAATCGCCAGCACTATTTCACAAACAGCGAAACGGATAAAGAACATGATTGCAAAATTGTTTTAGTAGATAACGCAACAGATTACCCGGTTTTGATTTATGATGCAAAATTTTCAAATATGTATTTTAATCAAAATGAAAATTATACAGAATTTGATATTCTAATAAGCAATGAAGATTATGTTGAATTTAAACGGTTCTTGGATAAGAGAAAATATGATATATATGTTTTTCCAAACTGGAGAAATGATGCGACATCGCTGAAAGAAATCGATCCGGGAAACGTATTTAGAGTTGATACATCTACAGAAGAATGTATAATATCCGAAGGACTTGTGTATAAAATGAAATTATTAGCTTCCACAGACAAATGTGGATTTGTGTCAGTAAAGTTTAATGAAACAGAACAATCTGGAAACCAAAAAATATTAACATGTGACACAGAAATAAGATGCGATAGCGAAGACGCTAGATTTGTTCAGATATCACCAGCAGTCGGAACATTCTTTTCAACATCTTTAAAACTTGATGGTTCTTTATCGAACTTTAAAGACGGTTCAATCGTTCTTGGTGATGATAGAAGTAGAGAATATGGATATTTCCTTGATCCTACACTTGCCGTCGGTTTTCTTGATTTTGATTCCAGAAACGGAGAGAAAATGTGGGCTGACATAAACGAACAATCTTTGTACACATACAACTGTCCGTTAAGAACATCTGACCCAAGAATTATTGTAAAACCTCTCCTCGGAAGAGCGTTCGACGAAGAGCCAACCAAATATACAGTAAGGTGGAAACTGTTCAGACAATACACAAACGCAAAGCATGAACTTCTTTTGGAATGCTGGAATAGAATGGTTGCGTTTGTTTTGCCGGAAGAGGGAACGTATGATATAGACTTGACCGTTTACGATGAAAATGGAAACAAATATAATAAATTCCTAGACGGAATAATAACATACGATAAGAACGTAAATGAACAATAAACAAATAAAGCGGTTCGAGTTGAACCGCTTTATTTTATTCCATGTAAAGATTTTACTCTTTTTCGTTGCATTTTCCGGCACACTCGCCTTCTACGCCGCCCTCACCGGTTGTTTCTACTGATTTATCTTCTGTCGTTGTTCCGTCCGTTTCTGTTGGATCGGCTTCAGCACCCTCAAGGACATAAAGATAATATCCCTGCTCGAACATTCTCCACTTTGTCTGAATGTTCTCGGCTTTCTTCTTCTGAAGCTCGTACCAATTGTGGTGGTCATAAAGAGTGTCACAGATTGGAACATACTCGTCGTTTTCATCCATCGCCTGTTTTGCTGACTCTATTCCGATTCCACCGCGACCAACAAACTTGATGTATGAGAATTCCATTGCTCCATATTCGAACACAAGGTCAACTGGATTGTTTTCATCGAATCCATCTATGAACTGCTGCATGAGTTCGTGGAACTGCAACACACCAACGAACTCCATACCGGTCCAAGGACAATTGTCAATGAACTTCTGCATAAATTTAGCAACACGGAGTGCGTTTGCTTTGTCAGCGATAAGATAATCCTTCTTTTCCTGGAGAGCCTTTACGAAATCTTCGTATTCTTTCTTTGCTCCTTCAATGTCATCATTCGTTGGGATTTTGTCCGGATCAATCCAGAATTTACCCATGTTGTTAACATTGAACTCAGCGATAGCGTCTCTTCTCTGTTTTTCCTGACGAGCTGCTTCATCAACAGCCTTCTTGTCTACTTTTAAATTTCTTGCCATTTGCGTTTTATTTTCTTTTTGTATGTGTAAAACATTTAATTTCTTTCAGTTCACAATCACAACTGATATACAAATCGTTTTTACTATCATATTTATCTGGTTCGCTTTCAACGCCCAAAATTATATCTCCGTAATAAACAATTATATTCTTTCCGGTCATCAGTTGAAACGGAATTCGTTTATATCCTTTAATATAAACGTTTCTGTACAGTTTTATATTAAGTAGTGACATATAGCCCAAATCCCAGCACCTAAAACACCAAGGTTAATAATGCTCCATATTAGAAATTTTGATAAGGTCAAACTGTACCCCTCAAAAATAAACAGCACCCCGTATGACAGAGACTGGTTTCCTTCCTCGTCAACAAAATTTGATATCTGCGGTGTAAGGTATTCGCTCCAACCAAGTTCCCGCCCAAGATATTCTACGATTGGTTTCAGTTTTGTCATTACCATAGCCTCTCTATCGTAGTCGGCGTTCATCAAGTCTCCGTCTGTACAATTTATCTGTACATACAATATATTTCCAAGCCAGTTTGAATTTATATTGTATCTTGTCATCTTCGAGTCGGCTCGACTCATCTCCTTTTTTATCTGCTTCTTGAAAGCGATAAAGTTCTTAAGATCTATAAATGATTGAAACATCTTAATCGTTGATTTATTTTACACTGCCTCACTGAACAGTTTATATTCGGTTACTAAATCCCTTTCCCTATAATTCATTTCGCTCTCAAGAGCAGTTAACCCCTTTCTCAGCCAAGTCTTTACAGACGAGAGGTTTATTTTGTTATCCGATGCAATATCTTCAAGTTTCTTATTATTTATGAACCTATCCACTAAAACCGTTTTATATGTGTCAGGAAGATAGTCCATGCATCGAACAGACGCATCAAACGTTTCAAATGTTACACTTCTTTTGTCATATCTATCCCAGCGCCCGTTCTTCATAACAAGATCAAAATCATCATCTTCATTAAAAGAATCGATTTCGTTTCTACAATTCTTAAAAAGCTCGTTATCATAGACTTCTGAGATGTCTGCGTCTATCGCTGTTGATAAAAATTTATCATAACCATCTCTCAAAAGCATAAGGCTGTTGTTCAACGCTATCTTATATATCCAAGTGGAAAACTTTCCCTTTGATTGCACATACGATTTCCTCTTGAAATAAATCATCTCAATTGTTTTTGAGAAAACATCGTCTACATATTCATTTGATTTTACAATAGTCAATATGTATTTTTTTAACCCCCATTGTATCCTATTATAGAGTTCTCTAAAATTCTTGTCGCTCGGACAATTCACAAACCTCCGCCCAAGGATTTCAATATCCCTCTCTTTTGGGGCGAATTTGTCTGTAGAGTTCTCTAAATTGAATATGTCTACCCTCCTCGTCATCTGGCATCAACACACTTATTTTTCATCCTTATTCTCAGGGACAGGAACAAGTTCTTCAAAGTATTTGAAGAAATTATCTTTTTGATTCAAAACTGCCATTATAGCAACAACATGCTTATATGGGAATTCTGAAAGTTCTGAAATAAACTCATTGAGCTGAGCCAGAGTGAAAACCCTTTCACAACTTTCTATTTTATCAAACAATCTTATTGCGTCTGCATAAGCAACATTCGCCAACACCTTCTTTAAATCATTGATAAAAAGCTGCGTCACGCGATATTTTAAATCATAATTAAGAACCTTTGGTTCCGGCATATCTGTTGATTTAGCCATTTTTCTATACTTAATTTTTATCGTTTAATTCTCTAATAAAATCTGACATTATTGACACAAACCGTCCACATTGAGGACACACAATATACTGTCCATCGCGATCTCCTTTAATATCTGATTCGTCAAATTTTGCCTCACATCCACACACCCGGCAAGTGAACATATATTCTTTCTTGTTTTCGTTTCCTTTTTTTATTATTTCCATATTAACCTCCCAATATATCTTTAGGCTGTATTATTTTAATCCTTCTCTTAAATTCATCCGGAAACATTTTATATGACTGTCTTGCAAGATTGGTAAAGCACCCGTCAAATATGAAAGTAACACACCAGTCATGTTCACTTCTTATTCCTCTTCCGACTCCCTGCAATATTGATATAGCAGTTGTGTTTGAATACCACTCCGGTCTTATTTTTTGTTTCGCCGAAACAAACTTATCAGCCAAACTTGGATATGGTATTTTCATTATGATCTGGAATCTGCACAAATCGTCGTCAAACGAAAGACCCTCTATTAGACTTGGTCCGACCAAAATTTTATCAGACGATGCCTTGAACGCAAATATCGCTTCGTCCTTTCCTTTTGAATCATCATATAAGATGAGCCTTCGTTGTATGTCGTCAGGAACACCGAAATATAATTTCTTTGCGAAATCATAACTTCCGGTTTGAATTATACCACGTTTCCCTTGATACATATTTATTGTTGCGATGATAAGTTCTATTATTCTCGGCAACGACGTTTCTTTTTCTTTATATGACAACTTATATGTGTCTATGTAGAATATCGGAGAATTTGTGAAATCAAACGTCGACGGTATATCTATGCTCAGATATTTTTCTGTAGCAACCTCTTTTGCATATGCGGACGCTTCACCAATAGTCGCCGACATATACAATTTGTTTTTTGCGTTTCTGTGAAAATACCTGCCCATAAGATAAGATTCTTCGATACAGTTAAACGCTATGACCGATTCGCTCTGTGGGTTCTTAACCATATTATCTATGCCCGTCGATTCTATTATCCCAACATACGAACCAAACGTACGAAGATGCTCCTCAACAAAGTTGCAGTTATGAACAAGGTTCTTGTCTTCTTTTGACATCTCTTCTCCACGTTCAAGTTTTTCTCTCAGCTCTCGCATTATAGCATCAACGTTATCAGCGACGATAACAACCTTTTCGACATATTCCTTTAAGTTGTCGAATATAACCTGATTGTCCTCTGAATAAAATATATTTTCTCTTATCCGTTTAATGTCAGTTATTACTTCAGAATCAACCTCACCGACACTGTTCATTATGTTTATGAATTTTCCCTCATCTGATTCAGATAATTTTGGAGAAAAATAACTTTGAACAATCCCGACAAGCTTATGCGCTTCATCGAGTATTGTGAAGTCTCTTGTTGTAAACGGCGGGTTGTCAACCATCGGCTTCACGAGATTCTGTTGAATGAGCCAGAACGCGTATGTACATATAACAACGTCGGAATTCATTGCGCGAAGTCTCTCCTGAATATATTGGCAACTGGATGAACAATCTGGAAACTTCATAAATATGTCTTTATAGCTTTTACAGCCTTTCAATTTACACTCACCAGCAGTAAACGGCAGTCCGTTTTTATGACAAATGTAATTATCTTGTCCTTTTATTACGCTCCATTTCGGAAAGAATCTTTCAACATCTTTTTCATATTGCTTTATCAATGACAAATCACTTATAACAATGTATCCTTTCTTTCCGTAAAATTCTGACATAACTGCGGCCGCAAGTAAACCTATTGCAGATTTTCCGGATCCGGTTGGTCCCTGCAATATTATATCTGTGCAGCTTCCAGATAGCCAAGAATACACAGTATTCACAACAGCTTCCTTCTGGTTTGGTCTAAACCTAAAAGTAGAGCCGTAGTGACGAAGTGCGCAATCCTCAACCTCTTTTTCTATTTTTTGAATAGTAACTTCCACTTTTGCAAATATACTGATTTTTTGTGGTTTAAAACAGTGCTACAGATTCAGATTGGTTGGTTTCTTTTTCATTTTTAACAACAACTGTCATCACAATGGTGTCTGGAACTCCTCCAATCATTTCAATATATTCCGATTCCGTCAATGTTTTTATACCAAGCTCCTTTGCCTTTTCCAATTTGCTCGGTCCGGGTTCACTCCCAACAATCAAATAAGTGAGAGTTTTATTCACTCCGGATGCATATGTTCCACCGTTGTTAACGATTGACTGTTTGATACCCTCTCTGCTATAATTTTTGAAATTTCCCGTAGCGAGAATCTTCATTCCTGAAAGAGTTTCGCTGATTTTTGAAGAAGACTCCTTAACTGCATTTGGCAAAAGTTCAGCAGCCATCCCCACCATTGTAGCATTATCTTTTAAAAAATCACAAAAACATTTTGTAGCAACATCTCCAAGATCATCAACTGTGAAATATCCAAGTTCGACAGCGTCCATTATACTATCAATGTTTTTGTATGTGTTTGCGATTTTCTCTGCTGACACTTTTCCAATCATAGGAATTCCAAGAGACACGATTGTCCTATCGAGACCGAGAGTTTCGACAGATTTCTTCAAATTATCTACTATTTTTTCTGACAATACCTTACCAAGTCCAGCTGAATAAAAATCGAGTGGACTTTTGCCGAAGAAGTCCCACCAATCTTTAACACATCCACACTCATAAAGCTTCCTTATACTCTTTTCGGAAAGACCGTCTATATTCATACACTCTTTCTTCGCAAAATGTATAAGTTTCTGTATTTTAACTTCATCACATTCCTTATTTGTACAATATAGATGTGCACCATCTTCTATTTTACGAGAAAGCGGTTGCCCGCAAAACGGACAGATTGTTGGTTCGACGAATTCAGAAACTTCACTTTCACTAATAAGGGTTCTTTCGTAATCTACACCATCGACTCTTGGTATAACCGCACCGCCCTTAGATATGAACAGATAACTTCCGACCTTTATATCGTTCTCTTTTATAAAATCGACGTTGTTTAACGTTGCCTTAGAAACCGTAGTGCCGTCTATATCTATTGGCTCAAGCTCTGCAACGAAACTAATCTGACCGGACATCCCGATCTGCATAGTTATCGCTTTCAATTTGGTTGACGCTTGCTCCTGTTTAAACTTAAAAGCCTTAGCCCAATGTGGAACCTTCTGTGTGTATCCCAACTCCGTTTGTTTTTCAAAATCGTTAATCTTTATAACGATCCCGTCCATTCGATAATCCTGCTTATACAAAAAGTTGTTCTCAAAATTATCGAGAATCTTTATAACGTCATTTGTTTCTGTGAACAGTTCAAAATTGAGTATTCCAAACCCAAGCGACGTTGCAAACAATAACATATCAGATTGCTTTTTTAGGTGCTTTTCTGATATTGTTTCGTCATCACAGTATACTCCGTATGGCTTGAAAATAAGATTTCTTGAAGCGGTTATTCTCGTGTCCAGCTGTTTTATTGAACCTGCCGCCGCATTTCTTTCGTTGGCAAACGGCTGTAGTCCACTTGCTTCCCTTTCGAGATTTATTCGTTTAAGCTGTGATTTTGGAAGCAGTATTTCCCCACGAACTTCTATTTCTTCTTTATATGGAATTTGTAGAGGAACATTTTTTATTGTCTTTACATTCTCTGTTATGTCAGCTCCCTTGTATCCGTTTCCCCTTGTAGACGCCTCAGCCAAAACACCATCTCTGTAAATGATGGAACACGACGTTCCGTCATATTTTGGCTCAGCGATTTTCTCTATTCCAGAAAACTTTACCAACCAAGCGATTAGTTCATTTCTGTCGTAGCAATTTGCGATAGAACCCATTATTCTTTTTCTAGTCACTTCCTTAAATTCAGATTGTTGTAAATCTGAACCGACCCGTTGTGTTGGAGAATATGGTAAGATATATCCGGTTTCGTCTTCCAACGATTCCAGTTCTTTCATAAGCATGTCGAATTCATAATCCAAGATTGTTGGAGAATTCTCTACATAATATCTTCTGTTGTGTTCATTTAATTCCGATACGAGTTGTTCGATTCTATTCTTTTTTGACTCGTCTATCATATATACAAGAAAATGTTTTTGCAAATATACGGAAAAATGATAAATATAGAAAGTAATCTAAAAAAGAGATGGCAAATGATTCTAATAAACTTGTTGATGTTGGGTGTGGAAGACTAATTCCACAAGGAAATCTAGATCCAAACGTTCCCGGAACATTAGGAAACATGATGAAAGCTCTAGATGATGCATATAAAACAAAAGGTTCATTCAAATCTTCAACACCAAGCGGGTTTGCCCCAGGATTTACAACAAAAGGATTGGAGGGTGAGTGGGGTACAATGACAAACGCTTCCAAATAATGTATAAAAAGTTATCAAACGAAGACATAAAACTTCTTGAGTCTCTTATTGAAAAATATGGGGCTGAATTCGTTGTAAATGAACTAAGAATACCAAAAAAGTTTTTCCCAGCTCTTGTATCTGCCGGGTTGTCTATCGGAGGAGCAACTGGCGTTAACGCACTATATAATAGAACGCATCAAGATTCAAAGGAGGATGAAATTTCCAAAAAAGATGATACTGTAAAAAATCCTTATAATATGAGCGATGAGGATTATGAACTTTTTCTTGAAAAGGTCGATGCAGTAGGAAAAGAGATAGATAGAATTCTTGGTTACAGGGGTCAAAGCAAAGATGATATTGATTTCAGTATCGAAAACCTTGTATACCAATGCTACAAATATAACTTCGATCTTCCGCTTGCGATGGCTCAGGCTCACTGGGAATCCCACTACGGAACAACATCAAGAGCACAAAGAACAAAAAGTATGTTTTCAGTCGGCTCATATGATAATGGTCATAACGCTTCCATATATGATACAATGGATGACTGCATTGAACCTTATATAAAAATTATGTTAAGGGACTTTATGCAAAACGGAACGAGAAGTGCAGATGATATATTAAACCCCGGAGAATTTTACAGATTGTTTGGAAGAAAAAAAGCTAGATACGCAAGCGATCCAGAATACGAGGGGAAAATCAGACGACAACGGAACAATATAATAAAGTCTTATCCTGTTCTAGCAAAACCATATTCGAGCTATAATATTTAAAATTAAAAAGGAAGCAACACTGCTTCCTTTTTAATTTAAACTTCTGGAGTTTCTACTGGGGCTTCCGCTGGAGTTTCTACTGGGGCTTCTCCGCCACCGAGATCGCCTCCTCCTAACTCTCCGCCGCCGAGATCACCGCCGCCGAGACCTCCACCAAGGTCGCCACCTCCGAGACCTCCTCCAAGATCACCTCCTCCACCGGCGCCAGCTGGCGGTGTTGCATTCTGTTGCTCTCTCTGCTTTTCGAGTGCTTCTTTTTCCTCATCTGCTTTGAGCTTCTCGTTAAGCTTCCAATCGTCATCTGTAAAGTTAAGGTACCTCTGAACAAGAAATCTTGTGCTGAAAACATTAACACCGTTTTTATCCTGAATGCCAGCAAGTGTCTGAATTATGTTTGCACCGGCTGATAGGTTTGCTGCTTCCTTTGCTAGTCTAAATACATTTTCTTCCGTAAAGGTCAGACCAAACGCGTTCTTCAAAACATTGTTCGATGCAAACTCAGGATGATGCAAACAGAACTGTAACCAAGTTGGCTTTATCAATATCTCTTTAAATATTCCACGAATTCTGTCAATGAACAACGAGAATCTATACTCTTCTTTTGTCATCGTGCTGTTATCCGGAACGATTGATGTTTCGGAACCATCAAATATCATATTGAATCTATCCTTCGGAAGTCTAGTCTCGATGATGAATCTCTGCCAGAACCATTTCAAAGGTTCGGTTGAATTCATGTCGTGCCCTTCTATACCGATTTCTCCGATTTCTGTTGTTGTTCCGTCCTTAGATGGGAACACCATCGTTTTTGCAAAAGAAAACTTCGGTTGACCGTTAACGGTTATTTCACCGGACATATTGTCTATGTTTATGTCTTCCTTATAATAGGCTTCAAGCTCACGAAGTCTTGTCTTTGCAATCTGTTCTGAAGTAGAACCTATCGGAACAACAATCTTGACTCTCTTCTGTGCATTCTGAACGTTCCATATAATTCTTGAATTTTCCAACGTTCTCAACATATTAAAAGCCCTTATAAGCCTTTCGCAATATGAGAAGTGAGAAACAAAATTATTCTTAGCCCAAGAAATATAGATGACGTTTGTATCAAGAAGTTCACGTTCGTTTTCTTTGCTTCCTTTGTTTACAATCCAAACTTTATATTCGCTTCCATCTGGACCGATCTTTATTTCTGGTGCAAGGGTTATCGGATCCAGTTCCTTGAATCCTATAATATCCTTAGCCTTTCTTCCGTTATCTGTGTCACTGTAAATGATTTCAAACGCCAAGAAACCGTCAATCAAGAGTTTTTTCACATAGTGCCAAGCGTCGTTTGACTCATTGAAATGGAACAAGTGATATATTCTTCTATATGCCCCATTAAGATCGTCTACAATTTCTTTTCCGTGCTCCGGCGTAAGAATGCTTTTAAGGTTCTTTGTATTAGGATACGCAAAATAATGCATATCGTCATTTACTATGACAGAATCAGCGACGGTTTCCAACACATAATCTATTTCAGACTGAAGGGCAAACTTACGAAGGAAGTCCCTTCTCATCCTATATGTCTGGTCATAATATGCAATAAACTGATTGTTACCGGCTATTGTCTGGTGGGCTCTTGTGTAGAAATCGTCGCCCATCATCATAGACATGTTTATTCCACCGGCACGTATCTGGTCGTCATACCCCATATCAACATCTGTCCTGATGTTCTTTATGAGGTTACTGTTCCATTTTATTCCAAGCGCACTCAGATTTATAAGGTTTCGTTCCAAGCTTCTGTTGCTTCTCCCTACGCCTCCGTCTGGTCCTGTGCTTACTGTTTTAAGTATATATTTTTTAGCCATATGCGCTATATTCGCTTTATCTATTTATTTTGAAAACGAGTTACCTTCTTCGTTCGATTTCAAAGTTCCTTCAACCTGAAGTTTCGCCAGATTAAGACCTCTTACAGAGTCTTTAAAATTTAAAAACGGTATATATTTCCACATATCCATTTCTATAAGTCTAACATTTGAAATGAAATCTCTTCTATATGTCCTAAGTGCGTGCCCAAGGTCAAACTTAACAGATGTTCTTTTCATCATATCCAAAAAACCCTGCATCCCGTTCTGATCCATAAACGTCATAGCAAGTTTTTCGTTTGTCCTGAAATCATCAGACGTTTCATCTTCGTAAAATTCAGGATTACTTTCTACTATCACATCTAAAAGCCTAGCCCTGACATCATTCGGCAAGAAATTCATATTAAATCCCTGAACACGAGTCTCAGATATGTTTGTGCACAATATTAAAGGGGCTACATCTAAAAATGGAGCGTTCTTGTTAGTGAACATCGTTGGAGACTTATATAGGAATGTATAAAACATAGCAGGTACGAAATCTGTCTGAGAAGCATCCTCCATATCCATACCAGAAACCTCACGAAGTTTTTCCTTGCCGTATTTTGGTGAGGTCAACGTGTCCTTTACGAGAAAGTCTTCTGACATCTTCTCATAATCTTTTTTGTGAAGTCTATATAATTCGCTGTAATAGTTTTTTTGTCTCATATTAAATTATTCCAAGTTGACCCAACGTTACTTCCGTGTAAACTTTAAACTCAAATCCATGTAAATCCGACCAAGCTTTAGCCGCTTCCCATTTCTTTATATTTTGTGCATATGTTTTCGCCAAATTCACATATCGCTTCTGTTCGCTCAGCTTTGCGTTCGGTGGAGGCGGAATCGGTCTTTCTGTTTGATATTTCGGTTTTATTTCTATCAACAACCTTCTCTCACCGGTTGGCACGGAATCATCCCGTATTTTCAAATAAAAATCTGGATAGTAATTGTATATCGGCCAGTTTAACGGGTTCATTGGATCGGCTCCAAGTTTTCTGCAAGCGTCGAAATCAACCGCACTTGGATTTCTATATTGTATAGACACTGGTTCGCCTCCCCACTCTATCACACCGGGATTGTCATCACACCACCTAGAAAACGAAAGCTCCCAGCCAGACCTATATACAATCTGTCCCCCGACTACCTTTTCTGGGTGCCGAGGAACATATATTCCCTGATGAGGTTTGCCAGAATCTCTGTCTAAGACCGGCTTTGGTGGGTGGAGCTTTTTATAGGTGGCTACATCTGCCATTATCTTCCTATCTTCATTTCTTCAAGTTTTATTCGATTGCTAATCGCGAAAATGATTCCATCTATGGTTTTTATAGTGCTGTCCATATAATTCATTTGCGACTCCAGCAAATCTATTATGTATTTATCCTGTGATAGTTGCGCCTCTATCTGGTCCTTAAGCGCACCTTCCGTTGAATACATAAACGTTGTTGCCCCCGGAGAAGTCTTTAACGGTCGCAGCGTATTATACGCCTGAGCGTATTGTTCCTTATAGATTTTTACTCTTTTTGCCAGAAGGTTAGAAAGTGTATGATAATTCTCAAGCGCTTCCTGTCGTCTTGTATATATCTCTGTTTGCAGGTCGACAAGTTTATCGACCTGCTTGAGACATTTTGTCATCGAATCTGTCCAAGAGACCCAGTATCCTCTGCGTTCCTCAAACTTATTTTCGAGAGCATCTATTGGATTCTGATTTTCTTCCATTATTCTGCGTCAACGAGTTCTTCGATATCAGCCATTGAATCTGTAGCAGGAAGTTCAAAATTTGGACGTATTACTTCTTCATCAAGTTTATGCAGCAACTCGTCTGTGAAAACTTTAGACGACCAAAGTTCTGTTACAGGAATCTTTCCACCACAATGTTTAACTACAATGTATCTGGACTTGTCGTTTTGTTTTGCGTAGCACAGCTCACCGTTCACATCAGCCATTTCATGACAATCTTCCTTTTCCTTTTCAGACAATTTGTCATATTCTTTTTTGGTGAGAAGTTCTCCTCGCAATACACCGGAATTTTCCCAAGTCAAATATTTTTCAAGACCTACATATGGGTTTGGAGCATGGAAGAACGGTATCTGGAACTGAACCTTTTGTGGAATGGTAAACCTAGATTTCTTTGGTGTCGCCGTAACAATTACTCCCGTTTTCGTGAAATCACCAACTCTTTCAGATGCTGCTTTGTCGGATGCTTTTTCATCAAGCTTTGCCGTTGAAAGCATCATTGTCAGCGATGCTCCGTAATTTATTCCAGAACCTCCAGACACAATAGTTTGAGCAAAAAGATCTTGTGTTCTGTATATGTGGCTACACACAATCATTGGGGCATGAGCTCTGCTTAAAGCAGTCATGTTTGTTCTGAACAAAGCTTTTATTTCCTGCTGCTTGCTCATATCCCTTTTCTTGTTTGCCTCAAGAGTGTCGGTAAGCTCCTTGTCCGATGTGAGGTTACCCAAAGAATCCAGAACAAAAATAAGTTTTGTCTTTTCATCTTCAGGTTGCTCGTTAACCTTTTTCAAAAGATTAGCCATAAACGTACTAACTTCTGAAATTGTAGTAACCTGTTTGATGATAAAATTTGATGAATCACATCCAAGCCGCTCAACGAAGTCAACATCTATGGCACCCTCAGAATCCATATAAACTGGAGTATATCCTTTCTTTTGGGCTTCTCTGCAAATGGATACAGCCAAAAATGATTTTCCGGTACCAGGATCACCTGCTAGTGTAAGAACTCTTCCAGTTGGTACACCACGGAACAAACTTCCTGTCATGGCTGCATTTAGCATATAGTTGCCCGTGTTGATATAATCCTTTATTACAGCCATTTTGCTTTCTGATAAAATCTCAGCGGACTTATCAAAAGATTTTATAAGGTCAAATGCACTGGTCCGGCTTCCTCCGGTTGAATCAATACTACTTTTCTTTGCCATTTTATTTCCTTTTATTTTTCTTCTATCTTCCTGAAATTGTCTTTCAAAAAACAACGCCAATCTTCTTTTTTCAAATCGTAATAATTGAAAACGTCTTTGTTTTGTTTTGTAAGTCTGTCGTCAGCTCTGTCTTCCTTTGGTATCAAAGAAATCTTAAGTGTTCCGACTGCGTGCCTTGTTGAACCATCCTTTTTCTTATAAGAAAACGACACTTCTCCTTTTTTCAACAAACGCTTCAAGCGTCTCAATTCTATTTTTTTCTTTATAGCAGATTGTTTTTCATCAAGATGTTCCATGATAGTTTTTGCAAATATACGGATTTTTATTATTTATCGAAAATAGGATTAACGCTATAATCGAATAAATAATAAAAATTTAATTGCTAACAATGGCTGAAAATCAGAGAAAAACGCAACTTGAGTCATTGAAACACGCGTTATCTGTAAAAACGTTTATCACTGACATTCCAAGAATTATAAACAACGCGTTGGCGCTTTTAGTCAACACGATATTTTCTTTCTATACTCCAACGGATGCAACTCACGGAGACATATCAAACATAAACCGCATAGACTGCACATATCTGAACGCAACAACGGTAAAAGCAAGAAATCTTGTTATATCAACAGACAATGGAAATATGGACTATAGCGACATCGTGAGAAGGCTACAGTTATTGGAAGAAAAGGTTGAACGCATACAGGCTATACCAAAAGAAACAATTCAATCCATTTACGAGGGATAATAGATTATGGCTACTAATAAAAACATAAGAACACCGCTAATAAAACCTAGGACACAAGGCGGAACGTTTTATTCATTTGGTTCGTCGATGGAAGACATCGGGTTGAACATAAACGACACTATAAACAAAGTGGCGTTATCACACTATGTGCTGCTTGATATACCAGAATTTGATTCAAGTACATTCAATACGATGGATTATTCAGACCCTGAACTTGAACCACACGTCGTTGGCGATAAAACATTTGCTGAATTTTTCCAAAATACAGTGCTTAATATGGAAACTGTTATTCGAAATAAAAACGGATACAATTATGCAAATGAAAAAACTGTTTCCGAGCGAGTTTTTTGGAAGTCTCTTTTTAAAGCGTTTGGAAAAAGTGTTGATTCTAGCAACGGATACTATGCAGAACACACAGAACCAAACGAAACAACAATCGTTAAGTGCATGGGAAGAATATCGTCTGGTTCTCAAAGATCTGACGAGTATGGTATATACAATGAAACTTTTGTTCAAATTCCATCATCTTACGGAGCAACCCCAATACTGTTTAAAAAAACAAATGATGAAAATTATAGTCAGGGAAAAAGCTACGAAGCCTCGAATCCAGACAGTTATATAGAGGGTATATCTCAAGATGATGTTTCCGCCGGTGTAATAAAGAGTACGGGCATATCTCCAAACGCTCACTATGATTCCGGTAAGAATTATGTCGTTGATTCGTCATGTGGAAATTTAGAGGTTATTTTTGACCCAACGGTTTATGGCGCAGAAAGTTTTGATGATTTGGCTATAAACAGTGAACTTGGAGATGAATTTTCATTCAACGCAATACTTGTATACTATTCAATATATGATACGAATACAAATGCAGTTTTAGCAACAAACGCATTTGGGTTGTATATACTCGACGAATCTATAAAAACAACTGGAGAAAAGTACAAATTTGGAGAACTTGTCAAAAAAAGAGGAACAGCCACATCAATAGGAACATCTTTCTCTTTTAGGTTAAACATCAAACCATCTTCAGCTTATAGCGGCGATGTCGTTATATATGACGAATCGAGTACAGCCTTTTCAGAGTCAACAGATTTTAATGACATTGTAAGAAATCTATCTGAAGCGGTAAGCACGTTGAGATCTAACGCTATGGTGCTTTACAAGATTTCATCTGACAATGAAACCATAAAGAGCGCGGCCATATCTGCATTGAACAAAATAGATGATTTTGAAAAAGACATAAACAATCTAAAGTTAGAAAGATGCCCAAATTATTGGCAGCTCTGGGAAGATGCTCAAGAAATTGATTCAACGTTGGCATCATCCATAATTAACAAAGCGTTTAAGATTTCAACAGACTCAAATGGATATCCGATAACAATAATAAACAAAGATGCAGATCTAACAGAAGCTGAGCGCAATATTGTAGAAAAGTTACTAATAACAGACGGGGAAAAACAATACTACGATGTTGGAAAGGTTATGTCTATTATACTGGCAAAAATAAAAGCTTAACTTATTAAAATCCGGGACACCCCGGATTTTTCGATTTTATACAGTTTCAAATAAATACAGAAAGGCAATTTCGTAAAATGGCAAATCTTAATTCATACGAAGAGAATCTAAAACAGCTTACCAAAAATTCAAAGGAAATGGTTGAGCTAGCAAAAGCTATGGGTGAAGCTGTCACCGGAAACGAAGAAAGTGTAGTTTTTGGAGACGGCATATTATTACCTTCATTTATAAATGTGACAAATAGACTCAGAAGAGCTGAAAACACAATAGCCACATTTGTAAAAGGACATGGCGTTGTGGAAACTGACGATGGAACATATAGAAAAATAAAAGTAGAAACCATATCGAGACCACCGAAGAACGTCGGTAGTCTAGTAGATGTAAGCACGTTTGCAATAAATCCGAATTGGTTCTTTGAGTCTCTTCAATATCCAAGGTGCATAGTAAAGGTAAACTTGACCGAGAAGATAGACGACGATTCTGACCGAGTGTATGTTAATAGAATAATAATAGATACTGATCAGGATAGACTTACAGATGATGTTGAAACAAACATCCTTCATGGAAACCTTCACTATGGAGAGATGATTGAATATCTCAATAATAAAATGATTGAGTACAAAGAAGACCGAGACGAAGTAAAGCTTCCTCTTACATATGAAAAATATGTTGGTTCGTTCGTTGTTACCGGTTCATCTCTAGAACAATCATCCATAGATAGTATAAGTAGACTTAAATATTATTTGTCAACCGTAAACTATTCAACAATAAACGAGGATGGTGTTGTTGTTGAATCAGGAAATGTATTATCAAACGGGGATCTTCTAAGATTTAACAATACTCTTTTTAAAGTTTCTGAAATTAACCAAAAAGAAAAGAGTTTGAATCTTGAATATGCCGTTGGTTATGAAACCGTCGGCGTTGGTGACGTTTTGGAATTTTATAACGATCCATTCAGGGAAAAGGTAATAAGCGTTGGAATCGGTATAAACGAACTCGATGTTTTATATGTAAAGGGTGTAAATGAAAATTACAACCTTTTATCAAGAGATTGGTCAAATCCGATAGCTTTCAAAACAAATGAGCTCATATATGAAGATGACGATACAAAACAGTTCAGGGAATATTATATCGAAAACGTTGCTGATTTTGGAAGAGATTTAATAAGTCAAATTCGAGAAGGCAGAATATCATCGATAAACGGCATCAAACCGAATGCGCCAATTCTTGTTGGAGATGATTTGAGAGTAGTTCAAATAAACACACAACTTGAACAGACGTTAGACCAAGACACATATAACAAACTTAAAAAAACAATAGCCGAAATTAAAACAAAAATAGAGGCATCGAGGACAACTATCTCTGACAACCAAAACAAGCTTCTGACAGAATCAGATCAATCTGCAAGAAGCGTTGCACAGAATACAATCGATTCTGAGACACAGAGGCTGAATTCGTTAACAACCGAATTCTCATCTTCCGTTAACAGGTTAAAAACAATATTGAACGAAGCAAACGCTTTAAGCTATTCACCTAAATATCATATAAGGGGATTTTTTGCTATACCAGCGGCAAAATATGAATACGATGAGGATGGAATAAAAGCTGGAAAGCAGAGCGTGGTCGGATTCGAAACAATGTACAGATATATTAAAGAAGACGAAACTGGCTCTCCTTTAAATACATTCAACTTCAGGGAATCGTCTGAAGAAACCGCAAATTTCCAAACCGGCGTATTCTCCGACTGGAACTTATATGTTTCTCCGTTCCTTGAAAAAAGATTGAACGAATCAACAGGACTATGGGAATGGGTTGAAGAAAAAGAAGACGGGACACACGTAACAATAAACCAGATTGACATTCCAATACAGATTGGAGAAAAGGTTGAAATAAAAGTTCGCTCAATATCGGAAGCGGGGTATCCATACAACCCAATAAAATCCGACTGGAGTAACTCTGTAATAATAAGTTTCCCGGAAAATTTATCATCAAAGGATTTTGCAACAGCATCTATTGAAGAAGCTCGAAACGACATAACTGCTGTCACAATCCAAGAAACATTATCAGCTGCCGGTGTTTATACACATCTTTCTGATTCAAATGCACAATATAAACACAGTGCAGAAAACATAGAATATGTAGAGATTGTCACAGATGATGAAAGTAGTACAACAACGGTTTCTACAACATCTGTAGCTGAAAAATTGAGAAAACTAACAGAGACAATACGTCAGTTGACCGGATCAGGAGAAAACAACAAACCAACGTTGGATATAAACGTTCCTTACGTTGAAGAAAACACTGGTGAAGTTAAGAATAAGACATACTCGTTAAGCACAAGAGTTCCTAATTTAAGTAAAGATGACAGAAGGGCACTGGATCAAAATATAAAGAACTCAACGATGGAGATACTTGAAAAATTTAAGGATTTGGTAATTAGAGACGTTTCTGCAATGGCAAGATAATTAAATCAAAAAAACGCAGTCATGGATGATCAGAAGTCATTGATACAAAGCTTTAATACGGATTTATTTTTACGTTATAATCAAAAAGCTAGATTTAAAATACAGGGTGGATATGCCGGGTGCGTGTTTGTAAACGGACATTCGCTCGGAGATAACATTGCGGACAGTTGCCTTTATCATTCTCTTTATACATTTGATTCTAGCAGGTATGAAGTCGGTGGGATAGATGTAGTAGATTCACACATCGAACCATCAAATGAAGTCATCGGAACATATATAAATGAAAACGACAGCGAGTCATACAACACGGTTGACTCATGTCTAACTGTTAATCCTCCGCACAATTCAGTTTCAATTCTATATGATTCGCAGGGAGAACATTTCTATGTAAAAGGAAAAACAAAATGTAGTAAACTTATCTCTCTCACAATATCTTCTGATACAAGCACCGGCATATTTCAAAATGGAATAAAGAAGCTTGAAACCGGAAGAATAATAAAACTCAACGCCCAACAAAACAGCAGCGCATTAGTTACTCTAATAAAGACAGAAAATATAATATTTTCTGGATTAAAGTATCTCGGAGGAACGCTTACTGTCGCCATTGACGCATCATCATACAATGGACTTGTAGGAAACATATTTGAAGTGGTTGTAAATCCGCGAGAAATTGAAGGAGACGAGGAAGGAAACGACGAAAGAACTATAAAAATAGCATCAGTTTCCGAACCGGTAGAATTAAACTCATTCACCGTCAACATATCATCTGAAGGAAATCACGACTCACTCGATAAAGATCTCATACACACAGCGGCTATTGAGCCAGAAAAAGAATATGAATACGACTTTGAAATAATATACGACGGCGAACTGTATTCAACAGAATTGTATGTTAGTACATATAATGAAGATGAGGACCAAAATAAAACATTGATAACTTCACCGATAAACAATACTCAACCAAAAACTGTTTTTATTGACAACGAATCCGGGTGGGTCGATAAAGTAACAGCTGTTGACGGAAGTGGGTTTATACACGTTCACATCGACTCTTCTTCCGACTTTTGGTTTAGATACGCAACATGCGAGGACGGATCCGATGAACTACCATACGATGATGAGTCTTATGACTTTTTATCAGGGTGGAGATATGAGCAGGCTCTCCAAAGACCGGAAAAACTTGTTGGAAACCAATCATCGTTTGCTCTCCTAAGGGCAAACCCAAAGCTGACCGGAAACATAAAGGTTGTTGTTGACTCGAATGGAAATATATTCTTAGACACATTTAAGGTTTCAAACACACTTTCAAATTCTGCATTTAGAAAAATATCTGTAGACAAAAACGAATATTACGGAAAAACTCTGATGAAAAAATTTAGAAACGTTTCATCGGAAGAAATTTTCAAGGTTGAAGATTATTGCTACGATATATTTTCATATGCGCCAAGCCTCAACGATCAATATTACGATTTATACAATTACGGAGTTCGCACAAACTCTGATAAAATGTATTCAGAAAACTTTTCGTTTCTTGCTCCTATAAAAATAAAGAAGGTAATCCCAGACTTTTTTGTCATTTTTAGAGTAGAACCAAACGAAAATGGAAAATATTATGATGATGAAAATGAGTATTCTACAGCGGAACATATAAAATACTTCCTTGAAAACGGAAAGGTTGTTAAAACCTATGATATGAGAAAAGGAAGCAACCTTGGTGATTACATAAGGAAATTTTACGAAGAATCTAGAGAATATTCTGGCGATTGTTATGTAACATATGATTACACAAGAAACAATGCATTTAACGGAATATCTATAGATAAAGGTGTTGTTATACAAGCCCAAGAATCAAACGCATTGACAAGAGAAGTTTTAAGTCAGGTTGCACTAAACAACTGGCTAACTCTTGGATTTGAAAGAAATAGAATAGTTAGTAAAGATATCATCAACCTAGAGTTTATGTTTGATGATACAGAGAGAGAAACATTCTCTCTCGGAACATATTTTGGTCTATACATAAGATTAAACGGGGAAAGTGAAGATTTTTCATGTATAGGAATAAACAACAACGGGTTTCCAATCTTTGATTATGAGGTTACTGGAAAAATCTTTAATCCAAGCGGAGAAACTCGCGACACAACCGATTCTTCAATTGACAACAAAAGTCTTATATATGGAATGTCAACACCAAACGAGTTTAAACGGCTATCATTTAATATACAAGACTCGTCTGCCGCAGAACTAATGTCTACGTATGCTAAAAAACCGTACGAGAACATTTCACATGTAAAAGTTATCCGCGTAGATGATGATATTATGAGAACAAGCTCATATGCATCTATAAAATTTGAAGATGTTTTGGATCCCGGAGAACACTTTAGAATAATAAATGTAGACGGAAGCTCAAAAGACATATATGAGGTCATAATATCTAATGTAGAAAACAAGTATTTTGATATAAGTGAAGTTCATAATGATACGAACAATGGATTCAATATTCACACGTTGTCAATATATAACGTTGAATATAGAAGCGAGGTATCAAAATATTCTGAAAAGGACAAAGGTGAAATTTTAAAAAGACAGCTTGAAGTTCTCGCAACAGCATTCAACTCTTTTGACACAGACGCCATAGAGTGCTCAACAAACGGAATAAATTCGGTTTCAATCGTATATAAAAGAAATTTCAACCAGCCAGAAAACTTATCAAATCTTGGGGAATGCACAGATTTTATTCTTATTGAAAAGGTTACGTCAATCCCAGGGGCTAGCAATGTTCAAAGAAGAAAACAGCTTGAATATGTCGAATCATATTCAAAACTTTTCGGGTTTGATGATTTGTATAAAATATATGTAAACCCAACAACGTCTTCAATAGGTGACATATTGTATCCTTTCGGGTTTGAGTTCTCTGGAACACGATTGTGTTATGCTTCATTTTTCACACCGCTAATGAGAACTAACGGTGATAACTTCACGTCTTATTTAATTGAAAAGGATATAACAAAAGATATATCCAATGTTCGTACGGTTTTATTTAAAGTAGACAAAAAAGACAACGAAGAATGCAGTGACTATGATATATATGAAGGCTTTGAAGTTTCAAAGATAAAACCAAACGGAACAATTGTAAGACAGAAAACGCTCGCTATCCCTGGATTTGGAGAATCAGATTCTTACGTGGTTAAATTTTATGATAAATCCCCAGATACAACTGGAGGATATTTGAATTTTTTCAATAGTTACCCAATAAACGCCGGGCTGTGCTCAATATTTTCAGTAAAGGATCCTTTTACAGATATTCTTGACGTTGATCACAAACTAAACGGAGAGCCAATTTCTGAATACGCTGGTGAGTATAACGATATCGACGTTTACGGGACTAGATGTTATCCGGGAAATGAACAAGTATCAGAAGACGATATTGGAGACTATTTTGACAAATATAAAATTTTTAGAAACGAAACAGAAGACGATGACAACTACATAGTGTTGCTTACAAATTTAAAAGAAAACAAAAGAAACAGATCAGACATACCTCTTATATTCAACTATTGTTGTAAATTTGATTCCTTGGGTACAGATAAAAGCGGAAATCAAATAAAAATAATGTTTGATATAAGCAATTATTACAGGAATGTTATTGACTATGATGGAGGCGAATCGTTTATAGGATTCATAACAATAGACAACAATAAGCTTAATCAAGACATTGTTGCCTACCCAAAATATATAAACAACAATCTTGTTTATAAAGATCATATAGAATATAAGGACTACATTTTATATGGCGAAGGCTCAATATCCGATCTATTGTACTTTAACGGCTCAACCAAAAACAAATTTTCTGTGGCATACAAATATGGAAACGATTCAATAGAATTCATTTCAAGCTCGTTAAAAATAAAAATAAAAAGCAACAACTTAAATGTAGTCGACTTAGCAAAATATGATGGATATTCTGCTATTTTAATATGCTGCGCCGGAAACAATCCAACGCATGATTTTCCAATTGACTTAATAATCGACGAGGTAGAGGAAGAAATTGCAGTAATATATTATGTTGGTCTGTCTTCTATCGAAACCGTTATAGGTGGAAGCGCAATCGGAGAATTTAAAAATCTTCCACACTTCTCCAAACTAACATCAAACGAATTTGATAGCGCATATTTTATTATTCCAAAAGACAATATATCAAAAACTTGTCTAGAAGAAATAAACACCACCGGCGCAGAAAAACGGTTTATTTTCTTTAACGGATCGAGAAGAACCGACGGATTCACAGAAGATAAGTTAAAATGGGGGATATCAAACGAGCCTCGAAACCAAACATCTTCAGATGAATTAAAAAACAATTACATAATAACAGACAACAGCGATGTGTCTGGTTCTGATGATGAATCTCCAATTTTATTTTCTGATGGTTTGAAACTTGTCAGAACACAAGAAAGCGTTGAAAAGAATATGTACTCTAATGCTCCATCAGATTTATTTATGAAATCTGATATAGAGATTACACCAATAACGTCAAACGAGTTAATAGAATTGCTAAAAGAAAATAAATGTGGAATATTTATAAAATCTCAATCCGGCACAAAAAACTTCTCTGATATAGAAAATGTTATAGAATTTGATACGGGTGCACTTGAGGCTGGCACGAGAGAGAATACAAAATATGAAACGTTGCTTACAAAATCTAGTGATAAAGATGACGTGTATTCTTCTGCCGCAGAAGTCGTGTTTAAAGATATGTTTGACTTTAATTATTATGAAGAGGGGTTATCATCAATATTTGAAAAATCTTTAGACGGATGTAATATAAGACTTGTAGATGTATCTCTTGTGAATCAGTTATTTATGAAGAAATACAAATACAATAACGATAAAATAATAGAGTCTGAAGAAAACGAGGATCAACAACCAACTGGAATCGTGGAACACAAGAACCTGAATCCATTGATGAATTGTTTCGATGAAGACGACGATATATTTAAAATAGTCTCAGACTCATCAATAATATCACAAACATCTCTTCAAACTGGTTATGAAAAAAATACATTCTTTGGCTCTAGAGGATTATGCTTAAAATCTAAAGACAAAGAAACAGGTGAAATAATAGATGAAATATATATAACTGAGTGGAAAGACTCTGATACAAAATCAAAGAAAAACGTTTCATTAAACATAACGTCAAGCATAATAAATTACATAACAAAATCTTCAGGGTTTAAGTCAATATGGAAAAACATAGACTTGTATAACGTGTCTGACGAATCTAAATATATCGAAAACACGATAATGAAGTTCATTTCCATTGACGAAACATCAAAAATTGAACTTTATAGAACAAAAACTGGAAAAAAATTTAAATTCAACACAAACCCCGGCGACGAGCTAAACGATTTTGAATTAGTGGACAATTTCAAAAACTCTTTGTCTCTTGTAAAGGGGAACTACATTTTAGACATATCCGATTTGGAAGACAATTATGAATATGCCGCAAAAATAACAATAAGATTGTAATGTCGAACACAATAGCCAGAAATATCCAAACTGGACAGGAATCAAAATCTTCTGAATTTATTTTTTCAGGAAGATTAAGTAATCACGCTGAGCCGCTTACTGGAGCAGAAGGTAAACCAGGAACATCAATTTTCTTTTCTGATTATGAAATAAGTGACGATTTTCATAAAGAGATGCTGATAAGAAAAATTGAGAGTGGGGAAAAAATAAAACAAACCGACACCGAATCAATAGGCGAACGCGGTTATGTTGATGGTGATATTATTCTAACACCGAAACGAGTCGTGTATAGGATTAAAAAATCCGTAGACGGAGAAGTTGATGTTGAAGAAATTGGAAGAATATCAAATCCAAGAATTCCTAAAAAATTAGAAGACATTCTTGGTGAAGAGTTAAAAACAAACAGACTTGTTATAAATTTTTCAACACTCGAATCAGAAATAAAAGCCAAGAGCAACGGAACGATACCGAATTATTTTTATTACTTAAAAGAAGGGCAAAATTATAATTTTGAAGATAGTTCAATATACAATCTTGTTGCAAACGACAGTTCAATATTAAACGGAAGTTCGGATTCAACATATGATTATAAGCGATGTACATTCAAGGCAAGCGTTACGCTTAAAAGTAATTTATCTCCGGACACAAAAAGGAAAATAGATCCATCAATATATTCATATTTTGCAAAACTTTATATAAAATGCAATAAAAAGTATTCTGGACCAGAATCCACTTACGATAGCTGTGTTTTTATCAAATCTAATACAAATGGATTTGATTTCTATAAAGAAATGCAGATTCCAATTAGTCTCGACCCGTTAAATCCGAATAAAATCGAAATGGACATCTCGCAACTTGATAAAATCTTCATATCTGAAAATGGATTTAACTCAAAATATTATTTTCCATCTGATAATATGTTATCATTTTATCAAACCTATTACATTTTAAAGGGAATAAAGGCAACCGTGACAAGAAGGTATAATAATGGTCCTCTTGTGACATATTTCGACGCTAGCGTTAAGGCTCAAGACATAACAAATATCGCTGCAAAAAAATCAGAAATACTTCCAAAACAGACAAAGAAAATAAAATATTCTGGAACCATCCAAAATCCAGTAAACTATGAGTTTTCTCTTGCTGGTCCAAGAGTCTCTTTACACGAAGACTCGTCCGTTAGATATGGTTCGAGAAAAATGAGTGGAGAAAAACAAACAGGAGAAAATAACGTCGCGTTTAATTCTCCAACAAAAAACGTGTGCCTGTTTCGCAGAGGAGATTCGGCGTCTGCGAGCAATTATTTCTTGGAATATCTGGGGATATCGGGTGATTTGAAAACAAACGATGGAACATCATATGAAAAAACATCATACAATTTTCAGAATAAAACAAATGTCATAAATTTGTTAGATAGACCTAGAACATCTCTGTCGCCTAGTATTTTAAGAACAGCTATGACAAATACACTGAATGAGATTTTTAACAAAAATTTTGGATGGGCCGAATTTGTATTGATTAACAACGAAACCGGCGAAGAAACAATATATAAAATGAATATGGAATGCACATGGACATGGAACTAAAGGGAATAAACGGATATTCATTACAAGGTCCATCTGGTAATTCAGGAGAAAACGGAAGAAACATATTCTTCTGTTCATATGGGATAAATTCCCATAACAGCGACGAAGAACACGGAGAAAATGAAGATTTGGTCAACGAATTTATTTCTCAGAATAAAGCGCTATCAAACAACAATAATATAACAGAAACGGTATATTATAGAGACGGCGATATAATTCTTGACTCAAACGGAGATCTATATAAAATAGAAAACGGGAAGATAAGTTCAATAATAGGAAGCATATTTGATGACGAAACAAGCGAAAACTCATCAGAATACCACAACATAACTGCAACGTGGAACATAGTAGATGACAGTAGCATAAAAATATTGAATAATTATAATTACAAATCTACAAATAGCGTTGAACAATCTCCATTCTATATACACAGAGATTCGCATGAAAAAACAGTACCGGCTCACCAAATGTCTGTTGAGTTGGAATGCAAATTAGATGTCAAACACATAAAAATAACTGTAGTTATAGACGATTGCGTAGAGCACGTTGTTTCTAAGTATGACCCGCTCCCAGATAACGTAATCGGCGATATAAGAAAATATAAGGTTGACTTCTGGCTAGAAAAACGATATTTTACATCAAGTCCTAAAATGGAGTTTAGTGAAGGTGGAATGCCAGCCGATGATGATTATGATTGTTCGAAGATTGCGCGGAGCAGCCTGCCAAGCAACAGAATACAAGTGTACGTTGATTTCACGGACGAAAAGAAAATATATTCTATAAAAGCAACCAAACAAACGCAGCACGAATCATCAAATGAAAATGAGTAAAAAAGATATAAAGGTTGGAGGCGAAATCGTCTCCAATGATGCTTTAACAAAAAACGATATGTATGGAAAAATATCGTTAAATTCTTGCTTATCCGTGGGAGAGCAAGGAACAAACGGGCAGCGCACATATATATCAAAACATGCCGCGATATCCGAAATAAAATTAAAATATGGAGATATTGTAGAATCCGTCATTTTTGAAGAAGATATAGAATATGTGTCTGAGAACATTTCTGATAAGGATTATATACTAAACATTAACAATAATACGTTTGTGCTGTATAGATATATCGGTAGAGACGAACAAGATAACAACACATTTGAAGTATATAAAATTGATGAGTGGGATCAAGAGGAAAAGGAAAAACGAGAGTCGACAGCAGAAACGATAAGTGTTACATTTGAAGCCAATTCATCGAGCTTCAGTTATGGTGAAGTAAATTATTTTGATAATGAAAATTATTATATAATAGATAGTTCTCCTACACCGGCTGAGAAAAAACGTCTTGGAATTTTCGATTGTTCTTTAAATTTAAAGGTATCTAGCGAGACGGACAGCTCCGTTCGTGCATTGATTAGAACCGTTGTAAAATGCCCAAGTTGTGGGTATGAGGACGACAGATATGATGCGCAGCAAGTAAATCAATATGACGATTCTCTTGGTTCGCTTGGTGGATTTTACTATGGAAAAAGTCCAAGCGCCGGAATAAAGGGAATCGGATACCTACCTGAGCCAATTTATAATTTAAGATGTGTAAATTGTGGTCTTTTGGCAAGAATCATAAACATAAAAAGCGATCAGTTTCGTTCTGTTTATTCTAGAATTAATGGAGGAGTATGGTATTATAGCGTAGCGCCACTTCTATACACAGATGCATCTACATTTGAGTATGAGCAAAACGGCGGATGGGAATGGATATAAACATAAACCTTAATATTAAAAAATTAAAATACTTGTTTAATGGCAGTAAATAATTATGTTGGAAGCAAACCAACAGATTTTGGATTTTCAAAAGATACCGTAACGAAACAATTGGTAAAAGAATATCCAAGAATTTCATTAAGAAAAGAATCTGGAGTGTTTTCAGATAACGAAAAAATAACAATAGAATTTACATCAAGGTCTGACTCTCCAAGGTTATATTCTGGAGTGTCTGATAAATTTTATAACGAAACTCTTCCGGAATCCAAATATGGTCAAGCCGGAAGTTATATAAAAAATAGACTATACGGAAACGATTTCAGATACAGAAAGTCCGACCTGAATAAATCGAACGTATATAATGTAAATTTCGACAGCGAACGACTTGGAAATTTCACAATATTGGTAAAAGACTTTGATCAATATGTAAACACAAGAACGATAAGCAAAGATATAATGATTGATGAAAAGTCGATAAACAGAATAATTTGCAATTCATTTAACGGAGATGATTTCCATATCTTAGACGAAGTAAAGAAATATTATTACGAAGAAGCAAAAAAAGCCGCATACGACGACGCGCTGTTTGATTACGAAGCGCACATGTACTTATACACAAAGTATAAATCGTATTGTAAAAAATCGTACATAAGAAAAATTGACATTGTAAAAGAACTACAAATAAAAAGCGTAAACAACGAAATTTTATACAATGCTATAAAAGATTATTATAGCGAACAACAAGTTAATGGTGATGTTTTGGATTGGCTTGAAGAACAAAGATTAAAAGACTTTCAAGTAAAACTTTTTGAATCCGAAGATGACAATGTGCAGCCTGTATATAGTGGTGGATATCATATAAACAGCAACTGCGTAAACTGCGGAGAGTGCATGGATGCTAATTGTCCAAGGCAAGCAATCGTAGCGAGAAGAGTGATGCCAGCAAAAGTAATATGTAAAACGTGCGGTAGAATAGACAGTGGTTCGGCTGTTAACCCTGATACCGGAACGTGGACTTGTACTGCATGTTCAACAGTTAATGTTATTCCATTGTACTTTATATCAGAAGACCGTTGTATTTCTTGTGGTGAGTGTATTTCAAAGTGTCCCGTGGATGCCATTGTAACAGAATAAAAGGTTTGAAATCATTCAAACCTTTTATTCTCTATCATTTCTTTGATTATATCAACCGGAACCCCTCCAACAATCTCGATTGCGTTTGTTCGCTTAGATTCTTCTTTTGTTGTAAATAAATCATCAAATTTAAAACAAGAATAATCTTCTTTTCTTACAACCCCTATCAAAATGTTAAATTTATTTGGTTCGCATTTTCTCCAGTCATTATCTTTCCAAGAATATCCGCTAAACCTTTCCGTTGGAGGTATTGTTTTAATCCTGTATCCTATACATCTTTTATCGATTTCGTTCTCGTTTATTTCAGCAGACGGGATAAAGTTGTATCTCAGCATCTTCAGGTGCTCATAATAACAAGTCCCAAAGACATCCATCAGACAGGCTCCGATTAAACAATCGTCAACGTGTTCAACTCCAATTCGATGTTCAAGAGATTCGTCACAATAGATGTATTTTAACCCTTCCCTATGTATTTTACTCATCAACTCTCCGCTGAAAATCATCATATCCCCTCTTGGGTACAGCTCATTGCAATACTTCCAGTCGTTTCCGTTAAGATGAGCGTTTATTGCGTTGCAGTACACAATATCCTTCTCGAAATTATCTATGAACCTATCGATCAGCCTGAGATTTATAAACGTTGATATATTTAACCTGATTATGAAATCGTAGTTTTCAAAAGATACTGCGTTAAATGCAGCCATAGTCTTTTCGAATGTTCTGTATACGCTTTCATCTTCGTTTATTACTATTGTGTTCATAAGTTCATCTTCACAGACATAATAGTATTCGCTGTTTTCAACTTCCTTTATGCAGTAATATTCGTAGAACCCATATTCGTGCTTAAATTCTGATTTATTTTCAATATAATCTTTAACGATCGTTTCTTTAAAAGCGTTTACATTTCTGGCACCCGGATTAAATGGGGTTGACATTATAAGAACACCTATTTTCATAAATCAAGGAGATTATGTTTTGGGTGTATATATTGGTCCGGAAGTGCAGTCACAACAACCTCGTGATTCGGAACACCGAACATAAGTATAGCGTTCTGACCGTCTTTATAATTATAATACCTTTCAAGTATTCTTTCTTTCAAATTGTCGGCGTCTTCGAAATATTTTTTAGCAGACCAATTCTCAACTTTATCCTCGATGTTCTTCCTTATCCAAGAAAGGTGGTGCATTTTAATAGTACCCCAGTTAAATATGCAGAATTTTCCATCTTCAACCTTGTATCGTCTTGTCGGGTCGCTCGGTTTTGTGAAGTTTCCCTCCTTAAAATCAAACCTAAACTTAATTTCGCTTATAAAAGGAACAAAAGCCTCGAATGGCCACACCATAACGTGTCTGTAATCCCTGTAATAATTTACATATTGGCAGTACGACACCTTTATGTTGTCATCATTATATACAAGTTCCTTTGCTTTTTTGAAGTCATCGTGATCGTAGAACTCGTCGCTGTCAATCACAAGAGCATGTGTACACCCTCTGTTCTCAAGTGTGTCAAGAATGAAGTTCCTCTTGTCTGTCTCTATAACCCTCGGCGTTTCTGGAAGACTTTCATCGTATTCCTTGGTTTCTTCAAACCATATAATTTCGTCGATAAGACCTTCATCCTTTATTGTCTTTATCTCGTTAACTATATTTTCTTTTATGTGGTCTCCGTGATAAGAAACTTCCTGAAGGCAAATAACAACGTCATCACACAAGTCCCTTATTTCTGATATTATATTTCTGAGGTGGAGTGTATCATCAAACGCTACTATTCCAAGTCCTAATTTTTCTTTCATTCTACATACATTACTTTTCCTAATATATTATATGCGTGTTTTTGAAAAAAGTTTTTTCAACAAAAAAGCCCGAATCAATCGGGCTTCGTTTAACTCATCGTTGAAAGATATTTCGCTTTTTTCAGATAGTGATGGATATCATCAAGCATATTAACTATTCCATCATACGACTCTCCACCTTCGGATGACAGAAGGCGCTTAACTTCTTTGCACCATTGTAAGGTCTCTTCTATACAACCAGATGTTGTAGTCGATTTAGGCATAAGCGGTATCAACTGTCCAACCTTTATGCGATATCCTATTATACCCATGAAATCTTCGGCGATCTCATCTTCATAAGATTCAAGAGAACTTATAATGTCATCCGTAAGTTTATGTTCAGAATTTTTTTCAGCTTCCCAGTGTAACTCTCTGAAACGGATTCTTGCGCCTTCTAAAAATCTAACCAAATCTAGAACGGCACACTCCCTCGTATCGTCAACATCGCTAGAAACCGGACGCGGACTCTGTTCGTCCTGTCCATTTTCTCTACCGTTTGTTATTGCGATGATGGCGTTAGCCATTAAATCATTTCCATATTTAGAGTTGAGCCCCTCCAAAAGAACTCTATCCTTTCTGTTCATTCTTGTCATTTGAATAAAGAAAATTCCTTTCTCTATTTATTCTGGTTAAGATCAACCGAATATAATGAACACGGAAATCCTCTTCTTTTATAAATTGAATATCTTTCCATTCCGTGTTTCCATAGATAATTCTCATCCTTCTCGTCCCCGCCGAACCTGAAGTCATCAACAAAGTCAATCATCATAGTCTTATCCTTCCCCTCAAACCTTCTCATACCACGACCGAGTATCTGCGCGACAGTCGTCTCAGCTTTTGTCGTTTCAATAAGAAATATATTCCAGAGATTTCCTATGTCTATCCCTTCTGAGAAGCATTGCATAGAAGCTACGATTATCGTGTTTCCGGAAGTATCCTTTTCCGTTTCATCTATAATTTCACTTCTTACTTTTGATGTGATTTCTCCGTCTATATAAAAAACTCGCTTGCTTGTATTTTCTTTAATGTAGTTATAAACTTTTCTTCCATAACCATGCTTGATATCTGAGAAAATAACAAGACTATTTTTTGTTGTCTTTGATATAGCCTTACATATATAGAGAAACCTGCTTTGATTTTCACGAGCTAAACGCTGTTCGCCTTTCAAAATCTTACCTCCAGTTTCAGGCGTTTCTGTCTTATCTAGCTTTCTAAGGTCATGAAGAACTTTCAACCTCTCAGGATCAAGATACTTCAACCCTATCATTGATATTACAACATTCGTTGCAAATTTCTCTTCGTTGATCAGCTCATATGAAGAATATCTGTAAACGACTGGACCAATGTTCGACTGCAATACAAAATTATTATAACTGTCTGCCTCAGGGAAAGTTCCGGTCATTCCAATCTTGTACTGAGCATTTGTACATTTCTTCATTATCGTTCTACATGAACTGCATTGTCCGTGATGAGCTTCGTCCAATATAACGGCATCGAAAATCTTAAAGAAATCTTCTTTCTTGTTTCTTATCGACTGATAATTTCCAAAGACAATGTCATATTCTTCGTAACTGTCTTTTTTCTTAGCCTTTGAATGAACCACTTCATACTTCCAATTGTTTTCTATATGATTCTGGTTGTCATACTTGACATATTTTTCCGCAGACTGTGTTGTTAATTCCGTTTTCGGAGTTATGAACAAAATACGTTTTACTCCAAGATAATCTTTCAGGAATTTGAACAGCATATATGATATAAGAGTTTTACCGCCGGATGTTGATATCTCAACACAGCAGTTTTTATAATATACCATATTGTACACGGAATCGAGTTGATATTTCTTTGGCTTTATTTCGGAGTTCTCAAAAAGATTGTCCATGAAAGAATCGTACTCTTCTCTGGATATATGGCAATTTGTTGTCTTTTTTGTGAAGTCATCCTCAAAGACAAGGGAGACGTTGAATTTTTTACAAGCGTTTATAAGTTCAACCCAGAGACCGGTTGGGAGTATCCCGTATTGGTTCATAAAGGTTTCATCAACGTTTGCGTTTTTGTTCTTTTTCTTTATGATATACCACGAGTTTATCTTCTTGACGAACTGTGACCTGACTAACTGAACTTCATCAGGGTTTCCTTCGACAAGAATCCATTTCGTATCATCCGATAAACGAGCAAATAACATAATTCTGTGCAAATATACTGAAAATATTTGGGTTAAGGAAATAAAAACGGCACTTTTCCACATAAATGGATAAATACAGAAAGGGATTTTATATAAATGGCAACAAACTTAACATCATCGCTTCAAGAGGCTGCTGCAAGATATGCGAATACTATTTTAGCCAGCCTTAACGCATCCGCAGCAGAAATGCTGGGGGTGGATGTTATGTGGTTCAGAGCGACACCAGACAAGAGAAGTCAGGACGTAATTTTTCAATCGTATACGCTGTATGGCGTAGAAGATTGTCCATTAAGCTTCAAAGCCGTTTATACAGACACCGGTTATGATGAAGGAGCGATAACATATAACATAATGGGGTTGAATTTTAATATCCCTATGACGCTTGATATCGCTCTTGAAACTTGGAAAAAAGCAACAGAAAATGATGGAACTATACCACAGGAAAAGGATATTGTATTTGTTCCAATAACGAGAAAACTTCTTCAGGTTGCAAGCATGACTCCTGTAAAAAGCGTTGGCGGACAGCTTACCGGTTACAAAGTCAACCTAGAGATATACAAGCCTATGCGAAGCAGAATTGTTGGTGAAAATCTCAAAGACTCAATTAAGGAGAATACTACAAATCTTGATGAAAGATTTGGAAAGGAAATTGATGAAACTTTGAAAGATATCGTTGATGATAAGCAGATCTCAAAATACACATCAACATCTGAAGACATTCATAAAGAGGTTTCGAAAGATATAAACCCGGAAACTGGTAAACAGGAGGTTTCTGTAATAGAATCATATGAACTTATAGTTGATGGGCATACGGTTGCCAGAAACTATTACAATATGAAAACGTACGGGGAAATAGTTGTAAAATATAAGACCGGTGATAAATTCACAAAATCAGATGAGAGATGTCTTTCCGCTTGGTTCAGATCAAAAGACAGTTCAAACAAAACCATAAAGAATGTAAAATCATCTGACACGGAACTTGAGGTCGTTGATGGAAAATGCTATATACTCACAACAACAGGAAAGAATTTTAAGAAGGGAGAAGAAGTTATAATGTCAAGAGGACTGATATCTGTTCCTGGAGTTGTTGTGTCGTCCGGAAGAATTCTCATAAACTCTGAATTGGCAAAGGAATTTTCAAAGCTGAATCCACGATGGTATAAACTCCCCGGATTTACGCTATCGCACTGTAACACAATCAACCTTATATCTGGCGAAGATTTTTCAATCAGAGTCCTTGGTTTGAATATGGTTTCCATATCCACAGGTGAAAACGAAAAACTTATAAGGTTTGACAAACCGATAGACGCAGGAAAATGGTACGGAATAATAATTAACTTTGGAGAAACATTCTCTGTTGACGTATTCAAATCTGAAACCGGATTAGAAAGAATCGAAAACATTGAAGACATAGAGAACAAAATATATGATAGCATTGAGATTAAGAACTACAGGTTAATCTCATCGGACGCTGATATAACCAACATAAGACTTTACAACACATTTAACAAAAATATAGACAAAGAGATATTGGATCTCGTTTCATATAATGCTAGAAACGACAGTCACGCTATAATAAACGACAGCGCAGACACATATCTCAACAAACCATACATGGGTAAACAGAGATAATTATGGCAGGCGAGAAAAAACATATGGGATATTTTCCGTTCTTTGACACGAGGGTCTACAGAGAACTCGTTCTAGAAGAAAATAAAGTAATAAACTCTGCCGGAGACTCTTCAGTGGATCGTCTTCAGCAGATATATTATCCCCATTATACATATGTTTCTATAGATGATGCGAGTGCAAGCGGAGGAACGTATGATTCGACAACTGGTGAATTTAATTCAAACAAAGACAGTTCTGGAAATGCAACCGGAAGCGGCGGAGCATCTCAATATACAAACTCTTTCTCATACGTTTCTGATTTCTATGAAACGCCAAGTGCAATAGAAAAGAAAATTGATGAGCTAAAGCAAGAGGATGCGTCAGCAAATGCAGCAGAAATTGCACACCTTGAACAACAGAAAAAGGACACAATTGCGCTACTTGACAAATATAGGTTTAGTTATATAGGTCATAGGGCAATGGTTCACCCATATGCAATAGTGAAGCTTGCTGGTTCAGCTGGAAATTACAACACAGCAAGAATGAACCTTGGGTATGATGAATTCTGGAAAAGAAAATACTATGAAATAGACGGGGATTCTTCCGGCGGTTATGCAAAGGCACCAACCACAACAACACTTATAAAATGGGGAAATGAATCATACAGGGGAACACAACCATATGCATTCACAGATTTCGTTTTCTGTAAATGGTGGAATAAAATTGAAAACAACAGGTTAATAACACTAAGAAGGTACGCGGAACCAGTTACTGACCACATAGAATTCCCTGATTATGTTACATCAGAATCAAAACCTGGTCCTGAAGACGGAGAGTGGCAAACTAAAGACGCTGACGGAAAGACCCACACTTGGACCGGAAAAAATTCCAAAGCAGCGTGGGTTCCTATGGCTACAGCCGTAACATACTTCGGAGAAGAAACTGGAAACAACCTTTCTGATTTATTGGCATTTTCTGCGAAGTATAAGTGGGAAAAAATCGGAGACAATAAAAACCCACACGATATAACAAGTGCACAGAGTGATGCAGGGGCGGACTTTCTAAATGATAGCGGGGGCGGACTTTTGGGTGGACTTAGTGGAGGTCTTCAAAAAATGTCAAAAGTTCTCGGTTTCCTTGGAGATGTTGCTGGAAGAGGCGGAACGAACCTTGAGGGCGCAGCAGCGTCATCTATACCAGATCCATACAACCAAGGACCATACGAAAACAGAATACTTGGTCCGGTTAATGTAGTAATGGACACATATAAAAGACAAAGGGGTCTTGAATTTACACAAGACGGAATAAAGATAAAATTCGAATATGTAGCAAGACCAATTGCCGGAATAAACAATAAAGCTGTTTTGCTCGATTTGTTGGCGAATATACTTCTTCTTACATATTCATCGGGAACTTGGTTTGGTGGAATGTGGCGATATAGAAATTCAAAACCTTCAATGTATCCGTTTAAGTTTCAAGATACTATGAATGCTTTATATCAGGGTAAAATTTTCGGAAAGAACGGCGCAATAAGTAGGGCTACATCGGCAGTATTCTCAGAATCTGGAGAAGGTCTTGCTTCATTCCTTCCTGACATCGGTGCTGCTATTGGTGGTATGTTTAAGGCTGCGATGTCATTCGTTACTGGTGTTGTAAATAAGTTGACTGGTAACGACGACGGTGGGAAAGCAGATGAAAATAAATCATTGAGTCAAGTGTTTTCTGAATTCACAAAGACAAAAACTGGAAACGCTGTTCAAAAACACCTCGCCGCAAAAGCGTTGAAGGGTGCAACAATACCATATATAACAAACCAAAGAGCACTCTTATCCGGAGACCCTGTTGGAGACTGGCATCTCACGATAGGAAACCCTCTTAACCCTATTGCAACAATAGGTAACCTAATATGCGACAACGTTGATATAAAATTCAGCGATGAACTTGGACCAGATGATTTCCCAATAGGATTTGAAGCTGTTGTATCATTAAAACACGGATTAGGAAGAGACAGGGACGCAATCGAATCTATGTTCAACAGAGGTTACGGAAGAATTTATGCACTTTCCGAAGAATTCAAAACGTCAGCTGACTACGAAACAAAAGTAGATGAAAACACCGGAGGAGCAGACTCTAGGGGAGTTGACGGAAGAATGAAATATGAGGAGACACGAAACAAAATGTTTACAAACGCTACGGCATTTATAGCCAGAACACAAAAAGGTCCACTTAAAAATAGAGGTTATATATACGAAGGAGGTACAGCATCAATGCCGTCTCTTGAACCTAAGGTATACTCTGAAGATTATAAAGAAGGTTTAACAATTCCAAGATATTTTGTAAATCCTTGGCAACTAGCAAATACACTATAAAGAAATGACTAAGCAAGAATTAACACAAATGGTAGTTGATGAACTAACAAATTCTGGTTCGTTAGACTTACCTGTAAACACAAAAGAAATAGAACGTATCATAGAAGCAGAGAAGAAATACGTTCACAGAGAGTGGAGGGATACCGTTGAACTGAGATATGGATACATCTCTGTTGATGCATTCAGACGCCCAGAGTTCAAAGCATCAAGAACGATACAACTTCCTCCATGTGTTTGGGGCGTTCAGGAGTTTAGAGAGATAAAGGACTCTGCAAGATTGTTTGGAATAAACGATCCTGACTTAAATTTTGACAGAGTTATGAATTCTGACCTATATCTTTCTGGTCCATTTATGAGCGACATCATAACGTCAAGAACAATAAGTTACAGCTTCTTTGATTTAGCTAGAAGCTTCACGTTATATGATATTGGGTTTAAATTCAACGTGAATACAAAACGCTTAACAATAACTGGACATGATCCACTAAATCCAGTCCTAATATTATGTTTTGTTGAAATAGACGACAGCAATCTTTATGACGACTACTATTTCCAAAGATGGGTTATAGCCAGAACAAAACGACAGATACATAGAGTATTGAAGACATATGAAGGAAGTTTGCTCGGTCAAATTCAGTTAACGTCTATGTACGAAGAGCAGGGAAAAACCGAGATGGATGAAATAAAAGAAGCTATAGATAAGAGAAACATGCCGGACTGGTTCCTAATGTTTCCATAAACCATAAGTTTATTAAATAATGTTTTCAAAATCATTAGATTCTAAAAAGACATATGTCAACGACGATGGAGACATCGTTGTTGATTTGGCTGATAGCATATTTGATAAAAACAAAGGAAAATCAAACATATACACGCTGTTCAAAGCCACCCACAGACACGACATGAGACCAGATAAGGTTTCATTGGATTTGTATGGGACTACTGACTATACTGAAATGATTTTGAAATATGCAATGATTGAAAATCCTTTCAGTTTGGAGTGTGATGACCTAATTTTCTCAATGAGAATGGACTCTATATATGTTCCTATAAAAGAAGAATATGACACCAGCAAAGGAGCTTTCAATGCGATCAAGAACCTTCACAAATATATTGACAAATCAAAGGTTCCTAATGCGGTTGGCTCGGAGTCAAACGAAAAGAAGATAGGAAAAACACCAGAAGAACCAAACATTTCAAAGACAGGAAAATCTGGAGTTACAGTAAAAGACGGAAAACTATATTTTGGAGCAATAGACGAAAAACTAAAATCTGTCGACTCATCGATAGTAGATTGTGCTACAGACGGAACGACAATAGGTGATTTTTTAACATCAGTATTAAGGAATAACAATGGCTGAGTACACATTTGACATAAAAACTGACGCGCCTGCATCATTTTCAAGCATACCTGAACAAAATAAAGATGCAAGCATAGTCAGATTGGTTGAAGATCCAAACATCGTAAAAACAATAAAGTTTGATGAGATGCGGTTGGATGTGAGCGAGTATGCTCATAACCCAATGCAGGGTGGCGACAAGATGACAGATGATATGGGTCTCGCGTTTCCGGCTATAAGAATAAACGATATGATGATACCGAGAAAGGCTCTTCAGAAAATGAATATATCTATGTCTGATTTTGTTCCTTCAATATCTTTAGTCTTGAAATTTGAAGATAGATCGTTCATAAGTAAAAATATGCCGAAGGACGGAGACATCATTTCTTTGTTTTTAAGAAGCACGACAAATGCGCTGACATATCTCAGAGATGATTTCATAATAATGTCAGTCTCCACAAACAACGGAACGACAAACGACAACGGAGTGACCGTTAAGATCGGAGGAAGATTGTTTATTCCGGGATTCGATTCCAGAAATAAAACAACAGCGTATGTTGGAACATCTAGAGATGTTATGAGACAGATATCAAAACACTACGGTATCGGTTTCGCGTTCAACGACTATGACGACACGGATGATTATCAGAACTGGATTCAGTGTATGGAATCAACAGAATCTTTTATAAATTCTGTAACGTCGCATTCTTGGAAAAACAACACATCATTCTTCAAGACTTGGATTGACCTTTATTACAATTTGTGCTATGTCAATATTAACAAGTTCTTAATGAGCGACGAAAACGAGGAAACTGTGGATTTGACATTTGCAACAAATGCCCTTAATATGTATAACCTACAGTCTCCTGAACAAGATGTAAATCAAGCAAAGGTAACAATAAAACTTTTGTCGAACTCGCCTCAATTTGTAGGTTCTCCGTTTTATGTTAAAAAGTGGACGCCGTTTAATACATCAACTGGCGTGTCAATGTCTGTTGGATATTCAACAAACGTATATTCATTCATACATAATCAGGAATTGCTCGAAAAGGATAACAACGATGCGTTCAGTGTGTTGAATATGATTCCGACATTCGACAAAAATAAAACCGACACAAATATGGTCTTGAGGGGAAGGGCAAAATATGATGTAGATCAAAACCCAGAAAATGAACTCGCAAGAGTAAACTATAATTTCGTTGATACCTACACAAGAAATGTTTGGTCCGGAATAGAATACACACTTAGTGATTCTGATAAATCATCAAATCCGAACAATTGGAAAGGTAACGTTCATAAAAATTACGGAAATTCAGTATACCACAATGAACAGAATTTATCGGAATTGGATAAAATGTATCTATATGTAGAAGTCGATGGACTAAATCTTCAGATAATGAAAGGCGAACGAGTTCCAATTTATATAATTTATAACAACGAGCTCGAAAAATCGACAGCGAACAACTTCTCAAAAAATGATGTTCCGTTAGACGCAAACAGATTGTACAGCGGATATTATTATATAGACTCTGTTGAATATGAATATAAATTGAGCGTAGGTGAAAACGCGAACAGTCCATTCACCACAAAATACATATTAAAACGTAGGGAGTGGCCAACTCCGGAAATGATTTAAAGATATGGGATTAGTTGATACAGCAATAGGCATGGCTGGCGGACATGGTGCCGCAAACTCTGCTCTAGGCAATTTAGGCAGAGCCGCAGGTAGTTATGCAAATAAAATAAAGTCTCTTACTAACAAATACGACTCCCCTCTAAACATAAGAGACATATACACTAACGGATTTCTTCCAGGAATAATAAATTCTGGAAAGAATAGCGTTAAGAGCGCGTTCGCTCCAAAATTTTTTGCAAGAGCTTACGACGAACCAACATATTTAACATTTAGAGTTGAATTTATATTCGAAGACGCTATAAGAAACAGAGTTTATAATAACAACGATGTTTTTTATAAATCTCTTAATGGAATACTCCCAACATATGATTTTATGCCTGAACCATTTTTAGAGGATAGCGTTAAAGTGACTAACACGGATAACGAAGGAAACAACGAAAAGGTTGAATATTTCGAAGGTGTCGAGCAAACACAACAAGCTTTAGATGGAAGCGGACACGTTGAAAACAAAATTGGTTCAAGTAGATATTCAACTGAGCATTACCTTAGAGCAAGCTTAGGTGAATATAGAAGAGCCAACATGCTTGAGACTTTCAAAAAAGCATTGAAAGATATACAGTATGTTTATCCATTCTATTTTACATCAATATCTGGTCTTCAAAGTTTAACAAACGTTGATCCTAAACGCGGAATGCGTTTAAAGGACGCAGTTATAACAATAGACTGTTTAGAGGCTCTGGACCAAAGAATAACATATCTTCTGAACCTTTATAGAAAAATAGTTTGGGATGATGTTTATCAAAGATGGGTTGTTCCTGATATGATGAGATACTTTGGAATGAGAATATACGTTTCCGAAGTACGATTGTTTCATACTTGGATGCCGAATGCAAGAAAAAATCAGGAAAACAAATATACAAATACAATAGATGCATTAAACAATGCAACTTACCCAGGAAAAACCGATGTTATAGGCGCAATACAAAATGCTGTTGCTCAAGGAACCGCAATTTCAAATTCATTTTTGGGAACACAAAGCAACATAACAAAAGCGGTGAATCTCGTTTCAAGCACAGTAGATGCCGCGAGCGAAGTATACGCAGGAATAAAAGACATAATGAATGATTTGCTTGCTGTGGATAACGCAATAAATCACGTTATGCCAACAATTTGTTATGAGTGTCATATGTGCGAATTTGACATTTCTGAAACGATGTCTCATATTGATTCGCTTGATTCTTGGAATAGCAGAAAGTCAATATCGCCAAAAATAAAAATAAAAGTAGGTCAAGTTAGAGAATATCAAGATTATCCATTAAACAGATACTTACAAATGGATAACGGTGTTTATGCGTTTGATGGTACAATTAACCAAACCGTAAACGGGAAAGACGGAAAGAAAGATGTCGGAACACGATTGAGTGACGATTTGCTGGCAAAAAGAAGACCAGAATACGACGAGACGAAAATTGCTGAAGAAACAAAAAAAATAACAACAAGACCATCAAATCCGTCTGAAAGATTAAATTATACAACAGATCAATCATCACCAAAGAACTATCAGGGAATTGAAAAAATGAAATATTCCCCTGAACTTGTTACAACAAAAACCTCAGCGATGGCTCTAACAACATCTCTATTAAACGAAGGTCTTGATACAGCAAGACGATTTGTTAAAGATGAAGGTGCTGGAGAAGTTGCATTAGATCATATTGGAAGAAACAGTACCGCTACATATCCAGACAAAAAAACAAAAAGCAACTTAAACGCAATTAAATCTGAGTTGAATGACGAAGAAAGAAAAAATGCAGAAAAAAATGCAACTGGAATAGTTTACGAAGAATATGTCGGAGAAAACGATGAATTTGTTACCGGTACGGAATACGGAAATGGGAAACCAGGTGAAAGAAAAGATCTTGATTTTGAAATACAAGACACAGATATAAAATCTGCCGCAGATAAACACGAAGACGATGAAGAAAATTCAACACCAATCGTTTTATATCAAAGAACCAGAGAAGAGTCTATAGATACACTTACAGAGAAAGAGAAAAAACATTCAGACAACTATCGTAAAATTTTTACGGAAGAGTCTGAAAAATATGAAAGTGACACAATAGGTACCTTAACCGAATCAGAAAAAGAGAAAATCGATAACTTCTCTATAGATATTCCAAATACACCGGAAAAAGAGATAAACAATTTTTATATTACTGAACCAGATGATACGGACACGGTAACAACCCAAACCGATGCTGAAAGAGCAAATTCTTCCGGTTATAAAAATCGTTTCCCCGATTCGAGTAAATCTGAAGCAACACAAATCGAAGAAGATGTTATAGCAAAGAGCAGGGAAGAATATAGAAAGTCAATAAAGGAATTTGAAACCCAGATATTTGACGAAACGTTCGGTGATGACTCGGCGGCAATGCCAAATGCTCACAACATAGATAAACTGCACGCCCTTAAGGATATGCTAAACGCAGCCCTTGAAAAAATATACAAAGGCGGGGAAATTCAATCTATGGCGGTCAGCGATCAAATGAAAGCAAAGATTGCTGAAGACATGTTCGATGAATTTTTGAAAGACCTTGAAATGTCAAAAGCAACAAACAACAAGACTTTAAAGAGATTTCTTTCAGTTTATAGGACTCTTCAGGAGGAAGATAAATACGGAAAATCTCCAGCAACTATGGGGTATGAATCTGAGGAATTCCGAAGAAGTTATGCTTCAGCATTTGATAAATTAAACTAATATGGACTTATCAAAAGAATATTTAGGAAGGGTTGAGTATGTAGATGACCCTACATTTTCCGGAAGATGTAAAATCAGGGTATTCGGAATTTTCGATAACCTCGAAACCGAAAATATACCTTGGTTTTCTCCACAATCATCTTTGCTGTTTTCAAGTAAAGCTGGCTTCGGTTCGTTGTCTGTTCCGAAAGTGGGTTCGATAGTGAGAGTGAAATTTTCAAACCAAGACATATATTCTGGAGAATATACAAACATTCAAAACATCGACCCTGCCCTAATTGATGAAATAAAGGACGATTATCAAAATACCCATGTGCTGATGTACGACAGCGAACAGGATGTTTTGATAATATATCAGACTATGACCGGAATAAAGCTTTGGATGAAAGGGTCTATGATAAAAATAGACGCCGACGGTTCAATCCAGCTGAAGCATATGAATAACTCGAACATAATCGAGCTTAACGATAATAAGATAAACATCGTAACGACCGGAGAGTCTGAAAGGGGTTCTAACTTAAACGGAATAATAAACATAGCATCGGGTGCAACTGTGAATGTTGTCGCACCAACCGTCAACATTGACGCAAACAGCATCGCTCTTGGAAAAGATGCTAACGATAAAGCCGTCAAAGGTGCACAACTTGTAAAGGTTTTACAGCAGATTGTCACTGAACTTAACACGAAGTTTCCACAGGGAGCATCAACATTAGTTGGAAAAGACTTTTCTGAGATACTTTCAAACGTTGTTACATTAAAGTGATAATCAAACAGTTACGAAAAATTGTGAAAATTTTTTCAAAAAAAGTTATGAAAATCTGAAACTTTTTTGGATTTTTTGCATATAATTTTTGAGAAAAAACAAAAAGAGAATTTAATATAATATATATAATATTTGTAGTTGGAAGCCCCCAACCCTTCCTTAAAAAATAACCATGCCATGTCGTTTTTATGAAAATAGAATTTAAGTTAATACCATGGGAAAGCGTTTCTAAATTCTTTTCTGTAATTTTCAATTGGATTAAAAAAGCTTTTAAATGGATGTTTTCAGATTGGAAAAATGTCCTTATTGTTTGTTTTGGTATTGCTCTGATTTTACTTTATTTTAATTTCAGACACGTTCGCAACGAATTAGATAATGTAATTGTAAGTCAACAAGACACTATAACTGTATATCAGAATAAGGTTGGCGAATTATATTCGCAAAAGCAAACCTACATAACGGATCTTGCTCATCTTAAAGAAACAAACACCCAGCTGGCGGCTGAGGTGAAACATCTAAAAGACAATCCAATCGTTGTCACGAAGGTTGTAACAGAAACCATAATAAAAGAGGTAAAGGTTACAGACACGTTGACTGTTGCTGGACCGTCTCAATACACTTCACCTATACGATACACTGACAAATGGTGTAATATAGACGGTATTGGTCTTTTTGATATAGAAAAGATGACTAGCGAATATACATTCAACACTATATCATTCCCTAACACACTGACGCTGGATCTAATAGAAAGCAAGAAAGGAAATCTTTCATTTATCGCAAAGTCCGATAATCCATACTTTCAAATAAATAACATAGACGGAGTTGTATTGTCTCCTGAATCTTCAAAAGCCTTGAAGAAAAGGTTTGACAAGAAATGGGTGTTTGTTGCCGGTGTAGGTGCATCACTCACTATTGTCGACAGCAAGGTTAGAGTTGTTCCGGCGGTACAGCTTACGTTTGGTAGAAAAATATGGGCTTTTTAAATGAAATTCAAGAATAGATATCTTCAGCTTACCGACACCATAATGTTCGAGTACAAGATGCTCGGAGGTGAGAATATGGCCAACGCATCGACAATTGATGATTCTGAAGTTGATTCTGATCAACTTCTTTATATCTATCATGCTAAACTGAAAGATGGGCATTTAGCTCTGATATCTCCAGTTTCAAGCGAGTGTGAGTATGATGCGTCCAATGGCGTTTATAAAAAGCAATATGATCCGCGTTCACTTAATACGTTTAATCATCTTGTGATACCGAAGGACTCTAAAGATTCTCTGTTTTATTATTTTTCGGATCCTGATTACAAATACGTTGACGACGCTTTGTTTGACGGAGATTTAAGCAATTCTCCTAAGATAAATGAGTATCTGAAATATCTTCCGGACGGAATTGTTGCTGAGCCTCTTAACGCTAACATAAGATTTGACAAGGTTCGACTATATTTTGTCAACGGTTATGATTTCAGCAATATGTATGGTTTTTATGCCAGAATATCCGTTAATGCTGTTAAAGACGGAGAAGACGTTGTTGTTGATTTGTGCAACTTTATGGTAACAAGGGACAATGGATACAAACTTATAAAGTATATGGAATCCCCGATACTTATGGGGAATGACATATATGACAAATATATTGAAGTTTCTATACCTTGTTTATATGATATAGCCGAGAACGGATTTGGCGACGGTACGGTTAACCTGTTCGAAATAAACGAAGCTAATCCTATAATAAGGTTGATGTTTTCCGTTGTCGATAAAGCCGACAGAGTTGAGGAAAACGTAAAGTATACAATCGACGAAATAAACGCCAACGCTGACGTCATAAAGGATCCTGTTAATGTTACATTTGCAAGAACTTCAACAACAAAGGGAAGCATACCAACAACGAATGTAGCGAGTGACAATCTTGGATGTTATATAGCAGAGATGCGCGATTACCCATATATTGAATTCTATGGAACTTGGAACGATGAGCCGCTTGACAAAGAAACTGTGTGGAAGTTTAACACAAAGATTAAACTTTATAACAGGGATTTGATAAGACAGAACTCTGGATATGAAGTCGAGGATGGATATAAAGCTGGTCGTTCTGAATCAAAGTGGATAGTAATGCATGAAATCGTTCTGTCTTTCCTTTATGGTGAAACAGTGATAAAGAAAGAAACGTATAGGATGGACCAGATATTCATATCTGATAGTGATCCTGTAAAGTTTTATTATCGTCCGATGATTTTCGACGACAGGGCTGGTTTGTATGTGGATAACATACACGTCGTGTATACTATGAGATTGATTAACGCAGATGATAAGGTTCAGTTTGTTAAGACAGCAACTCTTTCGTTAATTGGTGATATGGGAAGATTCTTTGCTAAATCTACAAATTTGAGCTTTTCGCAGATTACTCCATATACAATTTACAATAAGATTGTCGAAACAAAGGGTAATCAGTTGCCACAGCCAACGATTAAACAGAAAACTAAATATGTTAATGTTTTTTATGATACTACAAATGTATCTATCGTTGACGGTGAAAATCTGAGAGGTTCATATAATTATACGTTGCAGGTAAGTCAGGCTCCTAAATCATACAAATTCGTGTTCAAGAAAAATGATCAGGATGGTAAGATGGTTTATATGGACCTTACGAACGGATATTATAAGATTATGTTTAGGGATTCCGGTGGAAATCAGAATTTGATTGAACCTACATACTCAAAAAATATGAATTTATATTTGGGTGAGCTGGAATTCAACTTTAACATGGACACGATAAATAAGCTAAGAGACGTTCCGGAAGGTGACAGGAAAATGTCAATAGTCGTCCAGAACGAGAATAATATGGTAAGCTCAATGTTTGACTTACTTTATACACTTTAGTAAACTTAAAACAAACGCAAAAATAAATGCCAAGAAGTAGTAAAGAAAATGATGTTCTCAGCGGATATGTAAGTGAAGTTGAGAACGAGCCTCAGGCAAGAGGTCCAAAAGAGGCTACAGTTACTCCAGTTTATGAAGAAGAAGCTTCTTCTATAAATTCTGCCGGTCAGCGCCGCGTTCGTTCTATAGATGAACAGATGGAAGAGAGACGGCAGATCAATGCCGACACAACAGGCGTCCATTATCGCGAGAACCTTGGATATCTTGAGATTCCTCTAGAGTCTCTTCCAACCGGAGGTCTGTTCTACCCTGATGGGTTCGCTGTTAAAATCAGGGCTGCACGTGGGGAAGAGATTAAGCACTGGTCTACTATGAACGAGAACGATATCAACCAGTTGTCAAGAAACGATGATATTCTTAACTATATGATTGAAAGGTGTACGCTTGTTCATAATCCTGAATATGCAGGAAACTGCTGGAGAGACCTTAAGAGTATAGATAGAATTTATATTCTTCTCGCTATTAAGGAATTCACATTCGTGTCTGGGGAGAACGATTTGAGTATCCCTGGTGAAAATGGAGAGCAGTTGATTGTTACGAAAGAGATGATTGATTTCATCCACATTCCTGACGATTTGAAGAGGTTTTACGATTCAGAGAAAAAGTGTTTCACTTTCCAGATTGGTGCAAATTCAATCAATATGTACATCCCTTCAATCGGTGTTAACTCTTGGTTGAAGAGCTATGCTATCAATAAAGCAAATGCTCGTGAATCTTATGATGAAGACTTCCTTAATTTCGCTCCGATGCTCCTTCGTGACTATCGTGGTGTTACTAACAGAAATTACGAGGAATATGCGGCCGCCACGCGGCTCTGGGGTGTGAAGGAATGGTCTGTTATTTCACACGTTATTGAAATTTTGACAGATGCTACACAACCTAAGATAAAATACAACGACGAACGCGGAGGTGAGCATGAAATCCCGCTAACCTTTCCGGGAGGACTCCGTAGTATTTTCGTCATTCCAGATCCCCTACGAACGCTATGTGGAGCTTGAGTTGATATTCGCTCTTAAACTTCATATCGGACCAGAAGAAATGGGTAGAATGTTTTTCTATGACATTTCAATGCTCTATAAGAAATATGTTGAATATCTCGATGAAGAGAACAAACAACAGAAAGAAGAGCAGGAAAGATATGAGGAAGAATACAACGACAAGTATAAGCAGCCAGATTTGGATGCTATGATGAAGCAGGCGAATTCGAATACACCAAATATGGATTCGATAACACGTGGATTCAGTATGCCGAATTATGGCGGAATGAATTTCGGAAATATGGGAAATCTTAGTAATTTCGGAGTTTAAAAAAGAGCAGTCAAGTGACTGCTCTTTTGTTATCTTGTTGGTAGAGTATCGACGTTATGCGAAGCGATTGGACTGAATCTGTCAACTTCATCAGGAGACTTCGCTATAAGAAGCGTAAGATTTTCATCAGCTCTTATTGATACAAACTTTGATGTCTTAAATGTCAAAATGTACAATCCTATTATAGAACCATCAACGTCTCTCAATATTCTATAAACCTTTCCAGAATATTTTTTATCTGGATTGTTTATACCAACTCCGCTTACTGAACACCCCGGATAAATGTAATATTCTCTCGGTGGTGTGTTTGGTTTCTGCTGTAATGTGTCATCGAGACCTCTTATTGCGTAGGTATATCCAGTTTGCCCACCTTGTACCATATATGTTGCAGGAGACATCCCCCAGTCCATTCCGGGACTAGACATGTTTCCACCGGCAAACCAGTTTTCATTAAGTTTTCTTCTTTTGCTCATTATACAAACGTAGCGTAGTTTACGGTAACTGGGAATTCGTTAGGGTTGTATATAACAATTCCCGGTATAAGGTTTTTGCAATATGGATCTGATTCATCATCAGATATGCTTGTTATGCAATAGAATTGCCCGAAATTTGTCCAGAGGTTGTGTTTTGTTAGATATACACAATATCCTGCAAGACCAATTGCATCTCTGGATTCGATGTCTTTATATATTGAAAGTGCCTGAACGTTGAATGGAACGTGTGAATGTTTCCATTTATAGAACATTTCTGGAACAATCTGTGGTAGCTCATCGTGTCTTATCCACTCGTCTCTTGTGTTTTTGCTTGAATATTTTCCAAGCCACATATCATAAGCTTCGCTGTCATATTCACAATGATACGAATCTACAACATCAAGAATCTTCCTTGTTGCCAGATATGTTCCATCAACAACACTTTCAGGAATCATGTGGTATTCTTCAATGCTATCCTGAACGTGTGCAATTTTCAGAGAACGCTGATAATCATATATGTCTTCTGCATTGAATTTTGGATATGTCGCTTTTACGACTATTCCTTTCAATGCGCCGTTTCTGTATTTCTTAGGGGACACTCTTTTTAAGAAATCTTCAAAAAGGAAAACTCTTTTTACGTTATGGGTTTCAAGCATTGTCTGAAAATCGGTGTCTAGAAGATTCATCAGATTATAAAGTCTACTGTAGTCTGATTTTGTAATTAAGCTTGAATATACGTTCTTTTCAAGATAAGGGTTGTCTTTCGTTATGTTGTTGCTGTCGAAATAATCATCATCCCAACCAACCTTATATTGATATCCGTTGTCGATTATCCATTTGTTGATGTCTGACATTATGTCATAATCATCTTCGGATTTCCATAGTAAAACATGGTCAATCCAAAAATCATAACCAATTTCAAGAGATGTGAATGTGACATAACCGTCGTCATATGTTACGCCGATTGGAATTTTATTTTCTTCAAAATATTCGGTGCAAACATCAACGAAGGTCTTTTCATTTTCCAAATCACCCTTCAGTTTGATAGACTTTACGACTCGTTTTCCAGTTGTCGTGTCCAAGTATTTTATAACAAAGAAGAATATGCTATTGTACATCCAATTTTCATCGTGGTCTATTATTTCGCCAACTATTCTTCCATATGTTTTCTGAGCATATGTGTCGCCATATGCCATACCTTTTATATAAAGATAGCTATATGGTTCCAAAATTCTCATATCGCTTGAGTATTGACTTAGGGGAACGTGAACATCGGATAGGTCTATTCCGGCGAGTTTGTTTCCGTTGTCCGTTATTTGCCCCTCGGAACCTATTATGTCGAATGACAGTTCATCTGCCGATGGGCTGTTACATACTAGATTCGTGTATATGTATGACTTCTTTGGGTTATTGAAATATTTCCCGAAAAGATCTGTTGCCATTATATGATTATTCTTTTCTTTATTTATTTTTATAGGTTATTTAACGCTGAACCAATTGTAATGTAAATCAAATGTAAATGTGTTATATGTTGCAACTGTTGCCGCATAGCTTAGATTCAGCTCACCAAGATTTGTTGGGGTGAGTTCGTTGAACGTAAACTCAAGCATCTGTATGCCTTGGTCCGTTAAAAATCCAAGTGTTACTGGTTCAAACCAACAGTCTTTGTGTTCCGTATGTTCACTTGAATAGTGTAAATACAAATCAACCTGATCCCACAAAACCCAATAAGAAAGATAACTTTCTGTCAGCTTAAATGTAATACTCAACGTCTTGTTAACTTCAGTTTCGAGCTCTTTTCCAGCTGGATACATTATTTCATATTGCTCTCTTCCCTGCATAGACATCTGTAGGTTTGCACCGGGAAAACGAACCTGCTGAACCTGTGCGTTCATAAAATCAGAAAGGTCCATATAAGGAAGTTTCATTCTCTCTATGAGCGGTGTCCATTTCTGGACAACTTCCGGATACCAGAAAGTGCTAGGAAAAAAGAATGTAAACAGTTGAGGTTTATTATTTAGAACCATATAATTAACAATTTATCCATTTATCTATTTATCCCATTTTAAGATAAATAAACAAACGCATTTCATATCTATATGAAGAAATTTATAATTAAGCGCAAAAAGAAAACAAATGAATGTGATGCGGTTGACGGCGGAGGGGCATCCTACGACTATGCAGCAAACCTTGGGTTTGGAATGGGTGAAGTTAACCCAATTGGCGGTCCGGATAAATTCGGAGAAATTATAGGTGCAAAATCGTTCCAGAGAAAGAAAAGAAAATACAAAGTTAAGAGAAGAAAATAATGGCTGACATTTTATATCAACACTATAACGTAGATAACATTTTTAACAGATCCGTGATAGGTGGTCTGCTATATCTCCTTAACCACAGTATAACATATGAGCAGGTTTGGGATGACAATGTTGTCGAGCGCGTCACAGTACCGTTTGCTTATAATTTTGCACACGCAAAAGACCAGAGATTTGCACAGGACAACTATACGTTCTTTGGTCGCGAGTGTTTTTCTGATAAGTTAATCGACGGAAAGTTTGATATGCTTCCACGATTTGCTGTTACCTATTCTGGCTCAAGTATAGATTCTGGAAACATAACAAACCGATTCGTTAAGGGAAAATATCAAAAAGAAGAAGACGGAAAAGTAGAAACCTATGTTGCTTACTTATATTCAATTCCTCTAACCATGACATTTGATATTGAGGGCTGGATTGATAATTATGAGACTGCGTTCAAGATTGAACAGGAGTTGAGAAACAAGTTTTATAAAAACCAAACGTTTAATGTTTTATATAAAGGAATAAAGATTGGGTGTTGTGCTGGATTCCCGGAAAGTATAACAGAAGGTGATAAAACTGTTTCATACTCATTTGAACAGGAGGGAAATATAGTTAAAATGAGTTTTAGTATTGCGGTCGAGTGTTATCAACCTTGTTTTGATGAATCGATGGCAATAAAGGCAGATAATAAGGTAGAAACTTGGGCGTTCGACGTTAATACGTACAATGGAAAAAATGCACCTGACACTAGATATATCAATGTAAAGCTCGACCCGATTGATATAAGCACTCCAAAAAGAGTTGGTGACGTTCTTCATCTTTCTTGGAAATTTGATTCTAATACCGCTCAGGGATATAGCATGGGAATTTATTATATAGACCCTGAAGGAAAAAAGCACGTTACTGATATAGCATTGATGACGAATGAATTTGATTGGACTATACCTAATATAGAATCTAACATAAAACAGCCTGAAGTTTTCTTCATAAACAATGAATTGGTTTCTGTTGTTTCTGAACCAAAGTTGATAATAACTACTGATAATTCTGGAACTGTTAATGGAGAAAATATACAAATAGTTAATGCTGGTGAGTTTTCAAACGACGGTTATATACAAATTTCTTTAGAATATATCGATAGAAAGAGAAATGTTAAGATTCACGACTGTTATGTTGGAAAAATTACAAACAAATGCTTGGAACGCATTGATTATTATAAAGATATAGACTCCGTTACTTTGAACAAATATGGTATAGAACCTACAAATAATTCCAAGTTGAAGTACAGCGTGAAGTCGATTTCTAGAAAAATTTCTGTAGGAATTTTGTATCCATCTGACAAAAAAATATCGGATCAAATAGATAATATATTGATTATCTGATAGTTAAGCAAAAAAATTTTTACATTTTTTGTTAAAGAATTGATAATAAATAATAAAACGAAACATTTTAATAATGAGTAACTCTAACAGAACACTGTCTATGGTTAAGATTGTTGATTTGAAATCTGCTATAGCCAGCCTTATGCTTTCAGAATCAAATTCAGTTGCTATAATGGCTCTTTGTAAAGAGTACAATGCCGCTTTATCATCAGGAAAGCATGACGAACAACTCTGCGAGAAATTTGTGATTGAACTTTCAAAGATAGCCGAGAGCGAAGCAGCGAAGGATATCCTAAATTCTCTAAATGAATCAGTAAAGAAAAACGCAAAGAACATCAAACTCGCAAACAACATTTATAGTTTATACAACAGTTCCTGCAAGTACATTGCTCCAATGCTTGAGTCTTATACTGTAGATTATATGGTAAACAAGACTCCTGAGACGAGAAACGCCCTTGCCGAATCTCTATCTTTGTTCTCAAACGAGCCAATCGTAAAGAACATTATAGACATCGCTATATTCGAGGGTCACGACGAAGAGCTTGGTGTTAAGGCTGTCAATGCTGAGCTTCTTGAATCAGAAGGTGAAAAAACTCCAAAGACCTACACACAGAGCGAGGTTGATGCTATAATAGCAGACAGAGTTGCCGAGTCTAAGGAAGCTGAAAAAGCAGCAGCTAAGAAGAGCATTTCAATGATCGAGAGCCACATCGGTCTCAACGGTGCAATAGCAAACATTCTTAAGGATAATTCGAAAAATGAGAAGCTTCGTGCTTTCTGCGAACAGTATATTGCTGCTCTTAATTCCGGTAAATCAGAAGAAACCCTATATGAGTCATTCATTTCTGGTATTTCCAACTGGAATTATCTTAGCGCTGTTGATACTGAGCTTTCAGCAATGAATGACAGAATCAGCAAGTACAAACAAGATATTGACCTCAAGAAGATCGTAAAGATTATGGAGCAGACCGCTTCATATTACATCGTTCCTCTCATCGAGGAAGTTGTTGTTGATTATGTTAATGATAAATCAATGGCTAAGCGTGTTCTTCTTTTACAGAGACTCGAATCATTTGAGTATGATCCTTTCGTAAGAGATATCATAAACATCGTCAATAAAGACCAGTCTCTCAACGTTGGTGTATATCTTGGTGAGTCGCTTGAATCAGCAAACAAGTATGTCCACACCGAGGAAGTGTTCTCACCTGTTCTTTATGTCAAAGAGAATGAAAGCATCTTCAACGTTAAGGGTACGTATTATAAGAGAAGTGGAAACGCAATCAGCAAGCTTTCTCGTCAGGAAGTTTCTAACCTTTCCGAATCGTTCAAGAATCTTTGTGCTCTTGTAAATTCAGGAAGCGTTAAGATTTCTGAAGCTCTTAATACAATTTCCATATACGAAGGAAGCAATAAGGCTGTTATCAGTGAGTCTGAAATCAGCATCAACGGAAAGAAGGTTGTTCCGGGAGAAATTGACTCTCTCATAAACAAGGCTTCTTATATGAACGAAGGAAGCGCTTCATTCTATTCAGCCGTTAAGGTTCTTAATGAAAACTTTGATAACATTGCATCAATAGACTTTGTTAAGAGAGTTGCTTCTAACGACAGAAGTGGAAAATCTGTTGACGTATTCAAGATTGGAAACAATATATGCGTGAATACGATAGACGAAAGTCTCGGTCGTTCCGTATATTATAAGAATGTCAATCCTATCCAGTGCAAGAATTACATAAATGAGCACATGGGTATAAACATCACATCTCTCTTTGAAGACGTTCTTCCGGATCAGGATAACGCGAAGAAAGAATACGAAGCTAAGAAGGCTGAGTATGAAGGATATCTCGAATCATTGGAGAGTAAGAAAGAAACTCTAACCAAGATGAAAGAAGAATCTTCAGATATAGAGGATATCGATAACGCTATCGCAATGATAGATAAGGAAATCGAGGACACGAAGGCTGATTATAAGAAGTATCAGGAGGATGCTGATAAATTCCTTAATGGTGAAGAAGGTGAAGATAGCCTAAAGGATGAGGTTCCAGATTCAGATGATGACGAAAAATCAGACGACGACACAGCAGACAAATCAACTGATGATGCAGACGACAAGTCTGGTGAAGACTCAGAAGACAAGGAGAAAGAATCAGAGGAGGATATGGAACAGCCAATTCTAGGTGATGGCGGCGAAGCTGATGTTCCGGCTGAAGGTGAAACAGATTTAACAACTTTCGCAGAAGAGCCAGATGAATATGCAGATGTTCCTGCATTCGATCCAGACTTCGATGCACCAGCACCCGTTGTAACGGATACAACTGATACGACTGGTGGTGCTCCAGCAACTCCAGCAAATGCAAATTCATACGAGGTTGTTAGAGTTTCATATAACAAGAATGTTAAAACCGGAAAACTCACAAACAAGGGCGAGGTTATAGTTGTTATACCTTCTGTCGACGCCAATGGTGACGTTCACGATGATATGAGAAAGGTTACCTTCTATCTCGATGACAACAATAAGCCTGTTATAAACAATGAGTATATGCCTTTGGATATGTACTATTCAATCTGCGATGCAATCAGCAATGCGGATGAAACAAAAACAGGTACATTTGAGAAGGATGAACCAGATGGTGATCAGAATCCGTCAACCCCAACTGTAACCCCAACGCCGGAAGTTCCAGCTGAGCCAAGTGTTCCTGACACAACCCCAGCTGTTCCAGATGTTCCAACAGAACCAGCACAGTCAGAACAGACACCGTCTGATTCAGCTGATGCTTCTGTAGAACCTAGTGATGAATCATCTGATACGAAGGAAGGTGATGAAGCTGTTCAGCAAACTCCAGCTGAAATTCAGCAGGCTGACAGCGAGCTTCCTCAATATCCAATAACAGTTGGTCTTTATCCTGATGAATTTGCACCACGTGGTGTAGATGAATTCAAAAAGGATATGGACGACTTGAAGATTGAGTGTGTGCAGCATGAAGCTGCGAGTGACGAAGTTTGTTTGAAGATATCAAACAAAGCTCAGGCTCACGCATTCAAGAAATACTTCAAGGATTGGATGAATTACAATGACGAAGAGTTCGATGCTTTCTGTCCAGAACTCGTGAAATGTTTTCATAACAAACCACAGGAAGGATATCCAGTAGGACCAACGAACGAGAGTGTTCAGATAAAGAACGTGTCTGCTACCAACGAGGGAAAGAAGGATGTATTTTCCATCCTTATTCCAGCAACAAAGGAATATTGCACATTGCTTGAGGCAAAATACGACGATGGATTTTCAAAAAAAGGTGGTTTGATGAGAGTCATCGCAGAGAACAAGGAAGAAGCACAGTACATTTACAACAAACTTTATCTTCACAGTCTAAGAAACAACGATGTTGAACAGGACGTAACTGATATTCTCGAACACTATGCTCCAGAATATAAGGAAAATGCAGAGAAATCTGTAAAGTATAGTCTTAATGTTCCATACAACGGATTCTTGGAATCAAAGCTTGGTGCAAACGGATTTAAGGTAAAGAGAATAGACGAGGGTATGAACGTTGAAATTCTTTCTGATGAATTCGGAAAGGCAAAGAAAGTTCTTGAATCGTTCTATCATGATGATGCCCCAACTCAGGCTATAGATTTTTACAATCACGTTAATGAAGCCGTTCATATTACAATAAAGGATGATACAACAGGAAAGACTGTTGAAATCAACACTGACGATTTGAATGGAAACGAAAGTTCTGAATCAAAGGAAGGTGAGGGTGCCGACTATGATAGTTCTTTCAAGGATACAACTTTCGACGTTAAGGATAGCCTAGTTTTTAATGATGACGAAGAATCAGCAGACGAAGATAAGGATAAGGAGAAAGACGAAGAAAAAGAGAAAGAGGATAAAGAAAAAAAGGCTGAAGAAAAGGCTGATGAGTCTGTAGAGTCTACAGAAACTGAAACTGGTTCAGATGATGAATCTTCTGATGAATCTTCTGATGAAAAAGAGGAAGATAAAGAAGAAAAGAAAGATGCTCCAAAGAAAAAGTTCAAATTTAAGGCAACCAAAAAGAATGAATCTTTAGAGCAATCCGCAGATAATACCTTAAACGAATCAGCTAAACCTACAGTTTTGGATTTCGTTTCAACTCCAGCTGGAAACGGTCAGATTATCTTTGAACTGTCAACCGGAAATTATATCGTAAATGTATCCGGACACACTCTCGAATACGGAAAGAACGATGTTAAGATGCTGAGAGAGCGTCCAGACACACTTGACTTCCCTTGGAAATTTGATCCAGTCACGCTGAAGGCTTTGATGGAAAGTTACGTTAGCTGCGGAATGTTCATCAACGGTGCAAGAATAACATCAGACGACTGTAAGGTTTCTCTCTTGGAGTACAACAATGCAAAAGAAGATGATGAATTAAACGTTATTCTTGAAGGCGAGTCAACAAAGATGCTTAAGAAGTATGTGAAGATAACTGAAAATCTTTGCGAAGCTCTTGACATAAACAACTATCTTGAAGGAAGCGTAAAGCTTAACCTCGATGAAGGTTTGGTAGATGCAGAAGCTTATATCAATGCAAAGGATTTCAATACTTACAGAAACATAAATGAAAGCACATATCCTGTAAGGGCTATCGTTAAGATGAATGAAAGTGCGAAACTCGTTTATGTGAACGGTTCAAGCATCAGCGTAAAGGGGACGGACGATTATGTTCCGGAATATGTTAACGATTTGAAGAATGCTATGGCATTAACTAAATAAAAGATATTACTCGTAAAATGAAAGGGTTCAAAAAATATTTTGATGCGATTGTTTTCTCATCATTGCAATCAAAACTGTCAGTCGCTTCGTTCCTTATTGGATCTGTAATGTGTCTGTTGTGTATGTTCTGGGTTCCACCTCCGGGTGAAGTCACAGCATCTGCTCTTCAGGCTGTAGGAATGTTCCTAGTTTTGGCTGGCGCCGCAGCTGGAATAAACGTTGCTTTTGATTTGCAATCGCAAAAATTCAACGCACAACTAGCAGACGTTATGAAGAGGATGCCGAAACATGAAGATGATGATGAAACCGCATCTGAACTCTTCTAAAATAAAAGAGAGGGATTTAAGTCCCTCTCTTTTTTAATGTCTGAAGTAAACAGCCGTTCGTCTTGTCAAGTGATTTCCGGCAGGGGTTATAGATGCGCCGTCTGCATCTTTTCTTAACTGTTTACCGTCTTTTATTTTTATTATTGATACGTCCGTTGTTGGAAATATTTCATAGAACGAATTTCTAACAAGATTGAGTTTTGCTTCTTGTTCGGATTTGAAGGATTCGTTCAATATGAATGTCAGGTTTTTCTTCCTGAGATTTGAGTTCATTCCAGTTGTGAAAGATGTAGTCAAGTTGTTATCGAACAGTCTTCTTACGAAAAGCGATTCATTTATAGTATAAACGTCAACAAAATTGAATACCCTTTTTTCAAATTCTGTATCTGCGCCGCAAGTCCATGGTCTGTATCCACCAAACCTGTCAAAGATTTCGTGTTTCATCATTATCTGACCATGTGCAATTTCTTTTGACGAAGAATTTGGGCTGTTATGATAAAATCTAACTATGTCGTGTCCGGCGTTATTCATTAAACGTTCTATCATACAGCTTTTCATCAAATCGTCGGAATCGAACCTGAGCAACCATTCATATCTTGCTGCGTCCATTACGGTATTTGTTGTTACATAAGTGCCTTCGTTGCTTTCCATAACAATTACTCTGATGTTTTTATATTTTTCCATCAGACTGTGAACGTACATAGCATCTTCGATGTCCCCGTCTATTCCAACTATGATTTCATAGTTGTCGTGAGTCTTAAACCAAGTCTGGTTCGAAATGCTATCAAGAGTTTCTTTTATAAATTTTTTAGAATGGTATGCTGTTATGCATACAGAAATTCCAGATTTGTAAGACTTTGACATAGCTTTTCCTGTTGCGTTTAATTATTTATGAAAAAACTTCAAAAAACTTTTTTTGAAAACTTGCATATAATATAATAGAAGGTTTAAAAATGGAATTTTTAAAAATCGATGGCAACTAAATTACAAGCTAAGATAAGAAGTGAAAAAGAAGGTGTCGAGTTTGTTGACAATACATTGGTTAATGTCGGTAGGACGCCGATTGCCGAGCACTATGTTAAGAACAAGGACCTTTATGATGAGATAATGTATTGCAAGGAGCACAATAACGGACTTGCTACGGATAAGCTTGCTAATATGTTCATAAACATAGCGTCTAAGCTTTCAAATTGCTTAAACTATAATAATCCGGATGACAGGGAGGATTGTATATATTTCGCAGTTGCGGATTGCATAAAATATTTTAACGACTTTGATCCGACTGTGACAAAGAACGCATTTGCCTATATAACAAGCATTTGTTCGAATGGGTTCGCAAAGGGGTGGCGTGCTCTCGGAAAAATGAAATGTCCGGATTCAATGGTCGTAAGTTTAAGTGATAATATCTACAGTATATAAAACAAGCTTGTTCTAATAATGAATGATGTTATATATGCCCCATATGTTCCAAAGACAACGGGGGTTATCATAAATGGAATAAAAGTTTGGGATCATAGGTGGTATATCAACATTTTATTGAAAATAAAATTGTTTTTCATGCCGAGTTTTCGGAAGCGTATGAAAACTACTTCTAACATTGAAGTTGATGCAAAAATGTTTATTCCTAGTTATATAGATAAAATTAACGTTGATTTAGTAGTATAATGGAAGTAAGTGTTACGAGAGATACAAGTTGGGAAAGGGCTGTTAACGCAGCGAGACGAACAATAGGAAAGGGTCCGCTTGGACACGAGCCGTCTGACAAATGGAAGACGATGACAACAATGGCTGAGCATTCTCCAATAAAATTGGTCGAGTATACGATATCGTTTAAAGACCTTAAACAGAGGGTTGGCGTCCACCTCCTTCGTCATGATTATGTTTTGCCATTTATTCATTCCCAGAGATCGGACAGAAGGGAAGATATAGAGGAACTCACGAACAGATACATGGAAACGGTAGCAGATGATATAAAGAACGACCCGTATTTCAATCGAAGCGATGTTCTGCCACAAGGTCAACCCAACGATCAGGATTTTGTGGTTAACGTTCAAACCCTTATAAACATTTCGAGAAAACGTCTTTGTTCTTGCGCATCGCCAGATACTAGGGCTGCTTGGAACGCGGTTAAAGGCGCAATAGCCGAGATAGATCCGGTCGTTGCAAGATGTATGGTTCCGAATTGTATATACAGGGGACGTTGTCCAGAAATGAAAACCTGTGGTTATTACAAAACAGAAAAGTTTAAGAAAGAACTTGACGAATATTGGAAACAAATAGATAGATAAATGGAAGAAAAATCATTTAAGACTGTAATGTCTGAATTAGTTGCACAAATAGAAGATAATATGACAAGATGCAATGTGGGTGACGTTATCGGTCCGTTATATGGAGCTGGATACACCCAAGGTGTAAATGATGTTTTGAAAATGATAAAAGAAAAATTAAATCAGGAATAGTAGTATGTCATCAAACACAAATTTGGTACTTGAAACACCGGAAGTATTGGAAGATAAGAAGTCGTTGCTTGAAAGTACACAAGAGTCTCTCCTGTCCGGAAGTAGTGAAGAAAACGAAAACGAAAACGAATCCCTTATTGGGGATACATCCAGTCCGACTGTAGTGGAAGCAGATGTTGAAAGTGAAACGGAGAAACGGGCAAAGGAAGTGGAACACAGAAAAGAGTTTTATTCCAAACCTGAACATCAGGCAACGATTTTGCTTAACAACTATTTGGCGTCTCATAAGAATTTTTATCCAACCGGTCATCAGAAAAGAATGATGTACAGAGAATTCTTAAGGAAGGCTAAGAAGGGCGCTTATAAGAAAATTTTCAACGAGCTGATATATGGAATATCCATAGAGGACAGCAAGAAAGCCGCCGAAAAAATCAAAAAGTTAAATTAAGCGTTGAATTCTTTAATAAATAGCGAAAACAACATTTAAGCAATGAGAATTCAATACGAAGATTACGATGAAGATAATTTGAACATTGACGATTACGACCAATTTGAGGAAGGGTCTGAAGAAAGGCTTAATTTAGACAATCCTGAAGAATTGGAAGACTCTGATAAAAAAGAGTATCAATCTCCAGAAGTAACTGGCAAAACGTTATTGTCTGTTCTTAGGGGAGAACTTAAAAAGTCAGAAGCTGACAGAGGAAGTCTCGATTTCAGGTTCGATGGTGTAAATTACAGCGGCGTTCCTATGTATGAGATAAATCCGAACAAATACGTATTTAAGATTGTCGATGAAGATGATAATCAAGTTGGTCCATTAAAGTCGTTTATACTTTCAAATATCACGATTTTGTAATATATCGAATGAGGTGATATATTTCAAATAAAAAAGATCTGAGATTTCTCAGATCTTTGTTTTTCTAAAACTTTTCTGTGTATTTTTGCCCTTTATCGTTGTAACCTTAGACGATTGCGCTGGTTTTTTATTTTCAACATTTGAATTTATAGTGGTTCCACCTGTTCCACAGTTTGGACATTTCTTCATTTTGACGACATCTAACTTTTTTATATTTATCGCATTTAGTTGGATAAATAATAAAACCGACGTTATCTATTCATATATGATTTTAATAAGATATTTCAAAGGTAAGAAAAAAGTTAACGAAGACGACGCAACACCAGATGCCGAGGCAGCACAGAAGCAGGCTGTTGAAGCAAAGATACAGACTTTAAATAATGATGTCACCAAATTGGAGCAGGATATTGTTAATATAGAGTCTGCATCAAACGCTGCTATAACTGATAAGAAAAATCAGATTGTGAAAAAGCAGGAGGAAATCGCAAAGCTTGGTGGTGAAGTTACTCCGTCTTCGGTCATAGAGGGAAGAAAATGCTTCGGTAGGAAACTATACGAAGCTTCAGCCAACAGAACAGATGAAATGTATACGGCAATCTCAATGGCGTTTGATTCCATTGATGGTTTATCATATACACCGAATACAACTAAACGAAGAACTATGGCAAGAAAACTCGTCGAGTTCATAAACAGAAATGAGTCTTGGAGTTCTGATGGTGAAGATCACACAGACGCATTTAATGACGAAGTGAGACGTCAGATAAACGCCGGGCAGATGTCTCTCTCCCAGAGAGAAAAGGATAAGTTTGTTGCTGCATTAGATGAGCAACTTACAGATAATTTAATGTTTTCATGGATTTTTAAAGAAAATAACAAACAATAAACAATGGCAAAGTATATAATTGGTTCAAATGGAAATCAAACCGTAAATTGTGAGCTTCTTAACGAGAATGCAGGAAGATACATCGTTAGATTCAAAAGTGGTGTTATAAAGGACGTTGACAAGAATAAAGTAACGTCTTTGGATAAGATAGATGAAAGTGTTCTTAAACTCGTAAATGAAGGAAAACTCAGCGATATCGTAAAGGGCGCCGCAAGTGAGTTTGGTAAATTTGGCAAGAAAATAGGCAGCGCAATAAAAGGTGCAGTTGATTATGTAATTTCAAGAATAATAAAAGCTAAGAACAGAATTTGGTTCCAGCAGGAAAACGGTGAGATTGCAAGAGCAATCCACCCAGTTAATGGAATGTTAGCAGCATCCGAAAACGACGCTATTGGGTTTATTCCATCAGAAGATATGGTTAATTTTGCTGATGACCTTGGTGTAACTGCCAGATCTTTTGAACCAAAGGTTTCTGACTATGCTTATGCCGGTTCAGCAATATATTGTGATCATGAGTTTGATAAAAACGGAAACCCGATGAGATTAAACGAGTCGCAGGAAAACGTAAAACAGGGAACAGTTTACGGTTCAGAGAAGGAAGACGTCCTTGTACTAACGAACGAGAAGTTTGTTGATGTTAATACTGAGATTTTGTGCAGAATGCTTCATCTTGCATATAGAGCTAGAGTTAAAGGTCAGGTTGATAGAGAGTGGCCATTGTTTATATGGGGTGCACCAGGTATCGGAAAAACATCTATAATTAAAGCTGTTGCAGCAGAACATGGAAATGTTCCTGTTTTGACTGTTATGGCATCAAATATTGAACCAGAGGCGTTTACAATGCCAGCTCAGGTTTCTAGAGAGTATAGAAACAAGAGACAAAAAGAAATTTTCAAAAGTGCAATTTCAAAGGGCACTGAAGAAATGAACGGCGCAGTTGGTGCCCTCGGTGACAAAATCATAAAAGATCTTCCAAAATCTTGGATGCCGGTTTATGAATTTGATAATTCTATATCAAAAGATGAATTAAATCAGAGAATTTATTTAGCAAACGGAGCAATTCCAAATGACGATGGTTTGTGTGATGGCGATGGTGATGGCGGATTCTTCTTTATCGACGAGTTTGTAAGAATGTCAGATGCTGGTATGGCATCGATATTTGATATGCCGTTGAGTAGACAAATTGGTTCGAACTCAGATTTGAGACTTGGAACAAAATGGGTTGTTGTTTGCGCATCCAACAGATACAGTGACATAACAAGAAAAGGTACTGGTTCATTAAGACTCATAGGATTTGATTCTGCCGCAACTGGTCGTTTTAAAATGTGCAATTTTGTTCCAAAATATAGCGAGTGGAAAGATTGGGCTCTTGGCAAAGCAGATAGCATGCCGAATTTTAGTAAAGTGAATAAAAACTTTATAGAGTTTATAGACGCAAATCCAGATTCATATTATGCACTTGCCAGACAAGATATGAGTAGACCTCAGGATCTCGATTGTACTCTTGTTCAAGCTTGTCCAAGAAGATGGGAGCAGCTTTCTCAAGACATAAGAATCATCATAGACGATCTTATTGACAGTGGAAAGATTACAATTGTCCAAGGAAAACACTATGATGATTATATTTTCGACATATTGTCGGATGAACTTGTTGCGTCGACAATTTACATGGGTCTTGGAACAAAATTGGCAGAGAAGGTAATCGATTATCTAACAATGAAGATGAACGGACTTTCGTTTACAGATTTGAAAGAAATGCTTGAAAAGGGTGATGCTTATACACCAAGGCAGGAGGTCGCCGATAAGTTTACTACCGCTTTCTACACAAGCAAAGATGCTATCGAGGAATATTTTTCGAATGTTTCTCTTAATTCTGCAATACAGAATCTTCTTAATGGATTTGAAAACTGTATTCCAACTGATGGTCTTGCAAAATTGATTTATGCTTTTGGTAAGTTGATAGACAAGACAAAGGGAAATCAACAGGGTGGTGATAAAGCGCAAACTTTCTTGGATTGTTTAACGCAGAGATGTGGTTATGCTAAACCCAGTGAAGTTAAATCTGCTGATGAAGAAAAACATTTCGTAAGAACAGCTATAGCGAAGGTGTTTGGTGTAGCAACAGCACAGAATTGGCTTGGTTAAAAATAATTAAAGCATTGAGATGATTATTGAAAAAATATTATTGGAATCATCCGGTGGTGGAAACGGTGTAATAACAACAAACCGTTCGGGGCGAAATCTTATTTGGCTTCGCCCCGAAGGTGGTACTGTTGATATAAAAACCGTTGATAGGGTTATTGATGCTGCACTCAGTAACATAAGAAGTGAGTTTCCTCAATGGTTCAGATATTTGGAAAGTAAAGATATATTCTATACGGATCACCCAAAGATTGACACAATGGCAACAAACGGTCACAGCTTCTTTATAAATCCTGCTTGGGTTGAAAGAACAATAGCTAGAGTTGGTTCAGTTGATGCTTCTACTGGAAAATTCGATTTTGCAACTCCTGTTATGTGTATGGAATATGTTTTAATTCACGAGGTTATGCATATAGTATATGGTCACTGCTCTCCAAAAACTATTCATAAACCAAACCAGGATAGAGAGAATAGAGCAATGGATTACCAAGTGAACTATTATATAGAAAATCATATTCGTGATGATTATAAAGGAATGACTGAGAAAATGAATGGTTGCTATGATGAAAATTTTAAAAATTTACCATGGCAGACGATTTATAATCAGATACCGGATAAACCGGGTGATGATACAGAAGAGGTTCAAAAAACAAGCGATTTGTTTAAGGAAGGATTTAGGGCTGCTGTTGAGGGTTATCGCGATTATTTAAAAAGTAAGGGGTTAATTGAGCATTATGAGATTGACTAAAGAAAGCGAGAATAGTATACGAGTTGTTCTTGGAAAAGGGTTTGAACCAGCTGAAGCAGCACGTATAATCGTTGATAAAATTTTTCCGGAAAATGAAGATAACCAACAGCCAGATGGTTCACCTCAGGATGAACCAAACCTAAACGATCCTAAATTGAATAGGGAGGATCCTGAGTATCTCAGGGGGTTCTATTTTGGAAAATTGTATGCAGAGTACATGTTTAATCACCATGGCGTAAAACCTGATATTGAATATGAGATTCCGGATATAGATGTTTCTATAATAAAAGCTCTTCATGAAAGTGCTTCTACATATGATGTTCGTAATAAAGAGGATTACATAAAAGCAATCAACCAGATGATTGTTACATCAATGAATAATGAAGAAGCTTATCAAAAAATTGTAGATTATATCAATCAGATATTTAAGGATTATGAACCAGAACCACAGTCCGGTGGTGCTCAAAATGGTCCATCACCTTTTGAATTGAATAATCCTCCACAGCAACAGCAGAATAATCAGGGTTCACAAAATAATCAGGGTGGACAACAGAATCAACAGAATCAACAGAATCAACAGAATCAACAAGGTCAGCAAGGAGGACAGAATCAACAAGGTCAGCAAGGAGGACAAAGTCAGCAAGGTGGTTCCGATGACGCAAATCAAGGACAGAAAGGTGGTTCCGATTCTTCGGATGGATCACAGTCTGATTCTGAGAATAGCGGAGGTTCCTCCGGTGAAGGCAAGGGCGATGGTGATAAATCCGGAGAAGATTCTTCAAGTTCCAACAAAGGTGGGGATTCAAATGGAGAAAATGGAGAAAATGGGGGAAAGGATGGAGAAAATTCAAATTCGAATAATGGTGGTTCCGATTCTTCAGATGAAATAGAGCCTGGTTCCGGTAAGGGAAATGATTCTAATGGAAGCGATTCAGAAGGAAACGGTGGAGAATCTGGCAATGATTCTGGTTCTGATGGCGGCAACGACACTGGAAGTTCTAATCAAAATGGAGGCGGAAGCGGATCGTCTGGTTCACAGAAGATGACCGCAGAAGAATATGAGGATACTTTAGAAAAAGCCGAAAGTGAATATGGGGGAAGCGATAAAGTCGCTATGAGAAATACCGGAGATAAGTCCGGAAAATTCTCCGATAAAGTATTAACAGATGAAGAAGCTAAAGAAATATTGGATGAACTTAATGCGGAAACTAATGCAAAGGACGATTATGGTGTAGAGGGAAATGATAACGATGTCCTAAACGCGTTAAAGGCTACTGGTGCTCAGATGAGAAGCAATGAACGAGCCAATGTCCCGGCGGCAAACGAAGGAATTAAAGAATCAAACGAAAATATGATTGCCTCTCTTAAAGAGGCAGTTGATAGTGACATTGACTGGAAAGGAGAGCTTCAGGATTACATCTCATCCTATTCAACGAATAAAGAATATAGACATTTCAACAAAAATGTCGCATCAAGATCTGGACTCTATATGAAGAATTCATATAGAACAAAAGATTCTTTGAAAAAGTGTCTGGTTTATCTTGATACGTCTGGTTCTGCTATAGGATTTGTTATATCGATGCTTAAAGAAGTTTCTGAGCTCCTGATGCAAAATAACTTCCAAAGTGTAGATTTCCATCTGTTTGCTGATAGCGTTTACGATAGAGACAGATATATTGATATGAGTCCAGAAGACGCATATGATATATTTAATGATAACGGAGTTAAGATAAGGAGCGGTGGAACGTCTCCTGACGCGGTATACAAACATATATACAAAAACTATACAGATAGAGGAGAATTAGACGGAGAAATCGATTTCATCATTATACTTTCAGACCATTCTGGTATCACCGGAACAGGAGACAGCATAGAAGCAGATGGATTGAATCCATCATGCACAGAGAAAATGTTCTATTTAATATATGACGACTCTTATTCTATGACGATGTCTGAGGTAAAGGAAGATGTTAGAAATTCTATTGCAGCCGATTCTAAATTTATGGTTGTCAATAAACTTCGTATACAAAATTCTTTGGACGATGATGATTCATCCGACGTTAATGAAAGTAGAGTAGAAAATCTTGATAATTATGATTTGGATGACGAAATTCAAGCTGGGCGTATTTCTGTAGATGATATAGAATACTTTAAAAAGCATGATAGTCTCAGTGATGAAGAAAAAAAGAAATCATCAAGATTGGCAGATCTTGCTTTTGCAAGAAGAACCGGAAAGTATGAGGAAGTTTTTGGTGAAATCATCAACGTTATGAAAGAACGATTTCCAAATGTTTCTCCTGTTGAAAGCGAATTTAAATGTGAAAATGACGAGAACACATATTTCATAACAGACGACGAAACGATAATACTTCATACTGATATAAAAGACAGTAAATTTGTCGATTTGTTATACGTGTGCTCAAAATATATTGTCGATAAGATCATCGGAAACATATCTGTAGATGATTGTGATACAGTTGAAGAATTTCCTGATGGTTTTCCAAAAGTAATAGACGGTGATTTTGAGGTTGAATTTTTACCAAAATTATTGAACGATAAAAACTTCCCGACAACTGTTACAGGAAACGTTGATCTTGGTTTTCTGTCTAACAAAATTCCGCTTTCAAGGGTAAAGCAAATTGAGAATAGACTTAGAAATGGAAAGAACATAGAGTTTGGGAGAATTTCTGTGTTCAATTAAGGATAAATATCACAAAGAGTGTCATTCACTTTTAATTAAATGATAAATACACACACGATGAAGAAACTTAAAATAACAGAAGGACGTGTAACTAGTTTGGATCTCTATGACTTGGATGACGAAATCCAGTCTGGTGAAAAAACCGTAGACGACGTTGAAATATTTAAGCAGGCAGATTCAGCTTCAGATGAAGAAAAGAAGCGAGCAGCTAGACTTGCCGATATTGCTTTTGCAAGAAGAACCGGAAAATACGACGAAGTGTTCGGTGAAATTGTCAAAACAATGAAAGAAAACCTTCCGGATGTAAGTCCAGTTGCTAATCTTTTCTCTTGTGAAAATACAGAAGAATCTTATTTCATAACAGACGAAGAAACTGTTGTTCTACACCTAGACATAACAAATGAAAACATAGCTGGTGTTGTTGCTGTGTGCGAAACGGGGGTTATATTTGATGAACTGATAGGAAATATAGAATTGTCAAATCTATTTGGAAAGAATGACGTTAAACTATTTCCAGTTGGATTCCCAAAGAAGGTTGATGGAAGTGTAGTTGTTAGAAACATTCCAAGACCAATAGATTATGAGAATGCTCCGGGCGTTGTTACAGGAGATGTTGAAATAAAGATGATTAACAAATTTAATCAGCTTCAGGCTAATAAGTACATTAAACGTCTTTCTGGTGATGCAAATGAAAGTAAATCTGAAAATCAAGATATGAAAAGTGAACTTTTAATAGAGGCTAAGAAAAGATTCAATCTTGGCGAAAAGTATATATCATCCCTTAATGAAGAAATGGGGACAAAGTTGTCTGCATTGATACCAGCAAGGCATGGACAGGAGTTAAGTGGAAATGCAAAAATCGTCAAAAACATTAACAAGAGAATCCTTTTTGATGTCATAGACCCAATAATAACTATTCCTTGGGGTAACATAAATGACTCTGATGTAGACGTTATCGACAATCCGTTTGAAATCGCAAGAGATCTTAGCGTAAGAGGAAAATTTAAAGGTATTAAGATATTCACAACAAAGAATGGTCTTATAAGTATGGTTTATGCTTATACTCCATCTGCAAAATACCCAACTCTTGTTTACCTGAAGGATGACTCTAGAAATCTTACAAGCGTATCAGACTCTAACACGATTTATAATACAATAAAGGACAGAAACGATTATTATGAAAGGATGTTTGGTTCCTTTAAAGAGTTTGGTATGACTCCTAATGAAGTAACGAAGGATGAAGACACGACTGTTGCAAAATGGGTATACTCTTGTGCATATTGGTGGCTCTGCAACCATCTTACAAAGAGTGCGTCTGATTATTCAAGAAGATATATATCATCTGTTTTTGACCTAAATAGAGCATCAGAAGATGAAACTTTTGATAGGGTTATGGACATTTTGTTCGGAAGAGGTTCTTGGACCTTAAATGAAGATCCCAAAAAAGAAAAATTCGTATGCGAACTTAATTACAATTTTAAGGGATATGCTGGAGATGATAGAAAAACTGTTTTCTTTAAGGATATAAATTCAAACGACATAAGCACCTGTAGAAACAATTTTGTTCTTGCGGCGGAAAAACACAACCCTCTTAACGAGAAGTTGATAAATTCTTTGAGCGAAAAGTTCTTGAAGTGTATTGCATTTGGCTGTGGTATACGTTTAAAGGATACCTGTCCTACGTATACGGTTGATGACATAGAACAAGGGAGCAAGGATGAATTGGTTGATATAATAAAATCAATTATGGATGTCAAGTTGTCCGGTACATCAGCAAAAAGAGGATCATACGAACCTTCGAATCTATCTTCAGATAAAGCTGCTCCTGCAACAGTTTGTCTTCTTTTCCCAGACAAGATGGCTAAAGAATATAAAATTAACGTTAATGTTAAGGAAGAAAACATTAAGAGAATGCAGACTGTAGCAAGCAGAGCTCTTTCGAAGATTGGATTGCAGGGAGAAATTGGAGACTTTTCTGAAAATATTGGAAAGGTGTTTGGCGCAATAAAGCAGGTTAAGGAAAACCTTGAAAACGATAATTTGAGACAAGATGCTTATGCCGTCATAAAGGGCGCTTTTGAGAAAAATAAAGCATCTGCTGCTGGTGTAGATTTGGATCAGGTTAGAAAAGTATTTCTCTTTATCCCAACATTGATAGACGGTGTACTTGGTTTCTATACAAAACATGGTGCAGATGAAATAGAATCAAACGATGTAGCGTATAATAACGTTTCTGAATTTGTTTCTAATTTGTTCAATGTTGTTGACAAAATGACTGTTATAAGAGATGGTTCACTCTCAGATAAAGAGATTGTGATAAACTTTAAGGACATTGCAAAAACATTAGATGACCTTATTCAGAAATACAACAACATAGCCGACGAATTGGGCGAAACTCCTCTAAAGGGAAAGGTTTATGACTACATTGTAGATTTAAATACAAATTTGAAAACAAGAGAGGAAGAGCAGAAGAAGCTATCTGATGTTATCGACCAAAGTGAAGTTAGACCATCCGGTGTTGATGTGGATTCATTTACTTCCGATGTGACAAAGGTTACAGGATATGCAAGTTCATTGAGAATTGCAATCGGAACAATAAGAAAGAATCTTGGACTCATTTCTGATAATTCTCTTAAGAGAACAATATCTAGAAACATTGATACGATAGTGGCGGATATTAGAGATGTTGCTAAGTTTGGTAATACAATTGTAAACTCCGGTGACTTCGAATATCTTGCAGACCACAAAGATGTTCTTGAAGCGTTTAAACATATAGCCGGTTCAGAACTTATGAAGAAGACTGATGTTGATGTTCTCGGAACAAAAGAAAAGATCGAAGCCAAGGCTAGAATTATAAAAACAATTCTTCCAGACATCGAAACGATTTTGGACGCAGCAGATACATATGATGCATACAAATCAAGATCTTCCGCTACTGGTGCATCTGCATTTGCAGAATCTCTACAGCAGAGGGGTTACAGACTTGTTGAGTCTGCGTCTGGAATCAGAATTTTCAAGAGAATCTAATTTCACAAACATTTTAATAAATCGTCTCTTTGATAAAACAAGGAGACGATTTTTATTATGCATGCGGGCGATATGCTAATAAAAATAGACCGAATCTTCGGTCTATTTTTCTATACTTCTTGATTTGTCGTAACATTTTGTTTTTAGTTCAACTAGTCGTTCAAGATATCCGTTTCTTCTTAATGTTTTGAATATTAGATTTCCTTCTGACATTTCTTTGTTTCCGCTTGTGAAATTATCTTTTCTTATTGATTTTATTTTGTCGAACAGCTCATCGGCTTTTATATATAAATCCCAGTAATCTGTTGTTGATTCGAATTCTGTTTCTAAGTCTTCTATATCAGTCATTAACTCTGCCGCTTTTGTCGAAATTTTTTCGTTGTCGAGGTTGTCATTTTTTATTTTGTCCTTTGATGGTTTTTCAATCCATTCATCGTTTAATACTGAATATACTCCGCTTGATGTGTGTTTTTCTTTTATGTCTTGGACGTACAGTTCAACTGGATATCCAAGTATCTTTATTTCATCATGTCTATCGTTCCAATTTTTTCTTACTGCATCAAAATATTTTTTAACAAGGTCTTCGTCGTCTCCAATTGTTTTAAAATCTAATACTATATGAAGGTCTATGTCTGAATAATCTTCGTTCCAATTGTAGTTTGCCAATGAGCCGGTGAATATAATATCTTCAATGGATATTCCTTCTATTTCAAGATTTTCCAAAAAATCTCTTGTAATTTTTAAAAGGTCAACCCTAACGCTTCTATTTAATTTACCATCAATCCAGAATTTTTTATTTAGTTCGTCTTTCAACTCAAATGAAGAAAGATCGACATCTTCTGGAGTTGCTTCACCTAAGTCTTTGTATTTGAAATATTTCATTATTTTCTTACGAAAGTTTCTATATTTATTCGATTTTTGATAGATTTTGAAGCCTAATTTTTTTTGAAAAAATTTTTAATGCCACACAGCGCACTCTGGCTTTGTTTTTTATTTTTTCTTATGAATTTTCCGTATATTTGCATCGCGCAATTTGTCCCGCGAGGGATAAATAAACTACCATATAATCTGACGTGCACGTTGCACGATAGAAAATCAATAATATAAAATTCATGTTAGAAACTGTAATTAAGCGGGATGGTCGAATTGTTGAATTTGACGCTGAGAAAATTAGAAAGGCTGTCGCTCTTGCGATGCAAAGGACAAAGAAGGGGGTTGATGAAGAAATTATTGAAAAGATCATTGACTACGTTGAAAGCAAAAATGTAAAACAGTTATCAGTTGAGGAAATTCACGATATCGTTGAAAAAAGACTGATGAGTTCAACTAGAAAAGACGCAGCCCGTGAATACGTAAAAGAACGCCACAGAAGAGACGTGGCAAGACAATCGAAGACAAAGGTTATGTTTGATGAGATTGTGGCTACAAAGGCAAATGACATAACCAGAGAGAACGCAAACATGAACGCTGACACGCCAGCCGGAATGATGATGAAGTTTGCGAGTGAAACGACAAAGACCTTTGTAGACAATTATCTTATTTCAGAAGATGTCAAAGAATATGTAGACAACAATATAGTTCATATTCATGACAAAGATTACTATCCAACAAAAAGTTTAACCTGTATTCAGCACCCGCTTGACAGGATATTCGAAAATGGATTCAGAGCAGGGCATGGAGAGTCCAGAGCTCCGAAGAGAATCGAGACGGCAGCAATCATAGCTTGTATATCTATGGAGACTGTTCAGAATGAAATGCATGGAGGTCAGGCTATTCCTGCGTTTGATTTTTATCTTGCTCCTTATGTTAGGGCTACATACAAAGAGGAGATTGATAAGATATCAGCTTTACACGGAATTGATCATAGTAACCTTAAAGACGCAGAAATCGATGATTATATTGTAAAGTCACTTGATGGGCTGTCTGGTGATGAAAGATGGAAGCAGCACGCTATAAACGAAACCGTTAACAGAGTCCATCAGGCTATGGAGGCGTTTATTCATAATATGAATCAGATACATAGCCGTGGCGGAAATCAGGTCGTATTTAGCTCCGTTAACTATGGAACCGACACGTCGGCAGAAGGACGCTGCGTTATAAGGGAAATTTTAAATTCGACATACGAAGGTGTAGGCAATGGAAGCACAGCAATTTTCCCTATCCAGATTTGGAAGAAAAAGCGCGGCGTTAGCTATCTTCCTGAAGATCCAAATTATGATTTGTATAAACTCGCATGTAAGGTTTCTGCAAGAAGATTTTTCCCGAATTTCTTGAATCTTGATGCGTCATATAATGTTGACCCGCTGTGGGATAAAAATGATCCAAAGAGATATGTGCACGAAGTCGCAACGATGGGTTGCAGAACAAGAGTTTATGGAAATAGGTTTGGCGAATATCCAACATCAATCGGAAGGGGTAATCTTTCGTTTACCACGATAAATCTTCCGAAGCTTGCAATTGAAGCTGCTTTGGCAACTGCATCTCTTTATGAAAAGGACGGAAAGATTGTAAGTATATATGACGAACATTCCGTTTCTGATGTGCTTGAGAAAGATATTCAGAGAGAAACAATATCGTTATTCTTTGATGAGCTGAACAAAGCTCTCGATATAGTAGCTAAGCAACTTGATGAAAGATATCAATTCCAATCTACAGCAAAGGCTAAGCAGTTCCCTTTGCTTATGAGCGGTCTCTGGAACGGTTCGGATAAACTTGATCCGGAAGATACAATTGAACCAGTCATTAAGCATGGCACTTTGGGTGTTGGATTTATTGGTCTTGCTGAGACCTTAGTTGCTCTTGTTGGGAAACATCATGGAGAATCAGAATACGCTCAGAAGCTTGGTCTTGAAATTGTTTCTTTAATAGATAAAAGATGCAAGGAGTTTTCAGAGAAGTATAATCACAATTATAGCTGTTTTGCTACACCAGCTGAGGGTCTTTCTGGAAAGTTTACTAAGGTGGACAAGAAGGAATACGGAGAGATAAAAGGAGTGACTGACAAGGATTATTATACAAACTCAAATCACGTTCCGGTTTGGTATCACTGCTCAGCGAAACACAAAGCTGAAGTCGAGGCTCCTTATCATAAGATTACTCCGGCCGGTCACATTTTTTACGTTGAGCTCGATGGTGAACTTGAAAAGAATCCGGAAGCCGTTATGAATATAGTTGACCTTATGGACAAATATGACATCGGTTACGGAAGCTTTAACCATAATGTAGCAAGATGCGACCATTGCTGTCACGAAAGCGTAAAAGAATTTCCAGTTGATGAAAACGGAGAAAAGTATTGTCCGGTTTGTGGAAGCAAAAACGTGTCTGTTCTACAAAGAATAACAGGATATCTTGTTTCTACTGTCGACAGGTGGAACTCAGGAAAACAAGCAGAGTTCAAAGACAGAATTCAGCACGAAGTTCAAAAATAAAAAACGAGCCTCTTTCATAGAGGCTCTATTTTTCAAATATTTTCTGTATATTTGCAAAATGAAACAGTTTGCTAGAGCAATTTTATCCGGCGTGCTCATTTCTGCCGGTGCGTGGGCTTACGCCGTAGTCGGCGGAGTTGTTGGCGCGATTTTATTCTCATTCGGTTTAATTACAATACTGTGTCTCGGCACACCACTGTATACAGGGTGTGTAGGTTCAACTACATTTAAGAGAGACGATCTTTGGTTTGTCGTTAAAACTTTGTTTGGAAATTTAATCGGATGTTTGTTGATTTCTTTGATTTTTACTGGAGATGTAGATTCGCTTACTGCCGTTGAAGCGACAAAAATGTCGAAAGGATTTTTAGAGATATTGGGGCGGGCAATAATGTGCGGATTGATTGTTGATGTATCTGTATACATATATAAAAACTTTCCATCCTTTAACCCTGTTCCGGTTTTGATAGGCGTTCCTCTTTTTATCCTATCTGGTTTTTATCATTCGATTGCAGAACCTTTTTACATATTCTCTTCAAAGATGTTCACTCTTGATGCTCTTGCATATTGGGGAATAGTTTTGTTGGGAAATACAATAGGATGTAATATAAGGAGATTTTTATTATGAAAACAAGAATATTAGATATAATACCAGATACAGCTGTCGACGGGACTGGTTTGAGAACCGCAGTTTATTTTGCCGGGTGTGCACACAAATGCAAGGGTTGTCATAACCCTGAATCTTGGGATTTTCATGGCGGGAAAGAAATGGAGATTTCTGAAATTGTAGATTTGGTTGAAGAATACGACAATCATAAAGTTACACTGTCTGGCGGAGACCCAATGTATAGGAGAGATGAAGTGCTTGAGCTCATTACTCAACTTAAACACAGGATACCAGACATAAACATATGGATATATACTGGGTTTACGATGGATGAACTCGTCGCTATGAATGATGATAAAATAAATTCAATTCTCAGAGAAATAGATGTTTTGGTTGATGGTCCTTTTATAGAAGAATTGAAAGATGAAGATGCTTTATTCAGGGGTTCTACAAATCAAAACATAATATATCTTAAATAAAGAACTTTTCTAAAAAATAAAAAATCAGTATATTTGCAAACACAAAGGCGAATATACTTTGTTTTTATACTTAATGAATACAACAAATACATACATTCAAAACATTTATTATCACTATATATTATCGGAACCGTCTTTGGCTATTAAGTTCGAACCGGATTTCTTTTTTGCGAAGCCTGTTCAAATTGCATTCAAGCTTGCTAAAGATTATTTGATTAAATATCACTCCGCCCCAACCGCAGATCAGATGAAGCAGTTGACAAGGCAGGAAAATGTTCTCGATCAATTATCCGATGATATTGTTGATGCGTTGTATTCTCAGAAGCAGATGCTTGATACATACGGAGAGGATTGGCTTTATGATGAAACAACGAATTGGGCAATTATAGAGAATGTAAAGAAAGCAATATATGATGCCGCAGCATACTTGAAGTTAAATCAAGAAAGCATGGAAAGCGGAAAGGCAAAGGAGATGGTTGAGCATATAAAAACTATGTTCAACCAAACATGTGTTATAGAATTTGCCGATACTGTAGATCACGGTTCGGACTTCTGGGATGCAGAATCGCATCGTCAGAAAAAATTAAAGAGGCGTTCAAGCGGATTCCCGTTTATCGACATGTGTTTGAATGGCGGGTGGTTCGACGGTTGTTTGGCTTGTTTTGTCGGTGCGCCTAAGATTGGTAAGTCACTTTGGCTTCAGAACCTTTGTGCGGAATCCGTTAAAATGGGACATAACTCAGCATACATAACGTTGGAGCTTCCAGAAGAAATGGTAACATCGAGAATTGGTTCGAATATGTTTTCAATCAATTCGCTACAATATGAGAAAGTCGCAGAGGACGGAACGATGATGAAGGAGAAAATAAACTCCTTTAAAAGAGGTTTTATGGGTGTTCTTGGTGAACTTCTCGTCAAAGAGTTTCCAACTTCAACATTAACGGTCATTGAACTTGAAAGCTTTCTTCTGGCTGAAGAAGACCGGAGGTCAACTCCGGACAAACCGTTTAAATTCAAAAACATATTTGTTGATTATATCAACATTATGAAGAATTACAGGAACCCAAACACAGAGAACACTTATATGAAAATCAAGCAGCTTGCTGAAGACTTGCGTGCTATGGGTACCAAAAACGGATGGGCGATAATAACTGCTACGCAGACAAACAGAACGCAGTTTGACACTAACGACGTTAATGCAAATCAGGTTTCCGAATCATCTGCGCTTGGCGCCACGGTCGATGCGATGTTCGGTATAATTGCAGATGCACTCATGATGGCTCAGGGGTTCTATTTCTTGAAATGCATATATGACCGCGTTTCTCCTCAGGCGAATAAAAGAAAACGCTTCAATTGTGATTTTAATTATCTTCGCATAACAGAAGATCCTAACACCGGTGTTGAGGAAATGAGTGTTGTGTTCCCTCAAACAAAAACTCCGGGAAAGGCAACATATACTGTTCAGACGGATTCAAAACCGCAGTTCGAGCAAGGTTCCCCGGTTGCTGTTATACCACAGCAAGATGAATTTTCACAAGGAATAGACCTTTTCAATAATGGCGGAACTACACAACCACAACAGCAAGTTCAGAATAATGTAATAACACCACTCATAAAAATAACCGGGAAGGGTTTGTTCCTACCTGAATAAAAGTAATCATACCCAGCTATGGTTGAGGATAAAATTTTTAATAATAGTTTTGATAATACCGAATATGGAACAGAACGGTTAACCCAAAATGCTGTCGCGATAGACCCTATATTTGCAAGCAGATTTGAAGAAAGCACGAGCGAAAATATAGAGGATCTGTATACTGAGAGAAGACTGCGAGACATATTATCGCAGGCTTATGAAAATTCTGAATTCTATGAGAAGTATAAAGATTCATCCGGAAAAATTGAACGCCGCGATATGTTCAAAATCTATTATCACTTTAAGGATGTTCTTACAAAGTACGACGAGTTTAATATAATACAGATTTTCTGTGCAATTGCTGAATTCTTCGATTTTAATTACAGGACTCTGTATAAGGATGTTATAACTCTTGAAGATAAGGCGGCGATTCTAGAACTCATAGAAGAACAAAACGGACTTGATAAACACGTATCACAATCTAAAAAACTTTTCTAATGGCAATAAGAACAGCAAACTTACCAAATGTTGATGAAATAATTTTCATCTCTGACGTTCACTTCGACAAGAAGCGAACTTCTTTAGATTGGAATCAAGATATAGTAGATTATTTTGATAACTTTTTTATACCTCTAATCAATAATGAGATTATCAAAAAGAGAAATCCTGTTGTTGTTTTTGCGGGTGACTATTTCGATAACAGAAACACTGTTGATATTGACGTTATGAACAAGGCAACTGATACGATGCTTAAGATAGCTGAGATATTGCCGGTTTATGTTATGATAGGAAATCATGATATCTATAAAAAGAATGATACCGGCACAACGTCGCTTCGGGTTATAGATCATTATAAGAACATAGACATCATTAAGGATAAACTTGTTCTTTCTATAAAGAACGAACGCACGTTTATGCTGAATTCTTGGGTAGGCGATCCGTCAAAGGAAAACAAGATTATAACAAAATATAAAGATAAGTACGATTTCTTAGTTTTCCATACGGAGATATCAGGAATGTCATATGACAATGGAAGACAAATAACAGGCGGTTTGAATGTAAGTGTTCTCGGTGATGATTGCAGGATTTTGTCGGGGCACATTCACAAAAGGCAGGAATCCAAAAAGGCATTGTATTTTGGTTCTCCATATGAGATAACAATTGAAGATATGGGAAACATAAAAGGTATATATACATTTTATGTTAATGACTCGAATGAGATTGTTAGAGAATTTCACGAAAACACATATTCACCTCGCCAGTATGTTGTCGAATATAATGATTATGGATCAGATTTGGAAAAATGGGCATTCATAAAAAACAACTATGTGAAAATTCTATTTGAGCACGGTCAGTTTAAAAAGGTTAACGTGAATAAGTTGTCTGAGTCTCTTCAGACACTGTGCCCAAGAAAGCTTGAATTTGTTGAAAAGAGTGTTAAAAAGCCAGACTCTGACAAAGAGGAACGCACGGTGAAAAAAGACGCTACGCTGTATGACATATTCGAGGAGAAGGTTTCTGAGCGTGAGGTTGGAAACGATTTTAAAGAAACTCTCTTTGCGTTTAACAAAGAGTATATAAAAAGAGCTGAGGAGGAACTTGCACAATGAAGATATTGAAATTAGAGTGGAAAAACATATTCTCATATGGTGACGATGTAACTACCATAGATTTCGGGGAGGATGCAAAGCTGTGGCAGCTTTCCGGTAGAAGCGGATCCGGAAAGAGTAGTCTTTTGACTATACCAAAACTCCTTTTGTTTGGAAAGACAGAAGGATCTGATGGTAGAAATGTCAGTGTGACTGCAATCGCAAACAGAATAAACAAAAAAGGATGGATTCGTGGAACTATAAAGAAAGGAAAAGACCTTTATATAATAGAACGCACGTTTTCTCCATCAGGGCTTACGCTTTTCAAGAACGGGGAGCAGATTGATAAAGCTGGCATAAAGAGCATACAGGACATTATAGAAGACGATGTCCTTGACGGTATGCCGTATCATATCTTTGCCAATGTTATGACGCTTTCTTTGAATAATTTCAAGTCGTTCATATCTATGACACCGGCAGATAAGCGTGCTATCATCGACAAGATTTTCTCGCTCGAAATAATCAACAAGGTCTATGAGCTTGTTAAGAAAGATATGCGCGATCTCGGAAACGAGATAAACTCCAGCAATAGCCAGATGTTTACGTTGGACCAGATGATAAAGACATCAACTGCTGAACTTGAATCTCTTTCGTCTGGTCAGCCGGGTTCTCAGGATAAACTTGCTGAACTTCAGACAAAGCTCGCAACGGTTTCGGATTTATATCAGAAACATACAAAACTGTATTCGGACCACTATGCGAAATATAATGAGCTTGTTTTATCAGAAAATCAACTCAAGCAGCTGATATACCAAAAGAATGTTGAATTGAATACAATACAGCAGAAAATAAATCTTTTCAATCAGGATAAGTGTCCAACGTGTGGAACTTCATTTAATAGTGAGGCGTTTGCTGATTTGAAACAGGCTCTTGAAAAACAGAAAAACGATGTTCTTGTGTATATAGACGATTTAACAAAGAAAGTCGAAACCATAAATGAATCGAAGAAATCGTATGAATCTCTGCTCACTGAACTTAATAACAACATAACAAAGATAAACACTAAATATCAGGAGCTTCTTGTTGAATATAGGACAATCGAGGCGGTTATAAAAAGTTCAAGTGAAGCCAACTCTATACGTAATATAATAAAAACGACAGAAGAAAGTAAGGCGAATCTTGAAAAATCTCTTAAGGATTCAAACGATAAGATGGAGATTTTAAGCGTGATGGAGGAATTGTATTCTGCCGACGGAATAAAGCAGGACCTCATGAACAATTACATTCCAACTCTTAATGAGGAAGTCGCTGAAACGCTGAAGGCTCTCGGTTTCCCATACACTCTTGAGTTTGATGCGATGTTTGATGCCCATCTTCAGGACGTAACAGGAGAAATAACACCACAAAGCCTTTCCACCGGCGAGCACAAGAAGGTTGACCTCACTGTCCTTTGTGCAATATTGAAGATGCTTAAGAGAAAATATCCTCAGATAAATTTGGTTTGTCTTGATGAGACAGTATCGTCTCTTGATTATGAGAGCTCGACAGATGTCATAAAATATCTGAAGGAACTTTCAAAGAGCATGGGAATGAACATTTTTATAGTTAGTCACACGACGCTTGATGAAAATCTTTTCGATGTTCATCTTAGCGTAGAAAAACCATACGGATACAGCGTATTGAGCGTAATTTAATATGAAAAATTTTTCAGAAATAACAAAAGATGAATTATTGTATCTTAAGTCTCATCCCGTGGAGGTTAGAGAACTTTTAGATATGATAAGGTTTACGGTTAAGGTTGGAAACGATAAAAGCTTTTCCATACTTAATTCTAAGGGTCGTCCTATTGGAAAATCTGACTGTATTGTAAATTCTGTAAATAAAGAAATCCTTGATTTTGCAGAAAGATTCAATCCAGCTTCTCATTTGGAATTTTATGAAGCGTTTGGTGGATGCATGATTGGATTTTTTTATCTTCCGGTTAACAAAACGAAGCAGATAACATATTCTTCATATTCTAGACCTGTGTTTATTTTGTCGGATTTTTATACAAATGATAAGTCGCTGAACAATATCAGCGATCTGCTTTCATATGTTGGAGAATGTGGCTTCGGAAATTTTAGTGTATCCGGATATCCAATAATAAAGACATTTAATGGTCTTCCAGATTCAATCTTTCCGGATGACACAAATTATAATGTTATAAAATCATTGTGTGGAGAATCTACGTTTTCCGGAAATAATATAGATGACATCGAGGGTATTGTAATTTCATCCGGAAAATTACGCTTTATTGTTAGGTTGAACGATTCCTCCGCCGAGATTGAAAGATCTACAAAACTAATTTATAGAGACGTGATAATTGAAGATTTTATAAAGGTTATAACGGATGAAGATTTAAGAAATGCGGTTAGCTCGAAATCCGACTACTGTGATAGGATTCAGGAACTATTTCTTTCCTATATAAACAAAACCGACATTTTTTCTACAACTGTATTTGAACCAGAAGATCTTCTTCCACCGATGTGCGGATATTTCGGAGATGTTTCTTATGAATATTTGAATTCGACCGTTGGTTTTGTTTGTAAAAGAAACGAAGTGTATAAGAATATATTAAGAATACTTCTCATTTCTTTTGATGGAAAGAATAAGAAGAAGTTTTACAGATTTCCGGAAGCGAAGAAAAAAAGGTTTGAGATTGTATCGTCTTTTCTTAATTCATAAAAAAGAAGTATATTTGCAATGAAAAGCGAACTCCAGAAAATATGAATAAATATTGTGTAGTAGAAATACTACATAATACATTTCAAAATATTCAAAAGTTCAAAAAAATCAAAAGGTTAAAAAATTCAAAAAATTAAAAAAGTTCAAAAATGGGTAATGATTACAACGGTCTGTTTACACCCAGTGGTGTAACTGAACAACAGCCAAGAAACACGGAGCTTTATCGTGTAAATTATAAAGCATCTAAGAGTGGAAAGTACACATCAGTTGTCCGCTTTATTCCTTTCTACAAGAATCCAGCAAAGAACATCGTTGCGAAATTTGTCACCTATGTAAAGAACCCCGTGACTGGGACTGGACTTTACATCGATGATCCTCGTACAGTCGGCAAACCATCTCCAGTGAACGAGCTTTATTGGAAGATGCAGAACACGAATATCGCAACTTATCAGGAGTTTGCGAAGAAAAACCTCGGAAGCAAGCAGCAGTATGCTTCTCTTGTCCAGATTTTGAAGGATGATATTCATCCAGAACTTGTCGGACAGATTAAGGTTTTCGTTTACGGTAAGAAGATTTTCGACAAACTTCACAGCGAGGAACATCCTGAGAACGGTCAGGCTGGTATCAATCCGTTCGATCCGTTCCGTGGTCGTAAGTTCGCGATTGTTTGCGAGAACGTGTCAGAGTACAACAACTTCGACAAATCAGCATTCTACGATGAGAAAGATCCAACCGGAACACAGGTTCTTCCTTCTGGTATCTGGTACATAAACCCAGAAACCCAAAACTATGAGATTGCTATCGAATCTATGCCGGAGAAAAACCGTCAGTATCTCGTAGATTATCTCGCAGCAAATTCTCCAGACCTTGATAATTACGAATATCAGGACTGGACGCAGGAACAGATTGCACATGTCAATGAGGTTCTTACGATTTCAAACAATTACCTCTCAACCGGAAGTCTTGGTGCAACATCTCAGATTGTCGGTGCTGGTATACAGTCTATGTTTGCCGGTCAGCCGACAGCTACGCCAGCTGTTCCTCAGCCAGCGGCACCCGTGGTTTTCCCAGGAGCTACTAGTCTTCCCGGTGGAGTTGCAGCGCCTGTAGCACCCGTTGCCCCCGCAACACCAGCCGCACCAGTTACTGCCCCCGTTGCCGCACCGACGGCTCCTGTAGCTCCTGTAGCTGCTCCAGCCGCACCTGTTGCACCCGTTGCACCCGTTGCTGCTCCAGCCGCACCTCAGGGTGTTGGTTTCGCTCCAGTAGCTGCACCAACAGTTACTCCCGCGACGGCTCCTGTTCAGGCAGCTGCCCCAGCAGCAGGGATGAATGTGGACGACATTCTAAATAACCTTTAATAGAGGTTGATAATAAGAAAAAGGAGTTGGTTTAATCGCCAGCTCCTTTTCTTTTTGAATTAGATTGTTTATTTAATCGTTTCTTCATATTTCTAAGAGTTTCTAAATCAGAGTCTACTCCAGAACGAAGATTTAGAATATCTGTGTCAATTTGATCTATCTCGTTGTTTATAGAATTTATAGCTTCGTCATATCCTTTTATCATCCCTTTTATCATCCCCTTTATTGGTTCAGCTGATAATCCAACTAATTTTCCTGCGAGTTGTCTTAGCATGTCTATCGCCATGTTTATTAAGGGTATCGGAAATGCTGGAACGTCACTCATATTGACAAACAATATCATTGGTAACGGACATATTCCGCACAACCCAAGACCTATAACGATCGTAACCCTTCCAGATATAACAACTATAGGTATGAATATTATTGGGAGTGACAATGGACCGCTTGGAAGAATCAATCCGGTTCCCCAGTACATTGGCATCATACAGTTTACTATAGTTGCCATTGTGCAGTATTTTAGCCAATATCCGTATTCATTTACACCAAATTTTGTTTTTAAGGAGTCTTCTGTGTATACATATGGATCCCCCTCATATGTTATGTTTCCTGACGAATCGATTGTTTTCTTTGGTGTCTCTTGTGTTTTTGGTATTTGTACATAATAAAAGTCATGCCCCTCATCGTCCTTGAAAACTTTTGTTGGGGAACTCCAAGATGGTTCTATGAATTCTTGGAGAGCTTCCCCATTTTCAACACGTTCGCTTTTGTTCAGATACCAGTTTATAGCCCGTTCGCATAAATCGTTCAGCTGATTTGATTCGTCCTGAGTTATGCTTTGTAATGCACCCAGATATTTTTTTAAAGCGTTCTTATATTTCAGCATTCTGGCGTTTGTTGTTGTGGAACTATAGTTTTTTATGTCTATTTTATATTTTGCCAACTCTTCCTTAGCGGTGAACACCTGAGTCAAATCGCTTTTTGAAATGTATTTTGAAAAATATTTATAATCTCCGTGATTTACTTCTATCTTTCTTAATTTTACAAAATCGAGTGCAATCTTTTTTAAAGATTTTAATAATGATTCATTATCCTTTTCGATCTTGCTGTATTTGTTGTCTATTGCTATTTTTTTCGGACTGTTTGCGTTTGACATTTCCTCAAAACTGAGTTCTTTGTATTTTTCGTCAGGGCTGGTTGGTGGAACATAATGACAAATATCTTTAAGAAAGTTCAAAACTTTCTCATATAGTGTCACTCTGTTATCATCGTTTATTTTCGCTTCTATCAAATCATCATCAACGTTTGTATAAAAATCATATCTGAATAGATCTTTAAGGTATGTGTAGTAATCTTTTTTTCTGTTTCCCCAGAATCTTGCCACAACACTTCCGCAGTCTTTGTTGAATTTTGTCACCATACCGTCTATGTTCTGGCAATTCAACTCTATTCTGCTTCGCATTCTCATAAAATCGTTCAGAAGCTTAAAGAGCTCAACAACATAAGGGTTGTCCTTGTCATAATAAAAGTCATCACTCAAAAGATAATTTGCGTAATGTTCATATAACATATAGTCTTCTATCTTTCCGGAAGAAAACCCATATTTTGCTGTGTTTCTGAACTGCTTTATTATTTTGTTTATTGATTTCTTTTTCTCGTTGTCTATTTCTTTCTTCAAACCAAGGATATCATCTCCTTCGCATTTTGACTTGACGTTATCGGAATCGCAAACTCTTTTTATGTTCTTTTCGTATTCTCTTAATATGACACTTGAATCCTTTTCATAATTTTCAGCCATTTTGCTGACAGGTGTGTATGTTATCATATATCCGGATTTATCTGCGTCTTTCGTATGGAGCGCAAATTCAGGAAACCTGAAGTGTAATATGAAGTCTTTGATGAACAGATTAACATTTTTGTTTTCGTTCATCAAATTTATTATATTATCCATTTGTTCCTGTGTCATGACAAGTTTTTCTTATTTTTGTAATGATTCACTTTTAGCCATCATGTCTTTTGGTACAAGGCTTTTCAACTTCTCTATCTCTTTCTCAGCTAGCTT